ACCGGAACCTGCACGCCTCAACATTAAAAAGATAGTAATAAATAAGAGAAACAAAGAACATAACTTCTCGGAGAATACATGTCATATATAGGATCAAATCCAAGTTCAGTAACAAATAATTTCATTGCTGGTGGACTAAATTGGAATACAGTTTCAATTGATACAACAGTTGCTAAAACAAATGGATATCTATTTGATACAACAACTGAACCTCTTACAGCTACTTTGAATAGTTCTCCTACTGTTGGTGATCAGGTTGGAATTGGAGACTTAGCTGATACGTTTAGTACCAATAATCTTACTATCAATCGTAATGGAAAGAAAATCATGGGTCTTGAAGAGGATCTTATTCTAAATAATAAAGGAGAAAATATAACTCTTGTTTTCTCTGGAGATTCTTTCGGTTGGAGAAAGGTAACCGAAAGATCGCATAAATTATATCCGTTGGCAGGAACGGTAATAACAGGAAATATAACTGGTCTTGAGTACAGCTATACGTCAACTCATAGTATTACAGTTACCAAAGGCAACTGTTTTGATAGCCTGAATACTACTATACTTACAGGCTCTGCTTCCCAAGTGGTTACAATAGGGACTACGATTAATCAGATATACAACTTGTTCCTTTGTGATGATGGGTTGGTTAAGACTGATACTAACGTTGAAGGTACTACTTTGCTGGCTGGAAGTGTTACGGCTTTGAGATGGATTGGATTTGTAAGGAATAACTCTGCTGGTGCTATTTGTAGGTTTAGCATGAGTGGGGGGATTGTTACATTTGGAAAGGCCAGTGATAATGTAATCACAAATCTAACTACTACTTATGCTACAGTAAATCACAATTTGTCTCTTCCGGTTACACGTACAGAAGGGATAACTTATGGAGCACGTGACTCTAGTGGGCCTTATTCCTATGCATATTCTTCGCTTGACGGAGTAAATCTGGATGCCCTTCATGGGTACGGAAACAGTGGAGACGATACTAATTCAGGTGCATGGGGTTCTGTTGCACAGGGGCAACATATAGCTTTCAATACCTCAAGAAAGTTTAAGGCGTACCTTGGAATCTCAGTAGGACTGCTGGTACACTCAGTAACACTCAAACGATAACAAGGATAACAATATGAAATACGCATATAAACCAGATCACACAGTAACAATATACGATAAATAAGAATATACATCATACAAATTATATCCTAACGGAGAACAAAAATGAAAGTAAGTTATATCGGTGAAGTAGTAACAGGTCTCAATCGAGGAGCCCAAGCAGGTGAATTAGAAACAACTATCACTCCTCAACAATTGGTTTGGGGAATGATTTCAGAATATTACAAAATGGTGAATGATGTTTTTACTTCTCTTGATCAATCCGAAAAGGATGCTGTAGAATCTGGCAAAGAAAAAGAATCAGTTTTTACATCATCTATAGACGAAGTAAATGAAACAGGAGCCAAAGCAAATCTTGAAGATTTTGTTTATGAATTGGTTGTTGATGAACCTCATAATTATACTTCAGATAAAGATTCTATTCAAGCTGTACAGAATCAATGTCTGACAATGACAGGAACAGATCCTATTCCAGTACCTACTGGAGTATGGAAAACTAATGATGTAGATGTAGATGGAATTACTCCTATCTATATTCCATTTACTGTTGAAGAATTCATTCCATTTACTACAGCATTTTATACAAGAAGTTCCGCTAACTTTGGAGTAAAAGAATTCCATAAAAATAATATCAAAGCGATTTATATTGATGATGTTATGACGGATGCTGAAAAGGTTGTTGCTATGACAGACTATGATTCCTCTGTTGGATGGAACTAAAATATACGGAGAATAAAATGAAATTGTTATTGATTCCTATTTTATTGTTTCTATATGGTTGTGCTGATAACACCCAATCATATATGAATACAATATCCTCAACTAATACATCTATAGCTCTGGCAGAGGCTTCCAAGTCAGAAGCTAGATCTTTAGAAACTCAAAAAATTCTTGAAGTGTTTAGAGATAGAAAGGATATTGATAGCACAAGTATTATTTTATTTTTAGCTATTAGGGATTTGACAGATAAACCTCAATTGGCACATTTTATCACACCGGAAAGACCTAAAGCTGGATATGATGTTCTTGATACCGTTGCCGATAAAACCATACCTACTCTAATCAGATGGGGAGCGGGTACATGGGCTGTTGATTCTGTAGTTGGAGGCATGGGCACTACAATATCATCTTCTGGTTCTTCAACTTCATATATTTCTAGTGATATTGAATCTAGGAATACTCCTACTACAATTCAAGATAGTTATAAAACAGAAAAGAATCCAATTACTGATGTTGTTCCTGAACCTGTTGTTCCTGAATCTGTTGTTCCTGAACCTGTAGAAATTTAAGGAAAGATAATGAAAAAAATATTGATATTACTAACAATTATACTTGTAGCTGTAGGTTGTACTAAAACTCAAGTAAGATATTCAATGGATATGGCAACAATTTCTTCCAGTCTAATATCAGCAGAACAGAATTACAATCTTATAGCTGAAGTGGTGAAACTGAAATGGGATAAATTATCTGAATCAGAGAAACAAAATGTGCTGGTTATTGATGAGAATTCCCAAAACATTTTCAAAAAAATAACAGAAATGAAATCTTATAATTTCACAAATATAACTTTATCAGAAGTTGGATATTTTCATGTGTTAGCTAAAGATTCTTATCTATTATCTGTTGAAATATATACAAATCACATCAATGATCTTTCACCTTCTGAGAAATTGAAAATAAAAATATTTGATGATCAATTACAAACAACGGATGCTCTAATTGAAAATCTAATAAACAATCCTGATAATGATAATATCAATAACACAATGATGGATATCCTAAGTGTTGCTGGTAATGCTCTAAAATTATTAGGACCAATTCTTATAGCTCTATAAAGGAATCATATAATGATCAAAGCAGGAAATAAAACTACAGAATTTTGGATAACTTCAGCAGTATCAGTTATAGGAGCTTGTGTTGGATTAGGCATAATTGATCCGGTAACAATAGCTGCCGCAAGCGGAAACATCGGAGCAATATTAGATTCTCTTGTAAAAATAGTTGGTATAGGAACAGCTGCCTTGGCAACATCATCTTATACTCAAAGCAGGGGTATTGCCAAGAGTAAAGAAGGCGAAAAAAATGAAGAATAAAATTTTATTATTATTCATTTCATTTATGGCAATATTCTCCATAACTCTTGCTATTGCTGATGATAAAAAGTTTCTAGTAGAATGGAATTATAATATAGCAAAAAAAGATAATATAAAAGGATTCAGAATTTATAAAATTGTTGATAAAACTCCATTCCTTGTTTGGTCAACTACTGATGTATCTTTGAGAGAAATAGAAACATTATTGCATGTAAATAGAGGAGAGAATGATTTTATAATTGTTCCTCATGATAATGAAAATGAAGGTTCTCCAACAGAAACTAAAATCGTATATTTAGGAAAAACATCTAATCTCAAAATAACGGAAAAATAATGTGTGATAAAATGCCAGCTATGAGGGCTATACCTTGGGATTTCAAAGATAAGAATAAACTTCAACAGATCTGGCATTGGTTAAAAACTCCTAGAAGATATGAGCTTACTGAAGATTGGAAATATATTATTCCTACAGGAGAGAAACTTATAATAAGAAGTGGTTTTGATTTTGATGGAGCATCTATTCCTAGACCTTTTAGACCTTTTCTTTCTCCAACAGGTTTATTATTAGTAGGCGGTTTAGTTCATGATTTTGGTTATAGATATAATAAATATATTCTAGCTGATGGAAGAGATTTTGCTGTAAGAGGAGGAAAATTCTTTGTAGATAATCTTTTTAGGATTATTGTGTATAAAGAAACAGGATTCAAAATTCTTGCCAATATTGTTTATTATGCTGTAAGAATTGGTGGCAATAAAGCATGGAAAGGATATAGAGAAAATGATTCCATCTAATAGAAGTTCCTTTGCTGAATATTGTTTGAAAGAATTGGGAGCACCAGTTATTCAAATAAACATTGATGAAGACCAAATCGGAGATAGAATTGATGAAGCTATTCAACTGTTTCAAGAATATCATTATGATGCTGTACAGCATGATTTCCTATTGAAACAAATCACTCAAACTGATATAGATAATCGATTCCTAGACATACCTAAAGATATTCTTGGTATCACTAAAGTAATGAAACCTGATAATACATATTCAGGTACATTCATGACTGATACATATCAATGGCAAAAAGATGTTGCCTATGATCTAGCTTTTAGATCTGTTGGAGATAGTCTAACAAATTATTTTATCACTACTCAATATAACAAAATGGTAAATGATATGTTGGGAAAATCCTCTGAATGGGATTATAGCCAACATATGGATAAATTATTCATTCATCAAGAATGGGATGAATTTATAGCTGATTCATATATATTGATAGAAGTTTACAGAACTATAGATCCTGATCAATATGAAGATGTTTGGAATGATAGATGGCTCAAAAAATATGGAACAGCATTGATTGGTCGCCAATGGGGAGTGAATTTATCCAAATATGAGGGTGTGAATCTACCAGGAGGAATAACTCTTGATGGAGATAAATTGTATGATCGTTATAATGAGCAAGTAAATGATCTGGAAGAATTGTTAGAATCTAAATATTCCTTGCCCATAAACTTTATCACAGGTTGATGAATGAAAACATATAAACAATTCATCAACGAAGCACCTAGATCTTATAGATATGTTGTCGGATTCACTTTTGGGCAAAATATGGAACAGAAAGATAGAGTTTTTGCTTTCGTAAAATCTAAAAAATCTAAAAGTAATATTATAAATAAAGCAATAGAATTAACTGTAAATATGGCCAGAGGAATCCAATCAGGACAAATAGAAACAAAGGTTTTCAAAGATGAAGATGAAATGGCTGATTATTGGATAGATATCAAGAAATATAAAGATGTTGTTTTTGATGGAATTAATAGAATGGAACTAATGTAATGACTGTATCTAAATATTTCTCCTCTCACCAAAACACTGATGAATCCGATCTATTGAATGATTTGACTGTTGAAGTAATAAATCAAAGAGGTTTCGATTTCTCTTATATTCCTAGAGATACTCCAGGAATAGATTACTTATTCGGTGAGGATCCAACATCTGTTTTTTCTGAAGGTATCCTATTGGAAATGATGATTGATTCTGTTGAAGAATATGGTGGTGATGGTGAGTATATTATGAGATTAGGTCTAGATATAAGAGATGAAATAACATTCATATTCGCAAAATCTAGATTTGTTGATGAAGTCACAAAAGCAAATAGTGAAATTCTTAGACCTAGAGAGGGAGATCTTATTGCCTCTCCTATGACCTCCTCTATATTTGAAATAACTTTTGTTGAACATGAGAAGCCTTTTTACCAATTAGGGATAAATCGTACCTATGAATGTCAATGTAAGAAATTAGAATATTCTCATGAACCTTTGAATACTGGAATTGAAGAAGTTGATGCCATTGAAGATTTGATCCCTGAAAATGATAAAACAGATATTGAAGCCGAATCTCCAATAGATTTCTCTGAAGATGATCCTTTTGGCATAAATTATTAATTTTTATGAATAATATCAATAACTTAGAACGCTGTAGGATGCTCACTACAACAAAAGGAATGTATCGTGATATCTGACACACATTTTTTCCATAACTCAACTAGGAAGCTTATTACTGCTTTTGGTACCGTATTCTCAGGTCTTACTATAGAAAGATCTGATGGAAATATAATCACTGTTCCTATTATGTATGGTAGTAAAGAAAAATGGTATTATAGACTCAAACAGAACTCTAATTTAGATAAACAACAAGCAATAACTTTACCTAGATTGGGATTCTTTATTACAGATTGGCAATATAATGCTGAAAGAAAATTGAATTCCTCAGATAAAATAGTTTCAAAGAATGATGCCGATAATCGCTATGTGAAAAAAACATTTCAACCTGTTCCTTATAATTTACCCTTTGAGTTATACCTTTGGGCAAAGAATATGGATGATGGATTACAAATTATAGAACAAATATTACCTTTCTTCAAACCAAGCTTCAACATAACAATAACAGAATTAGTTGAACCTGAAATAAAAAGAGATGTTCCAATCACTCTAAACAATATATCCTTTGATGATAATGTTGAGGGTGGAATGGATTCAACAAGAATGCTACAATGGACATTATCTTTTGAAGTTGAAGGAAATTTCTATGGCCCTATTAGCGACACAGGAATAATTACCGAAGTGTTTGTGGATGTGAATATGGAAAGAGTCCAACCTGATGGAACAATAACAGATGCTACATCTTCTAGAATGAATTTGAATCCTGATCCTTTGACTGCCCAACCTGATGATCCTTTTGGTCTTGATTATGTGTGGGAGGATAATCCCGAAGGTGAAGCTGTACCAGAAGTATAAATAATAATATGAAGATAAGGACCTCTCTCACCTTTATCTTCCATATAATCAAGAGCGAGCTATCCTCCCTCAATGCTCTTGATGCTAAAGCTCATTTTATCTTCGGATATCTTGAGCTTTTTCTTTAACCTATATAAGCTCACTAGCGACATCTTTAGATCAGTATATACTATCTCTAAATAAATCTCTCCAGCAGTCTCCTACAGTTACCTATAGGTATATCTATATGTAATCTCTAGAGAAACCTTAAAGGTTTTCTATGTGTAGTTTACCCTTAAATATTTTCTATGTGTAGTTTACCCTTAAATATTTTCTATGTGTAGTTTACCCTTAAATATTTCCATGAGTATTTCTTGAAGACCTAACTATATCTATATTTAAGGTTTATCTTGAATGTATTTTCTATACATAAACAATTGGATATTTTGAAGAATCAAGAATTGATTCTGATTGTTTCCTGAAGGGAAACTCAATATGTATATTACTGAAAGATTCTTTCGAATCTTCTTATCAGAATCCTTTTGGGATTCTTCAATAATCTATTTTTGATATCTTGAATGTATTTTCTATACATAAACAATTGGATATTTTGAAGAATCAAGAATTGATTCTGATTGTTTCCTGAAGGGAAACATAATCAATCAAAAACTTAAATGAACCTTTAAGACTTTATTTAAATCTTTTACGTGACTACCTTAACAATTTTTTGAATTGTAAGTAGACTAGACGTGATTCACCTCTTTGAGAGGAATATTTTTCTTTTTCAGTACTACTCCTAAGGCGAAGTTTATAGGAGTCAATAGAATTCTGACGAAAAATAATCACTTCTCAAATGTATGCCAATAACAGGTTTAGGGAAGATTAATTCATCCTTTACGGATGCCCGTTGTATTATAGTCTACCGATTTTATTCCACACCTGTGAAGTTAACACGGTGCTTACGTTTTATCCTGATATCCCAAACCTCAACACATTAAACCGAGGGTTATTTTCCGAATCTTATCTTTTTGGTTATAAGTTACATACTTTCTATCAACTTGTGAACAACCAATCGAAATTAGGACAGAGCAGGGCTAGAGTGGGGCCTTTGTTCAACGCCGTTGTTAGAGCAAAAAGTATGATTGTATCAATACCTTAAGAACCTCTAACGCTCTCACTAGCAAAATAGACTTTTCCAATATAAGAACTTGAAATATGACTTGGATGCAAACCTAAGATATTTCAGCGGTTGTAAAATAGAGCCAATATTATTTCTATTGACTCTCCTTGTTCCTCAATTCTACCTCTATAATTTTTGTTCTGTTAGAATACCGGATATATAGAAAGTATCCTAACGCATAAATTATTGAGAAATTTCAATAAGACATTTCAGTCCGTTTGGAACTACAATACTACTACTACTTTTCTATCACTATTTAGTCTACCTGTCTAGCTCTATTTGATTTCTATCTATATACTATAACATCTTTATATCTATATGTCAAGCTTTATTTTATTTTTCTCTCATTCTTACTTTATTTCTTTCTTGTTTATCCTACTCAGCTTTATTCTCTAACGATCCATATAATTTGATAAGATTTTGAGGTCTCTTTTTTCTGAGATATAATTCTCTCAACAGTGGACCTTTACATTTTTTACCTTTATTATAAGATCGTCTATAAGATACTTTTCTTATTCTTTGAGATAATTCCTCTATTCCATCTTGAATGTTATTGAAATATGAGGATACATTGAAACCTTTTATTGCCTCAGAGATCATTTGCTTCATTGGATATACTCTCTATTATAATATTATTTTTTTCTTCTGTCAATAACTATTTTTTCTATTATAACACATTTATCATGTTTGTCAAGAGTTATTTTCACTATTTTCAATTTTAGTTTCCATGTCAACAATCTCTTCAATCAAATCTATCTCTTTTGCCATATCTTCTGCTAGAAATAATAAGCCTATATTCAAAACTTCATCTATAGACTTATCTAAAATTTCTGACATTTGTTCTAAAGCATTATAATCTTCTTTTGTGATTTCAAATTCCTTTAGCATTTTCGTTAGCCTCCACACTGTCCCTAAATTCTTGATTATCTTCTAACTCTTTATCATATTTAGTGCCAAGGTATCCTTCAGTTAATTTGAAATCTTGGAATTTATTATTATAATAATATTCATAATCTTCTTTATAATAATTGAAATCCTCTCTCAATGGTTCTCCATTTATAGTTTTCAAATCTTTCAAGGTATCAGGAAATAAATTATCATACATATTACCCATATCCGAAAAATCTATATTATCTAAACAATCTTTACATAAAGACACAAAATATGTTCCCTTCCATACTCCCACATTTAGACTAGATCCCATCAAATGAAATTGTTTGAATTCCGTTGCTTCTTTTGAACATAGTTTACATTTACTCATTTTTTCTTCCTCTACAGTTATGTGTTATTCTACAATATTGGTGTTTATATACTACATATTTCCTATTATTTCTTATAGATAGGTTACCTTTTTTACTACATATTTGTTCAATAAAGTGTAGTAAAGTGGTGTATTTACTCTTATTTCAAGTTTATTCCAAGTTGTCATGGTTCTTGCTACTATAATAGTATAAAGAGAAGTATAATAACAATTCAACAGGAGAAACAAAATGAAAACAATGACACAAATTCAAACAAATGAAAATCTATCTGAAGAAGCGAGTCATTTTGCTCTAAAAGTAGGAATCACGTTTGCTGTTCTAGTAGGACTTTGGGGAACAGCTTGTTTATTCAGTGGTTTTCTTGCCGCTGGTAGTGTATCCGCTTTAGCTAAATCTTTGTTTCTCGCAATCTCAATATAAAGGATATAATATGAAAAATATAATTTTACTCGCCATCGGATCTATTTTCTGTCTTTGGGCCTCTTCTGCTATAGTAGCTGGTATTGTTTCTGCTGGAGGTTTTGTTTCCTTTGCCTCAATGTTTATGAGTTCAATAGGTTTGACTACAACATGTTTCACTTTAGTAGACTTCTATACCTCCATAAAAGGAATAGAATATATCATCTGTGCTATGTTTTTTGTTGCTTTCCCTTTATTCTTCTCTTTTATAAACAAACCTGCCCTAAAAGTTGTAGCCTAAACCAATAAGGGATCTAAAATATCCTTAAAATTAGATCCCTTATTCATTCCTTATAATAACACATTCCTATTCCTTTGTCAAGCTTTATTATTCTCATTTCTAATCTTTTATAAATAGTATCAGACACTTAACTATAAGAGAGGAGAAAAATGAAAAATGAACTAATAGAACATGACGGAAACCCTTATGTTCCATCAATATATGAGAAAGATGCTGTTGCTGAGGACATAGATGATGCCAGTCAAACATACAAAACCCTTATAGAAAAGGGTGGAGAAGCATTAGATATTGCCTTTGATATCCTTGAAGGAACGGAACATCCTAGAGCTGTGGAAACCTTCTCTGGTCTTATGAAAACAATATCAGATGTTACTTCCAAAATGGTAGATCTTCAGATAACTAAAAAAGAGTTGGCTGGAGCTGGCGAGTCAAAATCTCCAAATGATGAAAAAACATCAAACACCCAAAACAATTTCTATGTTGGTACTCCAGCAGAACTCCAAGAATTATTAAGGAATGGCGATAATGAATGATACAGGATTTAGAGGGAATACGAATCTAAAAAGATCTGGAGTAAAACAAGAATGGACAAAAAAACAGATCCTTGAATATAAAAAATCAATGAATGATCCGATTTATTTCGTAGAGAAATATATGAAAATTGTCCATATTGATAAAGGCGTTGTTCCATTCAAAATGTGGGATTTTCAGAAAGAATTGATCCAAACCCTCCATAATAATCGCTTTATTGTAGGCAAGTATCCGAGACAAACTGGTAAGTGCCTATTGTTTGAAACTGCTATAAATATACGTGATAAGAAGACGAAAGAGGTCAAACGTGTATCAATAGGAGAATTATATGAGAAAGTCAAGGAATGTGAAATGTGAAATTTGTGGAATAGAGATTTCTGTATATAATATAGGAATGCATGTAAAGAAATATCATGATTGGGATCCTAAGGAATATAAACTAAAATATTTCAAGAAAGAGAAGAAAACTGTATCCTTTTGTGGAACAACTCATAAGAAGGGTATTATCAAGAGATATATTCTTGAATTTGAAAAGGCGTTAGGTAGGAAATTATCACTTTCTGAGTTGAAATTTTATCTTATAGTAAGAACATCCAAAGGATGTAATGTTTTGATAATGAGAGATGTAATGGAGAATCCTGAGGTTGAGGTAAATGAATATGTTGATAGATATTATAGGATAATTACTTTTGAGGGTAATCCTCTTGATCCTCATTCAGGTTATATGAAACTGAGACATGGTAAAGTTTATCATAAGAATCATATAAAAAGAATGTCTAAACAGATCAAGGGAGATAAAAATCCAGCATATCAACATGGAGGAAGGTTATCTCCATTTTCAAAAAAGTTTTTGAAAGGAGATATATCTGAACAAACGAAAGAAAAAGCAATACAGACAAAGAGAAGTAGACCTCACTCACAGAACACAAATATTGAATATTTCCTTCATAATAAGACAAATGGTAATTGGGATCTTGCTCAACATCTTCTTTTTGAACGTCAAGCTGTAGGTAGAAAATCAAAATTCATAGAAAGATATGGAGAAGAGGAAGGCATAAAGAGATGGAAATCAAGACAAGAGAAATGGCAAACTACTCTGAAATCTAAATCTATAGAGGAAATAGCAGAAATAAACATGAAAAAGTGTTCGGCTGGTTATATTGAATCTAAAAAATGAAAAGGAATTGTTCAAGGAATTAAGGGAGAGATCTTGTAAGGATATCACAAAACAATTGAAAATCCCTTATGATGGAGTTCGTTATTTTAGTTATGATATTTCATATAAAAATAAATTGATAGAGTATAATGGAGATTTCTGGCATAGTAATCCATTATTATATGAGGAGAATTTTGTGAATCCTATAAGTAAAAGATCTGCTAAATATATTTGGAAGAATGATGCTAGAAAAAGGGATGTTGCTTTATCTAATGGATATGAGTTGCTTGTTATATGGGAGAGTGATTATAATGATAATCCTGAAAAGGAAATACAAAAATGTTTGGAGTTTTTGAATGAATAATTTATCAGATTCAATGGAAAGAAAATATATTGATTCCTTTGAGGTTGATGATTGGGAAATAGAATCAGATTCTGGCTGGATAGATATAAACTCTATATCAAAAACTATTGAATATGAAAAATTTATTATTACTACAGAATCGGGCAAATATCTAGAATGTGCTGATGATCATATAATTTTTGATGAAAATATGAATGAGCTTTTTGTGAAAGATTGTGTATCAAATGGAACAAAAATCATAACAAAAGATGGTCCTGAATTGGTTATATCTGTATTGAAAACTGATATATCTGAAAATATGTATGATTTATCAGTTCAAGGAGATAATAGATTTTATTCTAATGATATTCTTTCTCATAATTCTACTACCGTTGCCGCTTATATTCTACACTATATTATATTCAATTCAGAGAAAACAGTAGCCATTCTTGCGAATAAAGCCGCAGGTGCTAGAGAGATTTTATCAAGAATTCAAATGGCGTATGAATTATTACCTGATTGGTTATCACATGGAATAAAGGATTGGAACAAAGGATCTATTATGTTAGAGAATGGATCAAGAGTAATTGCCTCGGCAACTTCTAGTTCTGCTATTCGTGGTATGTCTTTATCTATGATTCTATTAGATGAGTATGCTTTTGTTCCAAGAAATATCGCTGATGAGTTTATCAGGTCTGTGTATCCTACTATTACATCTGGTAAATATTCTAAAGTTGTAGCCATTTCTACTCCTTTTGGTATGAATCATTTCTATAAATTATGGGAAGATGCTAAAGCTGGTAGAAATGAATATGTTCCTTGTAAAGCTCATTGGCAAGATGTGCCCGGAAGAGATGAGAAGTGGAAACAAGAGACAATAAATAATATAGGAGAGGAAGCTTTCGGACAGGAAATGGCTTGCGAGTTCCAGGGCTCCTCGGGATCTTTGATAAATTCTTATACTTTGAAGAATCTATTTCATAAGATACCAATAAAAAATCAAGATTCTCTTATAATATATGAATTTCCTGAACTAGAAAGACAATATGTGACTGTTGTTGATGTTGCCCAAGGTCAAGGATTAGATTATTCTGTAGCTAATGTTATAGATATTACATCTATGCCTTTCCGTCAAGTAGCTATTTTCAGAGATAACACTATTGATCCTTTATTTCTTCCTGAAGTTTTATTCAATCTAGGAACTAGATATAACAATTCTTTTGTTTTAGTAGAAAGAAATGATCAAGGAACCCAAGTGGTTAATGATTTATATGAAGATTTTGAATATGATAATATAATCATGACCTCAATGAATGGGAGAAAAGGACAACAAGTTTCTGGAGGGTTCGGTACACAAACAAGTTTAGGAGTGAAAACAACAAAACAAACAAAATCTTTGGGATGTTCAGGACTAAAATCTCTTATGGAACAACAAGAATTGATTGTTGTTGATTTCAATACAATAGAGGAATTATCTGTATTTGTTAGAGATAGAACCAGTTATGCCGCAGAAGAAGGATATAATGATGATATTTCCATGACCTTAGTTCTTTTCTCTTGGTTAGTGAATCAAAAATATTTTAGAGAATCAATGGATCTTGATGCTAGAGCTAAACTAAGTGAAAAATATCATAAACAAATAGAAGAAGAATTGTTGCCTTTTGGTTTTTTGAATGATGGATTAGAAGATCAAATTGATGACGAAATTGACCCAGAATTTGGAAATTCTGGAATTCAAATGCCTGGAACCCCATTCACAAACTGGTAAATATGAAAACATATACAGAACTAAATGAAGAACAAACAGAAAAAGAGCTTAGGTGTAGAAAACACCAATGGATACATTCTGGAGAATCTAGAACATATATACATTCTGGTCATGGTAAATATCTAGGAGTGAAACATAAACAAACATGTTTATCTTGTGGCGCTGTAAGATGGATAAATGGCTCAACAGGTAATAAAGCTTGTGATAATAATACAAAAGGTGTTTTCGGAGATACTGAATAACAGATAGAAATTCAAATTCATAAATACATGTAGGAATGATTTTTGAATTCACTTTTTATAAAAATAAAGGAGAACATATATGCCGCTACATACCCAACTTTCACCTGGAGTTTCCTCTAGGGAGATAGACCTAACGAATATTGTACCTCAAACAGCGATCACAAATGGAGCTGTTGTTGGAGGATTCACTTGGGGTCCAGTAGATGATATTCAAACAATTAGTTCAGAAAATAAATTAGTAGATCAATTTGGTATTCCAACAGACGATGTTTACATGCATTGGTTTGCCGCTAAGAATTTTCTGTCTTACTCAAGAAACCTAAAAGTTGTTCGTGTTGTTGATACAACATCTGCTACTCCTGCTCTAAACGCAACAGCTATTGCTGGAGGAGAATTGATCAAAAATGAAACTGAATGGACAGATGATTATTCTTCTGGTAATTCTGATGCTTTTGGAGTTTTTGCTGCCAAATATCCTGGCTCTCTAGGTAATGGCGTTGTTATTGAAATGGCAGATTCAGCAACATATACTTCCGTTGATGAAAGAACAATTGTTATTACTGATGCTGGTTCTGATTATACCTCAGCAGACGATCATGGAACAGTAGTAACCTTTTCAGCCCCTCCAGTGAATGGAGTTCAAGCTACAGGAACTCTAAATGTTGTTGCTGATATTGTAACTGGAATCACTGTTACAGAAGAAGGTTCAGGATATCTCGTTCCTCCTACTATCACTATTGGACTCTCTACTGCTGGAGCATCAACAGCAACAGCAAATTCAGGATTATGGAAATATAGAGACCAATTCTTAACAACTCCTGGAACCTCAGATTATTGTGAAAGAAAAGGTGGAACAAACGATGAACTTCATATAATTATTATTGATGGATCTGGTTTATTTACCGGAGAAGCTGGTAATATAATGGAACGATTCTCTTTCGTATCTAAAGCCTCTGATGCTATGTTTGACGATGGAACAAGAGCTTATTATGTTAATGTTCTAAGAGATAGATCAAAATATGTTTATTGGATGGATCATCCTTCTGTTGTAGATGCCACTTGGGGAACAACTGCTTCTCTAACTGATTTCGGTTCTCTTCCTCTTATTGAGAAAGCTACCCTTCAAGATGGAGTAAATGGCGAGTCTGTAACAAATAATGAACTATTCCCTGGTTGGGATATGTTCAGAAATAAAGAAGTAATTGATATTGGCGATGTAATTGTTTCCCCAACCCATCTCCAATCAGACCAAGAAGCTAATGTTCTGAAAGATTATGTTATTCAAAATATTGGTGATATCCGAAGAGATTGTGTAGTCTTTATTTCTCCTAATCTTTCCGATGTTGTGCATAATGTTGGAAATGAAGCCGAGGATTGTATCACAATGAGAAACGTTCTTACTTCTTCTTCTTATGCTTTCCTTGATTCAAATTGGAAATATCAATTTGATGTCCATAATGACACTTATAGATGGTTGCCTTGTTGTGCTGATATTGCTGGCATTTCTGCTAGAACCGATACTGATGCCGATCCTTGGTGGAGTATAGCAGGTTTCAATAGAGGTCACTTGAAAAATGTTGTGAAACTTGCTTGGAATCCTGATCATACCGATAGAGATGAATTATATCAAAATGGTATAAATCCAGTGAATACTTTCGCAGGTGAAGGTACCCTACTTTACGGCGATAAAACGATGCTCACCAAACCTAGCGCCTTTGACCGCATTAATGTGCGAAAATTATTTATTGTTTTAGAAAAGTCTATTGAGAAAGCTAGTAAATATATGCTATTTGAGTTCAATGATGAAATTACTAGATTGATGTTTGTACAAATGATTGAGCCTTTTCTCCGTGATGTCCAAGGTAGACGTGGTATCATAGACTTTCAAGTAATTTGTGATGAAACTAATAACACTCCGTATGTTGTGGATTCTAATAATTTTGTAGGGGATATTTTTATTAAGCCAGCCCGATCAATTAATTATATTTCCTTGAACTTTATCGCTACAGGAACTGGAATTGAGTTTACGATTGCTCAGGATATGGTAAACAATACCTTGTAATAAGTATAAATAGGTTATGATACAATGATAAAGTGTGAGGAATAGGGTCATATTCCCGATAAGGAGTCAACCTAACTCTTTTCCTCACATCATTTTTATAATCGGATTTGGGATTGTGGTAATCAAGTTTGGGTTTTAGAATAAGTATAAATAAGATAAACAAGAAATAATAACTTTCCATAAAGGAGAAAATATATGAGTCTTTCCATATCAGAATTCAAAGCAAAATTGATTTCTGGAGCACGTCCAAATCTTTTCAAAGTTGAAATAGGAGAACTTGGAGCAAATCTTGCTTTTCTTTGTAAAGCTACTGAACTCCCAGGTTCCAATATAGGTGAAATAGAAGTTCCATATCAAGGTAGATCCCTAAAAGTTGCGGGAAATAGGACTTTTGACAATTGGGAGATAACAGTAATAAACGATGTTAATTTTGATATTCATAATCGGCTTATTGCTTGGATGGATAGTATCAATGCTCACGAAGGTAATACTGGTGGTGGAGATCTTGCTTCTTATATGCGAGATGGAGCGGTAATCCAATTAGGAAGAGATGGTCAAGAGATCAAACGATATGATTTCAAAGATATTTGGCCTTCTGTTGTTGCTCCCCTTCCTCTAGATTGGGCCTCAAATGATGAACTGGAAGAGTTTCAATGTACTTTCACCATCGGTTCTTTTTGGGCTTCAGAGCAAACTAGTTAAAGTAAAATATATGAGGGCTTAGGGACTTAAGCCTGAAAGGTGATAATCCATCACTTGCCCTCATTTATATTGGGATTGTGGTAATCAAGTTTGGGTTTTATAAAAACGAGGAAATAATTTGAATATTTTTGGTTGGGAAATAAACAAGACTGATTTTGAGGAAGAGGTCCCAGAATCTCAAAACAGAGTTGATTTAGAATCTGATGGTTCTATGGATATTGTCTCCGCTGGTGGTCAAATGGTTTCTTATTTGGAAGACCATATTCCCCAAGAAGAAATAGAACAAATTCTAACATATAGAAAAATTGCGTCTTATCCTGAAGTTGATAGAGCTATAACAGAAATTGTAGGAGATGCCGTTACTGTCAATGAAGACAATGAGCCATTTCCTGTAAAATTGAATATGGATAATTGTGAAAAACTATCTGATAATATCAAAGAAAAGATAAATGATGAATTCAAAGAAATTCTTTATATGTTGAATTTTGATAAATTTATGGGAAAATATTTCCGTAAATGGTATATAGATTCTAGAATAGGGTTTCATCTTATTATAGATAAAAATAAAATGAAAGATGGTATTCAAGAAATAATTCAATTGGATTCTACTCGCCTAAAGAAATATAGAAAAATTGAAAAAGAAAAAAATGCGGAGGGTGTTGAGGTTGTAATATCTTCTAAAAATTATTTTATATATTTCCCAAAAGAGAATTGGGAACATAATCAAATATCTAACGTCAAATCATATCTAACAGCAAAAAATGTATTAAGGTTTGAGGAAGAAGTTATCACCTATGCGGATAGTGGTTTATTAGATGAAAATGATAACACAATATCTCATTTATATAAAGCAATTCGTCCAGCAAATCAATTGAACATGTTAGAAGATGCTTTGGTTGTATATCGGCTAGTAAGAGCACCTGAGAAAAGAGCAATATATGTTGATGTTGGTTCATTACCCGCTCAAAAAGCAGAACAATATCTTGCTAATACCATGAACAAATATAAGAATAAAATTTCTTATGATTCTAAAACAGGTAAGGTTAGGAATGGTACAGATGCTCTCTCAATGACTCAAGACTATTGGTTGGCTCGCCGGGAAGGTGGAAAAGGAACAGAAATAACAACTCTTTCTGGTGGAGAGAATCTTTCCCAAATTGAGGATGTTATATATTTCAGAAAGAAATTATATGAATCTTTGAATGTTCCTTCTTCAAGAATGGAATCAGAGACAATGTTTTCTCTAGGTAGAGAAGGTGAAATAACAAGAGATGAAGTCAAATTTTCTAAATTCATTACAGATCTAAGGAATTATTTCGGTTATTCTATCTTCAATGATATCCTAAGAAAACAAGTTATCCTTAAAAAGATTATGCGAATTGATGAATGGAATAAAATAGAAAAGAGTATTTTATATGATTTCATTGAAGATTCCCATTTTTCTGAGATGAGAAATCTTGAGGTAATAAAGTCAAGATTAGAAGTGTTGGATGGAATGAATGATTATGCTGAAGATTATTTTTCAAAGACAATGATTAGGAGAGAAATCCTCAATCAAACAGAAGAAGAAGTTACAGATTTGAAAAAAGAACGAGATGAAGAATCTAAAGATCCAGAAGAAAACTCTATTGAAGATATGCCCATAAGGGGACAAAGTGAACCTGAAATAGAAGAGCCTGAAGAGCCTGAAGAGCCTGAAGAGCCCGAAGAGTCCGAAAACAATCCTAACGAGGTCCCTAAAGATGAAAAATAAAGAACTTCTCCAATCAGTATTACAATCAAAACCTTCAAATGTTGCTAATAATTTCAATTCTATTATGAAAACTGCCATTACAAATAGAATTGAAATCAAAAAGGCAGAAATGGGAGCAAATCTCTTACAAAGAGAAAATGTGAATGAAGCTAAAATGTCGGATGAAGATGTCCTAAGTGCCGCTAAACTTTTAGCTAAAAATGGAGATGATAAAGCTAAAGAATTTGCCAATGGATTGATATCTTATCATAAAGAAAATAATTCCTTCCATCCAAATCAAGTTTCAGGTTTACAAAATATCATGAAAAAAGCAAGTTTCCAATTAGCTAAAAAATAATGCTAAAAGAAAAATCTGTTACTCTAAAAACAGGAATAATCATTTCATTATGGTTGAACGAACAAACCAATAAATGGGTAGCAGATAAAATATTAGCCGAAAATTCTATCTGTAATTTCAATAGATATATTATACAAGGTGAATGTGAGGATAGAAAAATGTTAACCTCCATTTTAGAGCATTATAATAAATCTGATAAATATCATAAAGAAAAGATAAAATCAATGATAGATGAGGACGTAAAGAAAATTTCTCTAGTATATGATAGCATCCTCACATCAATAATAATTGGAAAACTGAAATGAAATTGATAACAGAAGAATTGTTCAATATCCAAGGTTCTGTAGAGATTCTTGATGAAGCCTCAGGAAAGAAAAACCATTTTCTAGAAGGAATTTATCTCCAATCAGAATCTAAAAATAGAAATGGAAGAATCTATCCTAAATCTATTCTGAAAAGGGAAGTAAATAGATATATCAAAGAATCAATTGATACTAATATGGCTATCGGAGAACTTAATCATCCCAAATATCCTGAACCTAATCCTAAAGAAGCTTCTCATAGAATAATTTCTTTGAAAGAATCTGGTAATGACTGGATTGGTAAAGCTCTAATTCTCAATACTCCCAATGGAAATATTATCAAAGGACTTCTTGAAGGAGGAGTAAAACTTGGTGTATCCTCTAGAGGTCTTGGATCGTTGAAAGAAAGTAATGGAGTGAAAGTTATTCAAGAAGATTATTATCTATCAACTGTGGACGTAGTTTCTAATCCTTCCGCACCTAAAGCATTTGTAAACGGTTTGATGGAATCCAAAGAATGGTTATGGGAAAATGGTAAATGTATTGAATGTGAATTAGAATTATTGAAACGTAAAGTTGAAAAAAATAGTGGTGTTATTACTCCGTTGGATGAAAGCTCCATTGTTGAAGATTTCAATAGAATCATGAAAGGATTTAGACTTAGAAACTAATTATTATAAATAATACTAACGATTGAAAAATATCAGTCAATTATAAATTACTAAGGAGTAAAGAATGGCTAAAAAAATGGAAAAAATTCTTTCCGACCTTCTCGAATCAAAGCTTGATGAGGAAGAGATTGTTGTGGATTCGGTTGATGAGGAATTGACTGATGAACAAATAGAAGAGGCAAAGAAAAACCCCTTCGAAAAGAAAGATAAAGATGATGAAAAAGATCCTAAAGATAAAGATGATTCCGATGATGATGAAGAAAAGGATGAGGCTTTTGAAAAGAAAGATGATTCTGATGATGATTCTGATGATGATTCTGATGATGATGAAGAAAAGGATGATATGAAAGAACATCTTGATGCTCTTTCTACTATCTTTGCTGGATCTAAACTTTCTGAAGATTCTGTCAAACAAATTCAAACACTTTTCACTACCGCAGTAGGAGCTATTTCTACATCCCGGGTAGAGAAAGTTCAAGAATCTATGACTGATGAAATGTCCGAAGCTGTAGATAGCCTTTATGAAAAACTTGACGGGCGTATTTCAAAATATATTACTTATGTTGCTGATGAGTGGATGAATGAAAATGAGCTAGAAGTTGAGGATGGTATCAAATCTGACCTCACAGAATCTTTTCTCATAGGAATGAAAGAATTGTTTGTTGAACATTATGTTGATATTCCAGAAGATAAAGTTGATGTTGTAGAATCTCTTGGTGTTCAACTTACTGAATCAGAAGAAAAATTGAATTCACTTATGGAATCAGAAATGAATCTCCAAGAGGAAGTCAATACTCTTAAAAAAGCTAACATTATTTTTGATGTAACGGAATCTTTAGTGGATACTGATATAGAAAAAGTGATTTCTCTTTCTAAAGAAATTGTTTTTGAAAATGATGATCAATATAAAGAGGCTGTTTCTACTATTGTTGAAAATTATAAGTTCAATGCTGATAATAATCTAAATGAAGAAACGGTAGAGAAGAATGATAATAAGAGTCCATCGAATATGGACCGATATCTTTCTGCTCTGAAATCTAAAAGTACTTTCTAAATAACTTAATAAACTCTAAAGGAGTAATAAAATATGTTGACTGTAGAACAGATTAACGAAAAATGGACCGATATTATCAATGAAGAGGAAGCTCCAAAAATTGATGATTCTTACCGTAAAAAAGTAACTGCTATAATTCTTGAACAACAAGAGAAAGTAACTCTTGAAGAAGCGGGATTGATCAATGAAGCTCCAACTAATATTGCTGGCACCTCCGGTAATGGAGCTATTTCTAATTATGATCCTATCCTTATTTCTCTAGTTCGTAGAACTTTTCCAGTTTCTATTGCTTTTGATATCTTTGGCGTTCAACCAATGAAAATGCCTACTGGTCTTATCTTTGCGATGAAATCCAAGTATGCCGATAATGCTGATCTTAAATTAGCATCTGAAGCTCTTCATAATGAAGCAAATACAGGTTGGAGTGGAAACTCTGATTTTGATGGTGGTTCTGTATTTGATGGAACAGGAAATGCTCCTAATGATCAAGCAGCCGCTGATATTGCTCTTGATGCTACTACTGCTCCTAATCCTTGGACAGTAAATAGTACAACTTATGGTGTTGGAACAGGTTATACTACTGCTGAAGCTGAACTTTTAGGTGATGCCTCTGGTACTGCTTGGAAAGAAATGGGCTTCTCTATTGAGAAGAAAACTGTTGAAGCTAAATCCAGAGGACTGAAAACCTCTTGGACTGTAGAAATGGCTCAAGATCTTAAGTCTGTTCATGGTCTGAATGCTGAAAGTGAGCTTGCTAATATTCTTTCTAACGAGCTTACTGCTGAAATGAACCGTGAAATGGTTCGCAGATGTATGATCATGTCTAAACCTGGTGCTCAAACTGATACCACAACTCCTGGTGTTTTTGACCTTGATGTAGATTCAAATGGTCGTTGGTCTGTAGAGCGTTTTAAAGGTCTTATGTTTCAGATTGAACGAGATGCTAACGCTATTGCTATAGATACTCGTAGAGGTAAAGGAAACTTTATTATCACTTCTGCTGATGTTGCTTCTGCTCTTGCAATGACTGGACTGCTTGATTCAAATCCAGCTTTCTTGAATGGAACGGTAGATGTTGCGTCTAGTTCATATGTTGGTGTTCTGAATGGAACGACTAAAGTATTTGTTGATCCTTTTGTAACTTCTAATGGTGTTCTTGTTGGATATAAAGGATCCTCTCCGTATGATGCGGGCGCGTTTTATTGTCCTTATGTACCTTTCACGATGTACAAAGCTACTGGTGAAGATACCTTTCAACCTCGCATGGGTTTCAAGACTCGGGCAGGGTTCACAGTAAATCCATTTGTTAGTCTTACTGATGATATTGTAGCTTCCAATAATCCTTATTACAGGAAATTTGCTGTAGAGGGATTAATGTAAAATATAGTACAGAAGTATCGTTGTAGAATATTAGCTCCCATAGAGATTTATTTCTTTATGGGAGCTTTTTTAGGTTGACAATAATGAGAATTTATGATATAGTTGTATAACCAATATAAAGAGAGGATTTATAATGACAGAATATATTCACATAAAAAACAAACCCATATCTAAGGATCACTTGATTTATCTTTGGGTAGAGATGGAAATGTCTTTAGATGGAATAGGAAGGTTATTAGGAGTGAGAGGTCCAACAATCAAGGATCATTTGAAGAAAAATGATATTTATGATTTGAGAGATTTCAATAAAAAGGTAGTAGATATACCAAAACAGAAATCTCAAGAACAGGAAATATTTGAGAAATTATATAATATTGACGGATTGAGTATGATGGAAATATCCAGAAAGTTGGGAATGTCTAGAAAAATGGTTAAGTATAGGTTATTAAATTATGATCTAATAGATTCCTCTATTGATGCTAGATCTAGCAGGAAAATAGAAATATCAAAAGCTGATTTAGATTTTCTCTGGAATGAAAAAAAGATGGACTTTTCACAAATATCATCATTGTTGGAAGTTGGATCGGCATTAATAAAAAAGAGACTTTTAGAGTATGATATAATTGATAAGGATTTCAATCCTAGAAATCGGAATAGAAAAGGTACAAAAGAAGTCCTCTTCCATTTGTGGAATAAAGGACATTCAATGAAAGAAATCTGTAAAGAGATTGGAATAGGCAGGGAACTATTAAAGTCTGAATTGAAAAAATATGATATAATTGATCAAGACTTTCAAGGAACATTTATTGATATTGGTACTAAAGATGATTTAACTTTCTTGTATATAGAAAAGGTATTATCGGTGAGAGAGATTTCCGTAATGATGGAAGTAGCAAAGTCTACTGTTATCGGAAGACTAAAGGGATATGATCTATGGGACTTACGACCACATGATAAGGGTAGGTCCGAATCAGAGATAGAAGTATCTGATTTCATAAAGAGTATATACAAAGATAAAGTGTTGGATAATGATAGGAAAGCTATAAGTCCTTTGGAATTAGACATATATCTTCCAGAGAAAAATTTTGCTATTGAGTATAATAGATTATATTGGCATTCAGAACTTTATAAAGATAAGAATTATCATTTAGATAAAACTTTAGCATGTGAAAAGAAAAATATTCAATTATTCCATATTTTTGAAGATGATTGGAGAGATAAATCTGAAGTAATAAAACGTAAATTGAAATATTTATTATGTGGACATAGTAAAAGAGTTTATGGGAGAAAGTGTGTTTCTAGAAAGATAAATTCTAATGAAGCTTCAGAGTTTTACAATAAACATCATATTCAAGGAGGCAGGTCTTCTCTGTTCTCTGTTTCATATGGTCTTTATTATGAGAACGAATTAGTATCTGTACAATCATACAAAAGGATGAAAGATAAATGGGATTTATGTAGATTTGCTACATCATACTCTGTTATTGGAGGATTTTCTAAATTATTGAAAGTTTTTGTGAAGGAGTATAATCCAGAATTTATAACATCTTTTGGCGATCTTACTTTGATAAATAGGAAATCTAATGTATATATTTCTTGTGGATTTGAAGAGGAATATGTTACTTCACCAGATTATAAATATATAGTGAATAACGAAAGAAGACATAAATTCGGTTTTAGAAAAAATAAATTAGAAAAAATGTTTCCGATGTATGATATAAAAAAATATACAGAGAAACAAATTTGTTATGAAAATGGATTGTATAGAATTTATGATTGTGGTAAAATCAAATATAAACTAAACCTTGTGGAATAATATATGTCAGCCTCCTTTGAAAAGAAAGATAATCTCAATATTACAGAAAGTTCAAATTATCGTTTAGTTATAGCTGAACTACCTCAAACATCTATGATGTGTCAAGGAATATCTTTACCTGGGATTTCAATAGGTCAAGCTAATGTACCTTCACCTCTTGTTGATTATTCAAAATCAGGAGATAAAGTTGTTTTTGATCCTCTAAGAGTTGATTTTCTTGTAGATGAAGATTTGGGAAATTGGAAGGAGATTTGGAAATGGATAATGTATCTAGGTTTTCCGATATCAACTAAACAATTCAAAAAATTGATTCTTGACAATACTGAATATAAAGAAGTCTCAGATATAGGTCTAATTCTCACAACAAATAAAAAAAATCCTAATAATATTGTTACCTTTGTAGACGCTTTCCCTGTTGATTTAGCTGGTTTGGATTTCACAACAACTTCAGATGGAACAGTTCATATATCCTCTTCAATCACTTTCACTTATTCTTATTACTATTTCGGCAATCAATCAGAATATAATTCTGAAATATAACTTGACATTTTATTGGTTATATGTTATAATTCTTATATAATAAAGGAGAATAATATATGATGATCAAAATTTCAGTTAGAAAAGTGAAAAATGTTATTAGATTATGGGAACAAGATAGACCAAGAGAAGAAAAATTATTATTGGAAGAATTGGAAAAATGTACAGGCTGGGCCACAGAAATATGTTCTCCTTATTTCAAAAAAAGTGACTTTTTGAATAAACTGAATGTTCTTGTTGAAGAGGCAGAAGATACAGAATATCCATATATCTTCTTTGATTATAATGAATATAAATTATTTAGAGAATGCTAATAAATGAATTTCAAAGAAATCAAGGAAGCTGTTGATAATGATCTAACAATAGATCCTTCAGATCTTACAGGAGAATCTATAAGAACTCCTATACTTCATAACAAATATTTGAGAGAATATTATGGAGCTAAAGATCAAAAAAAACGGATGGAAATAGAAGTTGATTCATTGAATAAACGTCTTTGGTTATATTATTCAGGTAAAGCAGATCCTAAAGTATATCTAAAAAGATCTTTAGATTTGAAAGTAATGAAAGGTGATGTGAAAATGTTTATTGATACAGATTCGGAAATGGTAGAGAAAACATATAAATTGAGTCAACTAACAGATAAAGTTTCTTTTCTGAAAAGGATTCTTGAGGAAATAAATAGAAGAACTTTCCATTTATCTAATGCGAATAAATCTAATTCCTTTCAGAATGGTGATTTCTAATGGATATCATAGTATCTAAAATAAATGAATCATATCTCCGAGTTGATTGTTCAAGAGATATCGCTCTAGAGTTGTCTGATTTTTTCGCATTCTTCATGGATGGATATTTGTTTAGTCCTAAATTCAAAGCCAGAATGTGGGATGGTAAAATAAGACTGTTCAATTTACAATCTTGTACTATTCTTTCAGGACTGAAAAACCATCTTGAATATTTTGCTAAGAATAATAATTATGATATTCTATTTGAATATGATATTGATCCTCTACCTTTCAAAGGAGAATCCTATCTCAAAGAATTAGATATACATTCTAAAGGAAATCCTATTACTCCGAGAGATTATCAAACCGCCTCATTTGAATATGGTATATCAAATCAAGGATCATTGATAGTTTCTCCAACATCTTCAGGTAAATCTCTAGTAATTTATGCTCTAACAAGATACATCCAAGAAGAGGTCAAAGGGAAAATTCTTATTCTTGTTCCAACAATAAATCTTGTGACTCAATTATTTGAAGATTTCAGAGATTATTCATCTAATGTTGATTGGAATGTAGATGATAATTGTCACTTGATTATGGCAGGCAAAGATAAAAATTCAGATAAGCAAATTTACATATCTACCTGGCAATCAATTTATAAACAACCCGCTAAATATTTTCACCAGTTCAATGCGGCGATCAATGATGAAGTACATTTAGCGGATGGTAAATCAATAACAGGTATTGTTTCTAAATGTGTAAATGCTAATTATAGAATTGGTCTTACTGGAACAATAAAAAAAGCTAAAGCATATATTCTCCAATTAGAAGGACTCTTTGGTAAACATAAAAAGATGATTTCAACAAAGAAATTGATTGATAGAGGAGAGATATCACCAATCAATATCAATGCCGTTGTGTTGAAATATACAGCGAAAGAATGTTATCCTAAAAGAACATATCAAGAAGAGAAAACATTCATATTAGAGAATATGAGAAGAAATAAATTTATTGTAAAATTGGTCAAATCCTTAAAAGGTAATACAGTAGTGATGTTTCAAATCATTTCCCATGGAAAACTGTTGAAAAGTCTTATAGAGAAAGTTGTTGATTGTCCTGTGTATTATATTGATGGATCTACTCCAGCAGAAGAAAGAGAGGAAATAAGAGGTTTTATTGGAAAACAAAAAAGATCAATTCTTATAGGATCATTCGGAACAATTTCGGTGGGTTTGAACGTCCCAAAATTGGAAAATATGATTTTTGCCTCTAGTTATAAGTCCCAAATAAAAATACTTCAATCAATAGGTAGAATTCTTAGATTAGCTGAAGGAAAAACCTCTTGTACTCTTTATGATATTGTTGATGATTTGAAAAAGGGAAAAAGACAAAATTATCATTTGAATCATGCCTTACAGAGGTTTGAATATTATAGAGAAGAACAGTTTCCAGTAAAGTTTATAAAATTCAAAATATAGAGAGAGATCTATGAAGAAAACAGCCAGACATTATGTGGATAATTTTACGTTTACTAAAGCTCTTGTTGATTATGATAAAGAGTGTAAATTATTGGAAGCTCAAAATTTACCAATCAATAAACCTAGTGATTATATAGGTAATTGTGTCCTTCTTATCTGTCATCATTTATCATATAGATATAATTTCTCAAGATATTCATGGAAACAAGAAATGGTTGCTGATGCCATTTTTACTTGTATAAAGGCTGTTCGTAAATTTGATCCAGAAAAATCAAATAATGCTTTTGCTTATCTTACTAGAATAGCATTCAATGCCTTTGTAGGTAGGATCAATATAGAGAAACGTCATACAGACACAAAAAATATGGTACTTTTCAATATTGATATTGATGATTTTATGTCCAACTCTTTTGATTCTGATGGAGCTCCCAAATATAATGAAATGGTCAAATATCTAAACGATATGGGACTCCAACATATTACAGAGAAAAATCTACCAAAAGCTAGAAAGAAAACAATTAGAAAAGTTCCCGTTTATGAGGGTAATACCTTAGATTCTTTTCTTGACAAAGAATAAATATTGTGTTATATTACTAGTTTAGATGAGTCCTGTTTGGAGGATAGCTCAGGCAGAGAGATAATATGTTTTGTATACTAGCATATAGTCAACAAATTCAATTGCTTAGAAGAGAGGTTAGGTAGTTATATGAAGATATTGTTTGTTGGAGATTTACATTTCGGAGTTAGGAATGACAGTGATTTTTTTATACAAATACAGAAAGAATATTTTCGGGATTTCTTTTTTCCTTATGTGAAGAAAAACAAAATAAAACATATAATTTTTCTTGGTGATGTTTTTGATAAAAGAAGATATGTCAATTATAAAACTCTAAAACATATCCGGAAGAATTTTGTTTCTGGATTATTGGAAATGGATGTAACTTGTCATTTTATTGTGGGAAATCATGACACATTTTTCAAAAATACATTATCTCTAAATGCGTATGGAGAAATATTCCCTCGTCCTATGCCAGTCAATTTCTTTGTATATTATGAACCTAAAGAAATAAAGATTGGTAAAACTTCTCTGTTGATGTGTCCTTGGATCAATAATGAAAATGAAAAAGAAATCAATGAAGCTATAGAATATTCCTCTTCTGATTTATGTATTGGACATTTTGAAATCAACGGTATAATAATGACAAAAGGGATATCATGCTCTTCTGGTATTACTCCAAAACTATTCCAAAATTTTGATAGAGTTTTCTCTGGACATCTTCATGGTCCTTCAGAAAAAGATAATATCACCTATGTTGGATCTCCTATACAATATAATTGGAATGATTATGGAGATCCAAAACGTCTGATAGAATTTGATACTACCTCAAAAGAATATAAAAATGTTGAATTTTCAAAATCTCAACTTTTTGAAAAGTTGTCATATGATGATTCATATGAAGGATATACTCCTGTTCCACCCAATAATCTAAAAAATAAATTCTTGAAATTATTTGTTGTGAAGAAATATTCTCCATTGGTATTTGAGAAGTATTGTAATACAATAAGGAATCAGAATCCAGAAAATTTTGAAATTATAGAATCATCTTCATATTCGGATGATTCTGTTGCTCCTGATGATATGATGGAAAGAGGCACAGAAGATTTGATAAATGAGACAATTGATGAAATAACAGAAATTTCTCCAATCCAGAGAGATGGACTAAAAAGATTGATGAGTGAATTACATTTAGAAGCAGAGGCATTGAGAAAAATATGATAGTGTTTGAGAGAATCAGTTTCAAAAATTTATTATCTGTTGGGAACACTCCAGAAGAAATTTCATTGAATGATTATAAAAATACCATAGTCTTTGGTAAAAATGGTGCAGGAAAAACAGTTTTATTAGATTCTATAACATTTGTTTTATATGGAAAACCCTTCAGAAAAATAAAAACTGGTCAATTAGTAAACAATATCAACTCCAATGGAACAGTAGTAAAAATAAATTTTCATATTGGAGAAAATTCTTATAAAGTTGTGAGAACTATAAAACCTAATTCTTTAGAAATATGGGTAAATGATGAATTACTTCCTCAAGATGCTTCTGTAAAAAATTACCAATCCATATTAGAAGATCAAATTCTCAAAATAAATTACAAGAGTTTTATTCAAATTGTTATTTTAGGTTCCTCTAGTTATGCACCTTTCATGACATTGCCCAATACAGCAAGAAAAAATATCATTGAAGATCTTCTGGATATCTCTATTTTCAGTTTGATGAATAAATGCCTAAAGGATAGAACAAATATACACAAAGAAAATAGATTAGAGTTGAAATCTAAATTATCAACATTGAAAAGAGAATATACCATACATAAAGAACATCAAGACGAGGCTGAAGCAGATATATCCGATCAATTGAAGCAAATTGAGTCAAGAATCAAAATATATTTGGATGAAAATGTTGATTCACAACTAATAAAAGATTCTTTGAAACTAGAAATTCCCTTGAATAATGAGGATGAAATCCAATTAGGAAAGGATGTAGATAAATTTAGAGAATATGAAATCAAAATAGAAAGTAAGTTATCTAGATTAGAAAATGATATGAGTTTTATAGAGGATAATAATAATTGTTCCAAATGTGAACAAGCCATATCTGAAGAATATAAAGAACAAAAACGCAATGAAGGTAGACAAAAAGTTCTTGAATTCAAAAAAGGCTTAAACCAAATATCTCCTAAATTGAAAAACCTTAGATGTAGACTAGAAGATGTGAAAAAATCTCAGATTGAGACTAGAAGAATCAAGAAAGAGATTTGGAGTTGCGAAACATCCATTGAAATGAATAATGGATATTTGAAAAATCTGAATGAAGATAAAAAAGATTTAGAGAATAAAGAACTCCAGGTATCAAATTTTGACTTGATGGCTTTTGGTGATAAAATTTCTCAGAAGAAAGGAGAGATGGATAGGATAGTAGAGAAAGCAGAATTGTTGAAAATAGCAAATACCTTATTGAAAGATGATGGAATAAAAACTAAGGTAGTGAAATATTTTCTTCCTATGATAAATCATTTACTCAATGGATATTTAGAAAAAATGAATTTTCCAATCTCTTTTGAGTTTGATGAATCTTTCAATGAGAGAATTAGTTCAGCAAATAGGACATCTTTTAGTTATGGTTCCTTTAGTGAAGGAGAGAAAACAAGAATAAATTTAGCTCTCTTATTCACATGGAGAGAAATATCCAAAATCAAAAATTCCGCAGCGACTAATTTACTCCTTATGGATGAAATTCTAGATTCTTCATTAGATGGAAGTGGATTAGACGATTTCCAGGAAATTATAAAAACCCTTGAAGATACAAATATCATAATTATAAGTCATAGGACCGAAACAACATCCGCTTCTTTTGATAGATCTATTGAGGTGATGAAATCAGGAAACTTTACCAAATATATCATAGAATGAAATTAGATGTTGACTTTTTATTCTATACATGTTATAATTACATATACCAAATGAGAAATACCAATTTAATATGAGGTTAGAATTATGTCTGAATTAGAAAATATTGGAGATGAGAATTTGATTGATTTTGAAGCAATTCTCAAAAATTCACTAAATGGAAAAACAACAAATAAGGATACTTCAATTCTTATTCGTCTTCTTGCCTCTGAAAGAATTTCCTTAATTGTGAAAGATATTCCTACCGCAATGTTTGATATAGAAAATAAGGTGTTATATATTCCTAATTGGAAAGATATCGGTACATCTTTGAAAGATATGTTCATTGGTCATGAAGTAGGCCATGTCTTATTTACTCCTAATGATGAAACTCCTTGGAAAGGCGCTATTAGAGTTATAGAAGACCATAGAGTTGATATGCTGATCCAAAAAAGATATCCTGGCTTCAAAAAAGATTATAACGAAGGAGCAAAAGAACTCATTTCAAGAGATTTCTTTCAGATTGACGGTAAAGAAATCAATGAAATGAGCTTTCTCAATAGATTGAATCTTTACAGTAAAACAAATATTGATATCAATTTTTCTGATGAAGAAATGTTTTATGTCGGAAAAATGGATAATATTCTCACTTATGAAGATTCAAAAGAATTGGCCAGAAAAATTGATACTTGGTTGAATGAAGAATCCACTGAAGAATCCACTGAAGAATCCACTGAAGAATCCGGTGAAGAAAATGATGATCTTTCCACATTAGATAATATGGAAGATTTTTCAGCAAGTAAAGTTCGTAGAGTTTTGGATGAGGAAGCCTTTTTAGATGGAAAACAAGATATAAAAGAGTTTGATATCTTGGAAGGTATTCGGAACATTAGTCGTTATCAAGGAGGATTGAAGTCTGCTTATTTGAAATCAATTTCAAAATATGTTGGTTCTCTAGTAAAAGAATTTGAAATGTTGAAGCAATCTGAGGAATTCAAAAACACAAAGATTAGTAAAACTGGTATTCTTGATCTGAATAGACTTATAAATTATAAAACTTCCGATGATATTTTCTTATCAAAGGAAATATCCACTGCTATAGTTCAAAACCATAGAGTTTTAACGTTTATAGATTTATCAACTTCTATGAAAGGTGGAAATATAAAGTATGCTTTAGATCAAGCTTTTAAATTGGCTCTATTTTTGAAAAGAGTTGGTGTGAAATTTACTATTTATGGTTTTGGTGGCCGTCCGTTCATTACAAACGATGGAATTGGAGAGATGGAAATATCGGAAAGAGGGAGAGAGAATGTTCCTATAATGTTTTCTGATAAAATGTCTATTGTTGATATCAATGAAAGGATTAGTCTCTTGAAGAAATTAAAAGTTAAGCAACTTCTCCTTGGAGCAACTCCTTTGTGTTCTACTATAGCCTTTTTGATCAAAAAAATATCTAATGAATTTTGTAATGAAAAGTTATCAATAATCTTTCTCACTGATGGAGATGCGACTGACGGATCAGATCATTCCATTTGGTTTAGGGGTAAACGTTATGATATTGATGATTATTCCTGTGATACTTCTAAAATGTTGAACATTCTTAGAGATATGAAAGAGGTCCATTCTGTAGTTGGTGTTTTCATTTCTTGCGACTTTGGTAGTTCTTTTTGGAGACTTAGAGGTCCATTTAGAGAAATGTTTGCCAAGAAAGAGAAACATATTACTCGGGAAGAGTTTGATAGTTCAATAAAAAAAGATGGAATGCTTTCTGCTGAAAATACTGAATATGGATATTCTAAATATATTTTTGTTCCTATTCCAAAAAAAGTTTCAAAAATAAATGGTTCCTCAGGAGAAGAAGTTTTAGATAGTTTCAAAAATAACCTAAGGAGTGGTATCATAGAAAAACTAATGGGGAAATCAATTATTCAAAGTATTGCCTCATAAAGTGAAAATAAATGTATTTTAGAGTTGACTTCTCATTCTATACATGTTATAATAGTGTATAGCAAATGAGAAATATCTAATTCAAAATGGAGATTCAAAATGAGTGTACTTAAAAGCGATATTACTGTTTCTGATTTTCTTGATAAATGTTATGAAGTTTATAGAGATAATTCTGTAACCCCTAAAGAAATAGAAGATATATCAAGAAGTTTAGGAGTCAGAAAGCCAGATTATGGTCCTTTTCTGAAACCTTTTAGAGTAGGCAGAGGAGAATATAAATTTAGATCCTCTTTTTCCTTCTCTAAAAACCCAACATTACGATTTTTATCAAATAAATGTACAGTCCAAGAGCCTGTTTCTTTACCTGTTGAAAAGAAAGCAGTCTCTCCTAATGAAGTTGAACCAGAAAGAATTCTTGATTATAATCAAACAGGAGTTGCCATCACTTCTGCTATTCGTCAAGGAGATAATATTATCCCCGAAAAAGATAATATGTTTGTTCCTTATGGTATTTTCGGAGATTTGAATAAAATTATCAAATCAAGACAATTTCTTCCAGTATATGTTTCAGGTGAAACTGGTATTGGTAAAACTTTAGCAACTATTCAATCATGTGCTAGAAACAAGAGGGAATTGATTCGTTTGAATATCACCGTAGATACTGATGAAGCTGATCTCATGGGATCTTTCCAATTAGTTGATGGAAATACTGTATTTGTAAAAGGTCCAGTTGTTGAGGCGATGGAGAGAGGAGCGATTCTTCTCCTTGATGAATTGAGTGTGGCTCATCCTTCTAGAATCATGGCAATTCAGGGAGTTATTGAAGGAAAATCTACATTTCTCAAAAAAGCTGGCGTTACTATTACTCCAAAAGAAGGATTCAATATTATCGCAACAGATAACTCCCTAGGTAGAGGATCATCCGATGGTCGTTATATTGGATTGAATGTATTGAATGAAGCTTTTCTTGATCGTTTTATTATCACATTGATTCATGGATATCCTTCAATCAAGAAAGAAACAGAGATTTTGAATAATTTTGCTAAAACTATTCCCAATCATAAAGTTGATACAGAATTCATTGATCATCTTTGCTCTTGGGGTTCTATTATTCGTAAAACCTATAATGAGGGAGCTATTGAGGATGTAATCTCAACTCGCCGCCTTGTGAGTATTTATAATGTGTTCTCAATATTTGATAATAAAGTGAAATCCATCAAAATGAGTATTAGTAGATTTGATGAAATTGTAACCAAATCCTTTATCAATCTCTACTCTAAAATTGATGAGGGTGTAGATTTTTCAGAATATATTGAAAACGAGGAGAATAATGATGAAAACTAAAATTACTTGTGAGTATTATTGTAGTGGTAATTATTGGAGAAGCTTAGAATCAAAAGGTGTAAAACCCACAGGTCGTTGGGGTATGATAGACGATCTTATAACTTTTGAAATTGAAAGTACTAGCTTTTTTGGATTGATCAAAAGTAAAAAATGGCTGGCTGATACCGAAGTCCGATTTTTAGATATGTTCCTTTTTGATTCAAAGAAACATCTTGACAAATGATTGAAATTGTTGTATAATAACTGAAGGAAACAATATAAATTTAACAGAGAGAATTATTATGGAAAATGTGGTATTATCTGAATCTACTATCAAAATTTTGAACAATTTTGCTTCAATCAATCCTTCTATTTTTATTCGGCCAGGGAATAAACTTATCACTGTAGCTGAAAATAAAGTGATTGTAGGACAAGCAGAAGTAAAGGAAACATTCCCTGTAGATTGTCCTATCTATGATCTATCAGAATTCCTCAACACAGTAGACTTGTTCAATGAACCTGTTCTGGATTTCTCTACATCTGATATGGTCTATATTAGAGAGGCTAAAAGTAAAAAATCTGTAGCTTATCGGTTTGCTGATCCAAGTATTATTACTACAGTAAATAAAGAAATTACAATTCCTCAAACTAATGTAAATTTCATTCTGGATAAAGATGAATTTGTCCGTATGAATAAAACTGCTAGAGTTCTTCAACTTGATAATATGGTTATCACCGCTGCCAATGGTGGTCTTGCTGTAACTGTAGAATCTGTTGGTAATCCTACTGGAAATAATTATACTGTAACCATTGATACTGAAGATGTTCCGGAGGATGATTTTTCTCTTGTATTTCGTATGGAAAATATGAAAATGTTGGATATGGAATATGATATTGGTATTCATAAAAATATTATTGCTCATTTCAATAATCCTGTAGTCCAGTATTATGTTGCTCTTGATTCTATTTCTGAGTATGGAGAATAAAAATGAGTGAACATTTCCTTTGGATAGAAAAATATAGACCGACAAAGGTAGGAGATTGTATTCTATCTAAAAAAATGAAAGATGAACTCCAAGCTCAAGTTGACTCAGGAGATATCCAGAATATGCTCTTTCATGGCCCAGCAGGTACAGGAAAAACCTCAATTTCTAAGGCCATAGCAAAAGAGATTGATGCTGATTGTATCGTTATAAACTGTTCTGATGAACGTGGTATCGATCTTCTCCGAGTGAAAATCAAACAGTTTGCCTCTACCATGAGTCTTGGAGGTAATAAAAAACTTGTTATCCTTGATGAGTTTGAGAATACTACAAAAGATCTTCAACTTGGTATGAGGAATTTTCTTGAGGAATATTCTAAAACCACTAGATTTATTGCTACTTGTAATTATCCTTCAAAGATCATTCCGGCTCTCCATTCCAGGTTTGCTTCATATGATTTCAATGTTCCATCTGCTGAGAAAATGACTTTAGCAAAAGAGTTTTTTGATCGGGTAGAGGGAATTCTTATTGAAAATGGAATTGAGTATAATAAACCTGTTCTTGGTGAGTTTATTGCCTCAACATTTCCAGACTTTCGGAAATGTTTGAATGAGCTTCAGAAATATAGTCTCAATGGAAATATAGATGAAGGTATATTTGCTAGAGTAAAATATAAATATGAAGATTATATTGAGGCTTTGAAGAAAAAAGATTTCAAGAAATCCCGAATATTTATTGGAGAGAATGATCTTGGTGAGGGTTTCTTCACAGGATTATATGGAAAATTATTGAAGGAATTGGATCCTGGTAAGATACCTCAAATGATTCTGATTATAGCGGAGCACCAATATAAGTCAACCTCTGTAGCTGATCCTGAGTTGAATTTAGCATCCATGACAATTTCCCTTATGGCTGAGTGTTTTTAGGAGATTATTTTGAAAAAGGAAATAGGAACATTTGATTATATTACCGATATTTGTCAGAAGAATTTGAATATCACTGATTTTAGTAAATATTCAAAATTTCTTGTTTTGAGGGGGTTGAGTAATTATTATGATACAGTATTATTGGCAAATGAAATGAATTTATATCCCAATATTCCAGGTGAATATCAATTCCATTTCTTGAAAAGTTTGATAACAAAAAAGAAGAGATGGAGTAAATGGTCAAAGAAGAAAAAGGTTGACAATATAGAAATAGTGAAACAATCATATAAAGTGAGTGACGATAAGGCTATAGGTATCCTTGAATTACTTAGTCCAGATCAATTAGATCAACTAACATATAACATGAGACATGGTGGAAGAGGTAAGAAATGAAAGAAAAAATGAAAGTATCAGAATGGTATGAAAATTTCGCTCTTGAGGTAGAGCTTGAGGAAGGAAACTTTCTCAAAATCAAAGAAACCCTAACAAGAATTGGAATAACATCAAAAAAAGATAAATCTATTTTTCAATCTTGTCATATTCTTCAGAAAAAGGGAAAATTTTATATTGTACATTTTCTTGAATTATTCGCTCTTGATGGAAAAGAAACGTCTATATCAAAAGATGATATTATAAGACGAGATTCTATTATTATTCTTCTTCAAAAATGGGGATTATTGAAAGTTATTGATGAACCAAAACTTTCTGAAAAGTCTGTATTTGTTAGAGTGATTCATTTCAATGATAAAGAAAATTGGAATTTAGTTCCAAAGTATTCTATTGGATCTGATAATAAACCAAGAGGAGAGAAATAATGAAATTGAAATGTTATAAAATAAATGAAGAAGCAAAACTTCCAACATATGGATCAACATATGCCGCTTGTTTTGATATTTCTGTTTGTTTACCTAAAGGTGGAATGCCAGTATTAGTTGATAAAAATAGAACAGCTTTAGTGAATGGTGAGGATTCTTCTAGATATATTGTTATTCATCCTGGAGAGGTTGCTCTAGTTCCTACAGGACTTATATTTGATATTCCAGAAGGATACCAAATGAAGATTTTACCTAGGTCAGGTCTAGCATGGAAAAATAGTATTACAGTTTTGAATAGTCCAGGTACAATTGACGAAGATTATTATAATGAAACTTTCGTTCTTTTATATAATTCTTCAAGAAATTTACCTTTCAGAATTCAACATGGAGATAGAATTGCTCAAGGCGAAATAATGAAATGTAATATGATACAGTTTGAAGAGATATCTGAATTGGAATTGGGTATATCTAAAGAACTTCTAGAATCCTCTAGAGATGGTGGATTAGGTTCCACTGGAATGAAATAATAAAAAAGTAAAGGAGAATTTATGAAAATTGGTGAAATGTTAGAATGTATTATTGAAGGACTGAAATGCGCTAGATCCGGTTGGAACGGTAAAAATCAATTCGTTGTTTATATGTCTGCTCTAAATCTACCACCTTTCAATACCCAAGATACAAATAGGAAGGTTAATGATAGGACTGCCAAGTGGATTGGAGAAGATAAACCCTTAAATTCTCAACCATATATTGCTTTATATAATACTCAGGGATTATGGCAACCTGGTTGGGTTCCATCTATATCCGATCTCCTAGCTGAAGATTGGGAGGTTGTATAATGTTTAGAATGGAAGATATTGGAAGAATTTGCTATTTAGCAAATAAGATGTATTGTGAATCTATAGGAGATAAATCCCAAACATCTTGGGCTTTGTGTGGACCAGAAATTCAAAAATCTGTTGTAAATGGTGTTAAATATAGACTTGTAAATCCTCTTGCCACTCCAGAAGGAACTCATGAGAATTGGTACAAATACAAGAAAGATCATGGATGGGTATATGGAGAAGTGAAAGATGGTGAAAGGAAAACCCATCCTTGTATGTTACCATATGATGAATTGCCTATAGATCAAAAAATTAAAGATGATATTTATGTTTCTGTCTGCGATGCTATGATTCCATTTCTTGAAAAATAAGAGTTGATATTTTTCTTGAATTATGTTATATTGAAGGAAACAATATTATTTTATTGTTTCCTTCAATTCGTTTTTAAGGAGTATATATGTCCAATTTCACATTCGTGGGTAAAAGGGGGAATTCCTTCCTTGTCAGAGAAGTATCAAAGTCTTGTCGCAAAACTCATAAAATAAAAAGCTCAAATTTATCTCTATATTTGCCATCAAAAGAGGAATCTGAATATAAATCTTTTGATGGGAAAAGAAATCTGGAGAAGGTTGAGTTTGATTCTATTATAGATATGAGAGAGTTCATAGAGGATAATGGAGGAATTTCAAATTATCCTTTATATGGACAATCAAATCCGGTGGCTCAATGTATAGAAAATCGTTTCGGTAAACAAACATTTGATATAAATGATTATCTTATATATGTTATTGATATTGAAACTGGTAGAGATCCAGAAAGGGGATATGCTCCTTCTATGGAACCTTTCAATGAAATAACTCTAATCCAACTTCATAATAGCAAGACAAATACATATATTGTTTTTGGTACTGAACCTAATTTCACTCCAAATAAAATGGAAGGAAAGAATATTGTTTATCGTTCTTGTGAAGATGAAAGAGAAATGTTGTTGAAATTTGTTCAATATTGGATGGGAGATTATCCGGATATCATTACAGGATGGAATATAGATTCATATGATATGACCTATATATCTAATCGTTTGTTGGTCGTGTTTGGAGAAGAAAAAGGAACGAGTCTACGAAAGAATCTTAGTCCATTCAATAATGTTTGGATGAGAGAAGTGAAAAATTCATTTGGACAAAAAGAAGAGAAATGGACATGGACAGGAATAGTTTGTCTTGATTATCTGGCTCTATATAAAAAGTTTTCTCAAAACAGTAGAGATTCATATAAGTTGGATAATATTGCCAATCTTGAATTGGGAACAAAGAAAATTGATTATTCTGAAGTTGAAAATCTTGAAGTTTTGAGATTGACAAATTATCCCAAGTTTGTAGAATATGGTATCATTGATTTAGATCTTATTCTTGACTTACAGAAAAAATTGAAATTTCTCAATATTGCTATATCTCTTTCTTATAAAGCTGGTATCAATTTGGAAGATTCTATGGGAACAGTAGTTCTATGGGAAACAATGTTTCATAATAGATTATCAAGAGATAAAAAATTTATACCAATTGAACGACCCAAAAGACCTCATGTACCATATATTGGAGCATATGTACAAGATGTTGTCCCTGGTAGATATGATTGGATATTGAGTGTAGATCTTGCTTCATTGTATCCTCATTGTCAGATGCAATCCAATATCTCTCCTGATAAATTGATTGAAAATCCTCACCAAGAGTTATTGGATTTTCGGGATCAATTGAATAGTCAACCTATAAATGATCCTATTCATGGAAAAGTCTTAGGTTCTATAGATATGTTGTTACATAAAAAGATGGATACTTCTATATTACGCAAGTATCAGGTATCTTTGACACCTAATGGACAATTCTATAAAAAAGATGATATTGGCTTTATTCCTAAAATTCTTAAGGAAGTTTATGCTGAAAGAAAAGCCATAAAGATAGAAATGATCAAAAAGAAACAAGAGTTGGAAGATACAACAGATCCTATTTCAAAACATAAATTGGATTTTGAAATATCTGCTCTTGATGCTGAACAGATGGCATTGAAAATTATGATTAATAGCGCATATGGAGCATTAGGAACAAAATATTTCAGATTTTATGATCCAAGAAATGCTGAAGCGATTACTTCATTGGGTAGAGTAGCAATCCAATGGGTGGCAAGGGATATCAATAATTATATAAAAAGTATTGTTCCTGATATTACTACCGATTCTGTTGTATATACAGATACAGATTCAAATCTCATTTGTCTTTCTCCTTTAGTGGAGAAATTCTTCAAGGGGAAATCAAATGCTTTCATTAGGGATGCTTTAGTTTCTTTTGGTAAAGAAAAACTTCAACCTATTATGGATGAAAGTTACAAGAAGTTAGCCATATATCTCAACTCTTATGAACAAGCAATGATCATGAAAATGGAAGTTGTTTCAGATAAAAATATCTTCCTCTCCAAAAAGAGATATATAATGTCAAAGTTGTGGGATGAAGGAGTGACTTTCACTGAACCTAAAATGAAAATTATGGGTATAGATGCTATCAAATCATCTACACCACCTCTTTGTAGGAAATATTTGACAGATATTATCAAAATCATTTTACATGGAGATGAGGAATCTGTCCAAGATTTTGTAAAAGATTTCAAAGAGAAATTTTATTCTGCTGATATTTCAGAAATATCATTCCCTAGGTCAGTAAATAACATGGAAAAATATGAAGATTCTATGTTGATATGTAAGAAAGGAACTCCTATTGCTGTTAGAGGAGCTCTTGTGTATAATCACTTCCTCAATAAACTGAATATCACAGAAATTGAAACAATTAAAAGTAGGGATAAAGTTAAGTTTATTTATTTGAAAATTCCTAATCATTATAAACATAATGTGATTTCATATGTAAATTCTATACCGAAAGAATTCCCTCATGTTCCTATTGATTATGATATCCAATTTTATAAATCCTTTTTGAAACCTGTGGAGGGTATTCTAAATCCTATCGGATGGGAACATGAAAAGACAAATACATTAGAATCATTTTTCAGTTGACAAGTGATATCTAATATGTTATAATGATTGAAATGATTCTAATATAAGGAGAATGAAATGCTAAAGGAAGATAGTTATCCTCAAGAGGGAAATTTGGTTACAAGGGCAAGGACTAGAGTAGCTGATGAGATTATGGAAGAGTTGGATGATATGGCAGAATATTCAGATAATTTATCTGATATGGTAGGAGAGAGATTGTCGCCTATTAGTAGGCAAAATAATAATAAAGTTCTGGCTGAAAAAGATAAAGTATTACTAGAAGAATATCCTCCATTGTTTGATGAAATGAGAACTCTCATGGTAAGGATCCAACTAAATCTTACCAGAATTGAAGCTTCTATGGGGAGATTAGAGATATGAGTAATTTTTTGAAAGGAATGTTGAAATCTACAGGAAATATATATGGCGGAATAGCATCTGAAGGATTAGTTGCTGGAGATATCACAGGATATCTTGATACAGGATCGTATCGTCTAAATGCTCTTGTCTCTGGATCTGTGTTCAAAGGTTGGCCACGAGGTAAAATTAGTATCCTTGGAGCACCTTCAGGAACAGGAAAAACCTTTTTACTTTTATCAGCTATCAAAGAGTTTCTAAATGCTGAACCTGATGGAGCTGTTATTCTTTTTGAATCTGAATCAGCTCTTACAAAAGATATGCTAGTTCAAAGAGAAATTGATATTGATAGAGTTTTGATTTTACCTATTGTAACTGTGGAGGATTTGAAATTTCAAGCAGTTTCTATTATAGATAGATATCAAGCAACTCCAGAAGATGAAAGAATTCCTATTCTCCTTGGTCTTGATTCAATAGGTATGTTATCAACAGAAAAGGAAATTGGTGATGCTTCTGATGGAAAGGCTACTTTAGATATGACCCGAGCAAAAATGCTCAAAGCAGTATTTCGTATCCTTACTTTGAAATTGGGTCTATGTGATATTCCTTTCTTAGCCACCAATCATACTTACCAGGAACTTTCCCTCTATCCTAAAACCATCCAAAGTGGAGGAACAGGATTAGTTTATGCTGGAAGTACAATAATGGCGTTTTCTAAGGCCCAAGAAAAAGAAGGAAAGGAAAAAGTTGGGGCGATAATCACAGCAACTCTTCAGAAAGGTCGTCTAACAAAAGAAAACTCTAAAGGTAAATGTCTTATCAATTTTGAAAATGGTTTAGATCGTTATTTTGATTTGATTGAACCAGCCGTGGAATCAGGAATTTGGCAGAAAGATGGTAAACGTTTTATAACTACTGTAAATGAGAAACCTGTTTGGGCAAAGACTATAGCTAAAGATCCTGAAACATATTTTACCAAAGAAGTATTAGAAGCTATTGATAAAGTTTTAGCGAGACAATACCTTTATGGAATAACTAAAACAGAAGATGAAAATTTTGATGAATTAGATGGAGAAGAAATTGACCACTGATAATGGAAGAATAGAAACTATTATCATAAATCAACTCATATTCAATCGGGAATATTTCTCCAAATGTGTACCTTTTATCTCAGAAGAGTATTTTGACCTCAGACCAGAAAAGATAATTGTCAAACATATTGAATCATATTTTCAGAAATATGATTCAAGGATTCCTGATCCTTCAGTTCTGAAAGTGATGTTAGAACAAGATACCACTATTGGAGAGAAAGAAATTGGAGAAATAAATGAATATGTTGATAATCATTGTTCCTCTACAGGAAAATATGATTATGACTGGTTATTGATAGAAAGTGAATCCTTTTGCCAAGAGAAAGCAGTTTATAATGGTATAGTTGATTCTATCAATATTATTGAAGGAAGAGACAAGAATAGGAATAAAGAGGGTATTCCTGAAATATTGAGCGATGCCCTTGGTGTTAATTTTGATGTGAATATTGGACATGATTATTTTGGTCATGCTAAAGAAAGATTTGAATCTTATAATAATGCTGAAGCCAAGTTTCCATGTGGTCTAGAAATGATTGATAAAATCACTCATGGCGGGTTTGAGGAGAAGACGATAAATCTATTAATTGGGGGCCCTGGCTGTGTTTTTTTCAAGACTAAAATACATGTCAGGATCACTGGGAAATAATATTTAGTGTATTTCCCTTGTTATCCATAATCCAGATGATATGATCATAGTCAAGATCAATACAAAAATTGTGTTTTGCTATGTTCATATCGTAATGTAGTTTTAAGGTCCATTCAGATTTTATTTCTATCATTATCCGGTAGATGAAGATTGTACTTTTGAAGAATTCAAGGAGAGGATGAGTATAATGGCAATTGATTTGATAAAATTTGTTGATAAAAAGCTATAGAGATAATATATGGAAAAAGATATAGAAATACATGAAGTAAAGGAATTGTTGGAACATGGATATAAAGTTGAGGTCTCTTCTCCTAACGGTTTTGTGGAGATTACAGATTTTATAGAAAAGGGATATTTTGAGGTATATCATCTAAACACTTTCACTAAAAAAATAGGATGTAATATAAATCACAAATGGTTGACTTCTGAGGGATTCAAGAAAACTTCGGAATTACTAGATGGACCATTTCTTGTTGCTGGAGAGGATGAAAAGTTTATTCCTGCCCATATAACAAAATCTGATAAAATAGAAAGGATTGTTGACGTTACAGTTGACCATCCTTCTCATACATATTTCACTGATGGAATCGCAAGCCACAATTCCTGTAAAACTTTGACAATGTGTTCTATGGCTACTCATTATCTCCAACAGGGATATGATGTCCTTTATATCACCATGGAGATGGCTGAAACCAAAATTGCCTCTAGAATTGATGCCAACTTGTTGGATGTTGATATCAATCGTGTTACTGGTTTATCTGAACAAGATTTCATGGGAAGAATAAATTTAGTCAAGACGAAAGGTATGGGACAATTAGTTATCAAAGAATATCCTACTGGCTCTGCTCATTGTGGTCATTTTGATTCATTGATGAAGGAATTGAAGATAAAGAAGAATTTTGTTCCAAAGATTATTTTTGTTGATTATTTGGGTATTTGTTCGTCTAAATTAGTATCTCCTACTGTTGGTATGTATTCATATGTAAAGAGTATTGCTGAAGAGTTGAGATCGTTCATGGGTAAACATAATGCTGTTGGATTTTCTGTTGCTCAATTCAATAGAGGTGGAACAAATAATACCGATGCTGATTATAGTAATATTGCGGAGAGTACAGGAATCCAACAGACGGCAGATTTCATTGCTGGTTTAATCCTTACTGAGGAGCTAGAAGAAAAAAAGGTCATTTTGGTGAAACAAATCAAGAATAGATATGGAGATGTTGCCCATTATAAAAAATTCTTGGTTGGTCTTGATAAAACAAGGATGAGAGTATACGACACTGAACAAGATTGGGATGAAGATAATGATTCTGTGGATGATGAAGATGATATTCCAGAATTTGACAAGGCAACTAAAGGTAGAACCTTAGAAAAAGATGGACCTATGATGGGTGGAATAAGTTTCTAACTTCCGTAAATATGAACCTGAGGATCTTTCACTCCTGTGATTGAGTCCTCAAGTTCATTCCTATGGATAAGCACCTCTCCTTTTCCTGTGGAAAATCTTCCTTCAATAATAATATCTCCTATATGAACCTTATCGTGACATGAGGAACATATTACGGCTATATTATTGGATGAGTTTGATCCGCCATATCTTTTGGATTGGATATGATGTTTATTTATTACCTTGAATTTTTCTGAACAAATTTCACACAAAGACATTTTATCTCTCTTTTAGTATTGACTTCTCATTCTATATATGTTATAATTACTTATGACGAAAACAAAAAACATAATCATTATTTCTATCTTAGTTATTTCAGCTATCGTTTGTAATGGAATGAGTAAAAAAGTTATGTATTATGTTGATGAATCAAAACCTATTTACACAACATGGAGAACAATATGAGAATATCTGAGTTGATCAAAAATCTTGAGGTTTCTTTATCTTTACATGGAGATCTTGAATGTGTTATTATTCCACAGAACACTTCAAGAGTTGTAGATGTCCAGATTGCCACGGAACAAGTAGCGGAAGAATTTATGTCTGAGGAAGATATTCAAATATTTGATGCTGAAGATTTAGATAAGTTTCTCACTATTGAAGGAGAAATAGTGTAAATAAGTGTTGACTTCTCATTCTATACATGTTATAATAGTGTATAGCAAATGAGAAATACCTAATTCAAAATGGAGATTCAAAATGAGTAGATATAAAACGAAAAATAAGCATATAAGCCTTATTCGCCAAGGAGACACAATTTTACATAATGGAGAGGAAAGGACCGTATGTGATAGTGATATATTGATAAGTAGTTTTATGGGTATTTCTATATTTGGAGATTCCTATTCTATGGGAAGAAAGTTGGTAAAGGAAATAACATACTTTTAAAAAGGATAATGATAATGAAAGACTTAGAAAAGAAAGTTAAACGATTGTTGATCAAATGGGGAAATTCTGAAGATTCTGTAAATAAAATGATTTCTGATAATTATACTCAGGCTGTAAAAATGTATCCAGAGGCAAGAGCCGCAAAAATAGCTGAGGTTATTAGCTCCTTAAGATAATTATTGATTTTCAGCAAGGTCAAGTACTGAAGTGAAGTCTATCCCATTAGAACTGATAATATAATGAGGATGAGATGAGACTATAACGGGTTATCAGATCTGTTGTCTTGAGTAAGTATCAACCCTTACACCTTGCTGAAAATCAATAAATATAAAATAAGTGTTGACTTCTCATTCTATACATGATATAATAGTGTATACAGAATGAAAAACACCTAATTCAATATGGAGATTTTGGAATTTTTGATATGAAAATTGAAAAAGGAAAACTAAATATCATTATTGATGGTCAGTTTGGTAGCACCGGCAAGGGAGTTCTTGCGAGTTATATTGGATCAAAGAACTTTATTGATTTAGCTATAACAAACAGTAGTCCTAATGCTGGACATACATTTTATATAGATGGAAAGAAATGTGTTGTCAAGCATTTACCTGTTTCTGGAATAATCAATAAATGTAGCGTTATTTATCTTTGTGCTGGAGCTATTATTCATCCGAAAACTCTTTTAGATGAAATCAAAAAATTCAATATAGATAAAGATAGAATTTTCATTCATCCTAGAGCCGCAATAATAACTCAAAATGATAAGATTTCGGAGGAGAATTCCAGAGGTATAATGCAAGAAATCTCTTCAACCCAAAATGGAGTTGGTAGAGCATTATCTAGGAAAATAAATAGGACTGCTGATCTTGCTGAGGATATTCCAGAGTTATCCCATTTCATAAGAGATGTTGATGTTGAAGCACTTTTGGATGTAGGATGTAAAGCTCTAATGGAAGTCCCTCAGGGAATGGATTTGAGTATCAATTCAGGATTATCCTATCCTTATTGTACTTCTAGAGAAATTTCTGTTAGTTCTTCATTATCTGATGTTGGAATACATCCTTCATATCTCGGTAAAGTATGTGTGAGTATTAGAACCTTTCCCATTAGAGTTGGAAATCTTGAGGGAGGTAATTCGGGGCCATTTTATCCAGATTCAAAAGAAATTACTTGGGATAATCTTGGTGTAAAGCCAGAATATACAACAAATACAGATAGAATAAGAAGAGTCTCCACATTTAGTATGATACAATACAGAAAAATGTTGAAGAAATTCAAACCTGATTGTATATTTCTAAATTTCTGTAATTATCTTCATCCAGAAGAATTGATGGATTTATTAGAACATCTTCCCGCAGTGACCCATTTAGGATTCGGTAGGGCCAAAGAAGATATATTAGTTCGTAATGGAATTTGAAATAAAAGAAAACCTTTAGGAGGAGAAAATGAAAGTATTCAAATCTAAAATAGAATATGATCCTAGGTCCACTTCAAAAGAGTTAGCTCTATTAACTTCAGAAAGCCAGATAGCTCTGGAAGTAATAAGTTATTTGAGAGGGAAGGAGATTAAGTGGATGAAAGTTCATTCCTATACTAATCCCTTAGAGAATAACTTTCTCAGTGTGGCCAAGACTATAATTAAGATACAGGAATCCTAAAATGTTGTCCATATTGTGAATCTAGATGGTATTTTGCTGTTCAAGATTATGAAACATATTTTGATTTCATTGTTTGAAAATATCAATGTAATACTTGCGATAAACTTTTTGAAATGAATTATAAGTCTTTTTTATGACAAATGGGAGAATGATAATGAGTAACTGCTTGAGAATACAATTCTATGATAATGATTTTTGTTTGATTGCCAAAGGAGCAATGGATGCTATTTCTTGGACTTCACATAAAGAACTGAAAGATTCTGCTAATGATGAATCTATTCTCCTAATGTTTATAAAGCTGATGAATGATCTTTCTGATTGGAGAAAGTCCTTACAAAAGTATGGAATGCCATTCAAAAGAGATCCTAAATATTTTGATGATTGTGATTTGGATAGATTAGAAGAGATTCCCTCAGAAAACAATAATAGTGAATCGGTTATTTACGTTTATAAAACAGGAAAGGTATTTGTATTATGAGTAACAATAGAAAGATCCAAGGAATTTTTCATTTTGATTGCGACGGGGCAGTTTCGGAGATAATTATGAAACGGTTCATTCCCAACATTTATTCTTATAGTTGTGGATATTCTAAGATAGATGCTTGGATCAAGAAATTGAAAAAGAATGATAAAGTTATTGTTGCTGATATTTCTCTTTCTCCAGATCAAGTGGAATCTATTAGAGAAAAAACGGATCAATGGTTCATTATTGATCATCATCAAGATACAGAGGAAATTCAAAATAATTATCCAGATCATGTTCTTTATGCTTCTGATAAATGTGGTGCTGAACTTTGTGTTGATTTTTGTGAAGAGCGATTTCCAGAAACTTTTGATGAATTGTATCGGAAAAACGGAAAAATGAGAGTTCTAGTTATGTTGACTGGTATTTATGATCTATGGAAAACAGATCATGAATTGTTTCCGAAAGCTTACAATCTCAATTATCTTTATTGGGATTTAGTCCATTGGAATTTTGTAAAACGTTTTGCTAATGGTTGGGATGGTTACTCTATATCTGAAGTGGAAACAATCAAGAAAAAGCAGGAAGAAAAGGAAATTCTTTGGAATGAGGCAGAATTTGTTGATATTGATGATAAAACCATCGTTTGTTTGGGTAGTCCTGAAATCACAAATGATCTAACCTTGAGACTTCCAGAAAAGGAATTATTTTTTGCTATTGTCCACCAACATGATGAATTATCTCTTAGAGTCCGGTATTCTGGAGAGACAGGTAATGTAGGAGAGGTTCTAGATGAACTAGAACACATGGAAACAGGAATAGGCGCTTATACTCATAGAGCTGGAGGCCATCCTAAGGCTGGAGGAGCATCATTCTATCCTGAAGCTGATTTAGATTATATTTTTGAGGTCTGTGAGTATATTTTCGAGTATATGAAAAATTCCTCTGATGTTCCATTTTAGGAGAATATGAATGAAAGCTATTATATTGAATAAAAACCAGCGGAAGTTTCTTGAAGCGGCATTGAAAAAGTTTAGGGATGAAGAGGTTACCTTGAAGCAATTGAGAGGATTTTGTAGCTCAAATGATCTTATCCTTTCCCAAACAATTCTCAAGAAATATTGTTCAACAGATAAGCGGGGTAAATATAATCTTTCTGGTTGTGGATTAGATATTCCAGAAGAAGAAAAACAATCAGAAGGTTTAGAAGATTTCTTGAATGTTGAAAATGATACCCTTGGTGATGTTTCATCTTTTGTTGAACGAAAGTCTGTTAAAAATGTAATGAAAAAGGCTCTAAAGACCGAATATAATATCAATAAAGATATGGCTAATCCCATATACGTTGTTATGAATGATAATGAGGTTACAATTAGAGGTGTTTGTGATAATTTTGATTCCGCTTGGAAATTAGTAGATCAAGTATTACATGCTATTCCATCGGTATCTAAAGAAGAAGCGAGGGCTCACCTAGAAAAATATTGTTTTGTGTATTTGAATAGTAATAATGTAAGAAAATTGGTTGCCTCAATTACTGTAAGAGATTTAAACATAAAATAGGAGAATGAATAATGAAAGAGGTAATATCTGCTTTAGCCTCAATTGTGCTGATTATTGGATTTGTTTATGGAATTTATTGGGTAGGTAAAACTGTAAGTTATGCGGTTTTCTATCAGGATATGGTAGAACAAACAATTACTGATATGGTGAAACCTGAATACCTGAAATGATTTTTTTTGTTGACATTATATTCCTAAAATGTTATAAATATAAATATAAATATACAAATTTAACCTTAAAAGGAATATCATGAATAAAATGAAAATAACAACCCTATTAGAAAGAAAAAGTCCTTATGTAATATATCACGATACCTATTCCGGCGCTATTCAAGAAGTTGAAAACTATATGAACAAGAAAAAATTCATTCTTGATCCTGAGGAAATGTCAAGATCTATTGGAATGGGGCCCTCAAAGCCAGGTGCAGGCAAGACAAACAGATTTTCTCTGAAGTTATATAAAACGCAAAAAGATCTTGACAATTTCAAAGAACAAAAAAGACATGTTCATTTTCAAGTGTATGGAATGGGTTCCCTTAATAATCTATCCTCAGATAGGTATGAGCTAAATTGTTACATAAGTTGATTCAAAATGAAAACATATAATGACTTTATGAACGAGAATACTCCTAGGATAAAAAATGGAGTATTCTCACGTGAATTGAATAAAGTAAAATCTAAAGTTGTGTCTAGGGATTTATCACCTCAAAAGTTTACTGATATTATTGCTGGTGTTCTTGATAATTGGTCAATTGAGGTAGATAAATTTGTTGATCCTAATGTAGATTCTGGTACGGTAAATGTAGATGCTGGATTCGTAGAACCTGATGATGAGAGTGAATCTGGAGTAGATTTGAATGTTGTATTTAGTCCTGAAGATAAGACAATTCAATTAGATGCTAAATCTTGGAAGGTATTTGTTAATCTTGTTTCTGATGCTTTGGTGCATGAGTTTCTACATTCTGCCCAAAAATCATCTAGAGGAAGTAAAAGTCAAAGAGAATTGACAGGTAAAGAATTGAAAGGAGTGAACTCTAATGATTCTGATTTTTCTTATTACGGTAATCAAGATGAAATGGAAGCCTTTGCTGTAAATGCCGCATCTGAACTAAAAAGAAAGTTTGGTTCCAAAAAACGTGTAATGAAAAAGCTTTCCAATTATTCAAAAATAACACTAAAAGATTCTCCATCTTTTGATTCATACCTAGAACATTTCAAAAAAGATAGCATTCTCATGAAAAAATTTGTGAAGATGGTTATCAAATATCTATAAGTAATACCAGAACGCAAAATAATAACCTATATTAGGAGATAATAATGGGAACGTCAAAAACTCAACCAGCTGGTTGGATGTATAATAACGGTAATGGATCCACAGCGGTTGGTGATGTAATTGCCACTGAACGAGGATGGGAACTAAAAAATCCTGATGGAGAAAATGAGGTACTTCAATGTATGTCAGGACTTCTTGATGCTGTTGTAAACGCAATTGTCACAGGATATAGTACTCCTGCTGGCGAATATGATGTAACTGCTGGAGACATTGTTTCTTTCTCCTTCTCTTTCAATGAAGCTGTAACAGTTGTTGGAGTACCTCAAATCACTTTCAATGCTAATTCTATTCCTGTGGTTGCTGATTATAGTTTTGTAGAAAGTGATGATAATACTTTAGTATTTGAATGGACTGCTGTAGGATTAGCAGGACCGATTGATACTGTAGTTACTTCAATCTCACTGAATAGTGGAACAATCCAAGATTCTGATTTGAATAATGTTGAACTTTCATTTGCTACTGTTAGGGGATCTGCTTATGTTCAACCTATAGCGACTGTGATAGTATCATAATAGATGATTCTAACTAAAGAAAACTATACATTCTATGCCATGAGGAATTATAATAATTCTTGCGTCAATTCTATTGAAGAGTTTCAAAGTGATTTAAATAGGATTGAATGTATGAAAAGGATATTCGGAAAATATACAAATACTGGCAAGATAAATGTCAGATTGACAATAAATCATTTCATTATTCTAACGAATGTGTTTGGAAAGTTTGCTGTTGATTTGATATATCTTTTGATTTCTGGATATCCATTATGTGTAAATTCTTTATTGCTTTCTATGTCATATCTTGATTTAGAGAAGAATGTGGAATTTGATGTGGAATTATATAGATTGATAAAAGAGGAAATCCGATAATATGTCTACGGCAATTGATACATATTTTGCATATAGGTTAGTAAGAACTATTGCTACTCCTTGGGTAAAACAGCCAGCATATAAGGCAGGAATAATCAATGAAAAAGGTCAGGTAATAAAACCAGCTTCAGAAAGATCTGGCGAAGATAATAAAATTTATAATTCTTTTACAAAATTGGGATTTTCTATTAAGCGAATTATAGAAAAAATGCCTGGTGGTAAAAGTAAAGTTGCTTCCTATGCGTCGGCCATGTTTTTATTGAAAGAAGCATATGAAACTGGTCTATTGAATTCTTTGAATGAAGAAAGTATTGTTATGGTAGCTGGCGCTTTACCTTCAGTAGATTTACCTTTAGATGCTCGTTTAGCTAGAAGAAAAACGAAAAAGAAAAACTCCAATAAAGAGGAAGGAAGAGGAATGAAACTCTTAGATAGAATAAAAAACATATCCATAAAAGATGAAGATATTGATGAGACAGTAGAAACCGTATTCAGGGATGGCAAAAGGATCAAGAGAACTAAACCTAAAAAATCCCAAGCAAATAAAAATTCTGGAATGTCTAAAGCTGCTAGAAAAGTTTCAGCAAGAAAAGCTGCCAAGACAAAAAAGAATAACCCATCTGGACAAAAGAAAGCCCTCAAAAAAAGGAAGAAAACCAATAAGAAGAGATCCCTCTCAGGACTATAATTGTATTGACTTCTAGTTCTATACATGATATAATACATTATGATAAAATCAGACAAACATTATACAAGTGGAGTTTTAGTAGAAGAATGCCTGTCCTTATTGAATATAGAGTCTTTTGATGTGATCATTGAACCTTCTGCTGGTAATGGGATGTTTTTGAAACAATTGCCTGAGAATACAATAGCTTTTGATATTCTGCCAGAAATGGATGGAATTATAGAAGGAGATTTCTTAAAGTCAAAAAGTTTAGTTCCGAAAGGAAAAAACGTGTTGACTGTGGGAAATCCTCCTTTTGGTTATAGAAGTCAGTTAGCTATTGAATTTTTCAATTATGCATCTATCTTCTCTCATACTATAGCTTTCATCCTTCCAAGATCTTTCAGAAAAGTTTATATTCAAAACCAATTAGTTTCTAATTTCCATTTAGTAAAAGATATTGATTTAGAATCTGATTTCCACACGGGAACAACAGCTAGAACATGTTTTCAAATCTGGACAAAATATCCATACAAAAGAAAGAAAATCATATTAGATAAAGAATGTTCAGATTTTAGTATAGTATCTCAAGGAAATTCTTTTGATATATCCAAAGCAGATTTTTCTATTAGAAGAACAGGATGGAAAGATGTGGGCGAGGTATATTCTTCAGAAGAATCTTTACCAATAACACAGTTTATTTTTATAAATAGTAATATTGATATTGATTTATTGAAAGATAGATTATTATCTTTACCTATGATGGAAGTTGCTTTGAATACTTCCATGGCTCCTACTTTCACTATAGGAGAATTATTCACAGAATATAATAAAAAATACTCCTCAAACATATTGAAATTCCTATGAAAAATTTAAACATTTTCTATCTGAAATGACTCTTGTAGACAGAACTCAAGGTTCTTATGAAGCAGGAACAAAAATAAAGTTCTCCTCTTCAATCAATAAAACAGTGAAAGGAGCTTTATTATCTGTTCCTGGTTTTGATATAAAAAATGGTCTTGAAATATCAGATATGTCTATAAATGATATTGAAACTGGTTCAGGAGAGCGTTTCATTTTCTTGAAAAATGGAAAGATCCATATCAAATTGTTTGGCAACTCTTCGGAATTGAATAATGCTTTCAATAAAATGGGAGGCGGAAAGTCAGATACACATAGACTCACAAGAGTAAAAGAAGCCGCTTCCTTGATAGTATTCAAAGCATATCAAGAAGGCGATTCTACTCCATCTTTTGATGAAGTTGAAGCAGATCTACCTTTCTATAATGCGGATCCTAAATTATTTATTGAAAAACATTATACTTCTGCTATTCTCCAATTAACATCTTATAAGAAAATAGGTGTTCTAAGAGGTGGATCTTATCTATTTGAATTTCAAGGAGATAAATTTTCAAAACCAATATACACCTTAGCAAAAAAGTTGTCTGGAATAGGTTCTGCTGATAATTGGAATCCTGCTGATTTATGGATATTCCAACATGGATTCACCGGACAGATTCAAGAAGAGTTATCAAGAATAAACAATATCGCTCAATTGAATTTTTGGATTAGAGAAAATTTTGTCAAGGGAAATTTATGTCCAATATCACTCAAACAAGCATCTGGGAAATCTATCATTGAATTGGTAAATCCCATAAAATATAAAAATAGAAAATTGAAATATGATTTTACGTTATCTTCAATAAAAATTACTCCAACAATGAAAGCAATGTTTATTGAGACTAAATCTGGATATACTCTCAAAACAAACGCAAGAGCTAAAGAGAATGATCCTACTTTATATTTTGAAGGGACATTCACTAAAGAAAATTTCTCTATGGGAGCTATTGGAGCTAAAGAATGGAAACGATACACAAATAATAAATTGAGAAATGGTAAGAAATTTAAATTCAATGATATGGATCTATTCAAAGCAACTTCCATATTTCTCAAATATAAAAAATATATTCAAATAAAAAAATCTGTGGGATTGTTTGATCCAGATTTTGATTCTTTAGGTGATATCCAGAAACGTCTATATATATCCCAAGCAGATGTATTGGAGTTTGTGATGAAAGATTATCATGATGTTATCAAATATTCATTTTTTAGTGCGATGAAAGTAACTGACCTCAACTCTATGTATATTAAGATCAAGTAAAAATACATCTTGACAGACGGAAAGAAATCATGTATAATAGATATACATTGGAGCTAAGGCTTATAGAGAACATCTTTATAGACCTTTTTATTTTAAAAAATAGGAGAAATTATGAGTGAAGAATTTACTGGACTAGGAGAATTTGTAGTCCAGAAAACAGGAAATAGGCAAAGAAAAACGGATATTCATTGGCAAGATATGCCTGAATTTGTTCAAGAAAAGGAAGAACCTTATGCTAAGATAATTGTCCGATTTGAAACAAAAGAAGACCTAGACGATTTCTCCTCTAAAATTGGTCAAGATGTTCCTAAAGGCAATCCTTCTATTTGGCATCCAAAACTTCAAAGAGGGAAAAATTCAAATAAACGTTATGTTGATGATACTCCTTTTATTGGTGAAACTTTAACAGAGGATGATTGATGATATTAGATCCTAATCAGCCCAGATATCCCATTTACGTTGTTTCGAAAGGTAGATGGGAATCAAGACTAACAGGCAAAGCTTTAGAAAAATTGAATCTATTTTACTATATGGTAATTGAAGAACAAGAATATGATCAATATGCCGCAGTAATGGATGAAAATAAGTTACTTGTCCTTGATAAACAATATCAAGTTGATTATGAAACTCTTGACGATTTAGGAGACACAAAAAGTAAAGGGCCTGGACCAGCAAGAAATTTCTGTTGGAATCATTCTTTAGAGAATGGAGATAAACGCCATTTTGTAATGGATGATAATTTCTCAGCGTTTTATCGCTTGAATAGAAACGTCAGAGTTGAGGTTACTTCAGGAAATATATTCAGAGCCGCTGAAGATTTTGTGGATAGATATACTAATGTTCCAATCTCAGGACTCAATTATAGATTCTTCTGTATTCCTACAGAATATTATCCTCCTTATGTAACAAACACTAGGATTTATTCTTGTTTGCTTATTGAAAATGATATTCCTTATCGTTGGAGAGGAAGATATAATGAAGATACGATAATTTGTCTTGATGTATTGAAAGATGGATTATGTACAATTCAATTCAACGCATTTCTTTGCGGCAAAGTTGGCACCCAGACCCTGAAAGGTGGTAATACAGAGGCTTTTTATGATAAGGAAGGCACATTAGCAAAATCTCAAATGTTAGAAGATGTTCATCCCGATGTTGCTAGAGTTGCCTGGAAATTCCGGCGTTGGCACCATGAGGTCAATTATCGTCCATTCAAGAAGAATATCTTGATAAAAAAAGAAGATATTATTGTTCCTAAAGGGATTAATAATTATAATATGAAACTTACGGAGATATAAAATGAAACAACCCACAGGTAAGATAAATTTTCATTATCAAACGACAAGATGTATTGGATCCGATGGAGAGGTGTTCTCTTATTCAGGGACATGGGCATACAAGGGATTTGATCCAGATAAATCTTTTGATTGTCAATGTGGAACAGAAGATATTTCAGAATGTAAATGTGGAAAGGGCCAAACTCCTTGGTTGAAACCTGATTTGAATCATATCAAAAGATATGGTAGAAAATATCAATCCTTCATGGCAAAAGAATGTGATAATACATGGGAAGATCATGGAAAAGCTGTTCATGATCCAATTCTTACTTTTGAGTTTATATGTAGAAATGGAACAAAAAGTTTATTTGTTGCTGAAAATAGAATTGAAGCTGAAAACGAGCTTGATAGAATGAATAGGGAATTTTTGATTCCTTTCTGGTCAGTTGAAGAAAAAACAGAATTTAATAAACCATTAAAGATTGCTAGAAAAACGTTCAATATTATGGTACGTGACTGGGAAGACCAGAAAAATATGGAATTATAAAATGAACTCGTCTGTTAGTATAGACCTCAAGTATATATTATTAACAAGTAATAGATTATTACTCTTCAGAAAAAATTCTGATGGAATTTATAATTGTAGATGTCCGATTTGTCATGAAAATCCTGTGAATCCTTATACTAAGAGATTTTATTTTCTAAGGCAACCTACTCATTGGGTAGCATTTTGTCACCGCTGTGGATATGAGGGTAATATTTACTCATATCTACTGAAATGTTTTCCTGACCTACTCAAACAATATAATTTTGATTGTGTCAAGTCAAAGATAACTTCTCCTAAAAAGGACACTGCAACCATAGACGTTACAAAATTCAAGAATACTCTAAAGAAAATAGTTTATGGTAGATTTGAATATGATGATCTAATAAAATTTGAAGATTTGAAAGATGGACATCCAGCAAAAGAATATGTGAGAGGTAGAGGATTATTAGGAAAACCTATATATCTCTGTATGAATTTCTTTGAGTTTTTGAGGTCTCAAAAGATTCATGGAGAATATGTTAATTTAAAATATAATAAAGAGCCAAGATTGATTATTCCATTTTATAATGAGAATGGAGAAAGTGATATTTTTCAAGGTAGATCATTCTCAAAAAAGGGAATTAGATACTTGACTATTAAATCCAATAATGATATACTAAAGATATATGGATTAGAAAGAGTTGATTGGAATAAGCCGGTATATTGTTTAGAAGGACCCATTGACTCTTTATTCATAGACAATAGCATAGCATTAGCTGGCTCTGTTTGTGGAGATTCAATGTTTGATGATAAACATGTTGTATTCATTTTTGATAATGAGCCTCGGAGTAGAGAAATAATAAAACAGATGGAAGCTAGGAGGATTCAAGGCCATTCAATATTCATTCCTGAATCTGATTGGACATATAATGATATAAATGATGCGGTAATTGCTGGAGTAAAAGATACTCAATCCTATATTGATGCTCACATCTATTCTGGATTGAAGGCAAAATTGGAGATGATAAAATGGAAAAAGATTTAGATTTGGATTTTACTTGTGAAGAGATAATTCCTGAGCCTGATATGTGCGGTTGCGAGGAGTGTGATTGGCAAGGAAGAATTGAGGATTGCGAGAAGGAAATGGACTCTGAGGGTTGGGACTATCCAGAATATACTGTATGGAAATGTCCGGCTTGTGAGGATGGTTATATATCTGATTGGTGGAATAGTGAAGATATTCCAGACTTTGAAGATGGTCCAGAATTTGAGGGATGGGAGGAAAGAAGTGGGAAATAATATGAAGTGTGTATTGCCAAAAGAAATGTGGTATTCTTATAATAAATCTACCACCTTTCAAAACTGTATACTTTTCTTATAATATGGCAAGATTGACAACTACAATAAAGGAAGATATTTCATGTTACGGATATTCACTTAGTGATAGAGGTCGAGTCAGAGAAGGTTATCATAATTGTTGGGAAAGAGAATTTATCTTCGACAAAGTGAAATAATATGAAGAATAGTGTTGACTTCTCATTCTATACATGTTATAATAGTGTATAGCAAATGAGAAATACCTAATTCAAAATGAGGATTCAAAATGAAAATAACCAAAACAGTAAAATTAGAAAGACTTCCTATTTATGCCTCTGCTACTGCCTCTAATGGCAAGATTATAGAACGAAAAGTTTCTTTTGATACCGAAAAGGAAGTTGCTATTATCAATCCTGGCAAAAATCAAAAAGTTATGAGTTTTAGTCCTACCCATAACATCCTTGAGACTTCTACATTGAAATATCAAATCATCAATTTCTAATAGGAGAGAAAATCAAATATGATTCAGAGAATAAAGAAACGATAACTGAACTTTGTGACATAATTTCCACAGGGAGAGTATAACTAATGAGTGTTAAAATTGATTCTATTGTAAAATATCAAAAAGATAAGAAAGATAAAATTCGCCTGTGGGAAATCTGGGTAGAAGGTAATGAAGATGAAACAGCAACAATCTGTTCAAAATCTGGTCTTCTTACAGGAAAACAGAATATAAAAAAAACTCCAATCAAAAAGGGAACTAATATCGGAAGAGCGAATGAAAAAACACCTCTTCAAGTTGCTATCGCTAAAATGGAGAAAAAGGCAAAAGAGAAATATGAAGACAACTGGGTAGGGAATATTGAGGATGTTGATTTGCCTCGAGAATTCACTAAACCTCAGTTGGCTAATAAGATGAAAGATAGTAAAATTGATCCTGATTCTACTCTTTCTCCTAAGATGGACGGAATTAGAGGAACTCAATTTCTTCATATTGGAGAAAGAGAATTAGTATCAAGAGATAGGAATCAATTTGTAAATGTTCCTCATATTGAGAAAGCTTTATTAGAAGTGTTTGGTGAATATTCGCCTGATGGGGAGATTTATAAACATGGTCATGTATTTCAGGAGATTAGTAGTAGAGTAAAGAAAGTTCATAATGATCCAAATGAGGTCAATGATGAAGGTTGGGAACTAATGACAAAGGATCTTGAATTTTGGATATTTGATCTTGCTATTCCTGACAAAACATATATTGAGCGTAAAGCTATTATTCAAGATCTTGTTCCTGAAGACCATCCTATTATCAAAATTGTTCCATCAATTCCTTATGAAAACTTTGATCAGATGGAAGATTATCATGATGAAATGTTTCGTCTTGGATTTGAGGGATGTATGATCAATAAGAATCAAGCTGAATATGGATTCAATGATCGTTCTTGGGATCTCCAGAAATATAAAAAATTCTTTGATAGAGAATATGAAATTGTAGGTGTCTCATATGAAGATTATCATGATGTGTTGAAGGATACTTTTCATAAATCTGTAAAATGGGTATGTGTTACTCCTGAAGGTATTGAATTTGATGTTCGACCTAAAGGATCTCATGCTTCTAGAATCAAAATTTATGAGAATAATCCAGAACAATTTATTGGATCTGAGGTTACGGTTAGATATCAAGAATTATCTGAAGATTTAGTTCCAAGATTTGGTCAGGGAGTTGGAATTATTGAAAGTGAGGGGTTTAGAGATTATGAATAATAGCTATCTAGCCTTACATAAACGAGTATTATCGGTAATGGATTCTGTTCGGATAGATCTTCCTTTTGATAAAAAAAAGATCTCCTTAGATATGGCAAAAAGATATTCCTTTATGTATATCAAAAAATGGGAAAATGATCAAGAAAATAGCCTTACGGCAGTCACGGTTTCTAGAGATTTGAAAGATTGTATCATGTATATCCATTATGCGAAGCTATTTGCTCCAAGAGACCTTATAGATTTGAATCAGACTAAAGAAAAGTCAATTTAGTGTTGACTTCTTATTCTATACATGATATAATAGTGTATACAGAATGAAGAATACCTAATTCAAAGAGAGGATCCAAAATGAATTATTGTGAAGATTGTGATTTTTTTACTGGTGAAGAATGTGATGGTGAGTATGAAGGAACTGAAGTTTATAACGATGATGAAGCTTGTGATTTTTTTGAAGAGTTTGAGGAGGGATCATGGATTTAGAAAAGATAAAGAATATTCAAAGGATAGCTTCAGAGATTGGCAACTTTAGAGATTGTTATACAGATTGTAATGTTCCTGTCGTGAATGGTCAGGTTCAAATGGAAAGTATTCTCGCTTGGCTTATTGAGAATCCCCATATGGCTAAGATTGCTATTGATATCAAAAAACTAGATAATGAAACTAAAAATAAAATGAAACTAAAAAATAAAATGAAACTAAAAAATAAAATGCCAACAGAAGGACAGTTCATAGCAATATGGCATTTTAAGGGTGAGGTGTGGAGTAGGGTATATAAATGGAAAGCTGATGATCTTTTTATTTATGATGGTTCTGATGAGGTTGATTCTTTTGTGAATGTATCTGAACCTCCTTTTCCCGAGACAGCAAAATTCATCATAAAATAATATGGACACTCAAACAGCAAAAGATAATATAGGTAAGCTAGTTATGAGTCGTGATGCTGGATATAAAATGATATATTCTGTTGGAACTTCTCATGGACCTTATAAATTGCTTCAAATAACAAAAGCAGGTTTAGATATTCTTGAAGGTAGGGAAGAATTTAGAGTTCCACCAACATTACTAAGATTGCCATATGAGGATGAATTGGTTGAAAACTGGATATTACCGTGGGAATAATATACGGAGAACAAAGTATGATTTATGACGTTATAAAGAGTGATATGAAAGAATGTATGAAAAATAGGTTGAAAGAAAAAACACCTATTCTAAAACTTCTTGTTTCAGATATTCAAAGAGATCCTTATAAGGATTATTCAGATAGTAAATGTATAAAGGTTATTAAGAAAACGATTGGCTACATGAAAGAGAACGCAGATAATTATGGAATTGCTGTTATATCGGTATATCTGCCTTTCGCTATTACAGAAAATGAGATCAGAACATTCATGAAAACTATTGATTTTTCTAAGTTGAAGAATCCTAAACAAGCTATTGGTATGGCAATGAAACACTTTCCTGAAGGTTCTGTGGACGGTTCAATTATAAATAAAATTCTAGGAGAATTCATATGAAGAAATTAAGTGAATTGAAAGTCGGGGATTATGTATACCACGTGGTATGTGGTTGGGTGAAGATAAGAAGTATGGTCGTGAGGAAGCATATCTGCACTGAAGGGGTTATAGGAAGTTTCCGTATGCCCTTTGGGAAGTTTGATTCAAATGATGTAAACCCCAACGATCTACACGTATAATCCATTTGATAAGGATGACACACCTCCTTGTAAGTTCAAGAAAGGTGAGGTTATTATGGTGACTGATGATGGTGATGAGCATTGGATTATGGCAAAATTTAAAGAATTTGATGGTTGCTTTTATATGGATAAACGTAATGCGAAGTGGGACATGGCACGTAAGTTAACCGCTGAAGAACGAGGAGAAACTCCATGAAGAAATTAGAAGAATTGGAAGTGGGAGATTATGTATACCATGCGATACGTGGTTGGAAGAAGATGTTACATATAAACGGAAGATATATCTCTATCGAAGGGACCATGGGAAGTTTCCATACATCTTCTGGGAAGTTTGAGCCAAATAATCTAAACCCAACGATCTACCCGTATAACCCTTTCGATGAGAATGACACGCCTCCTCAAGAGTTCAAGAAAGGTGAGGTTATTATGGTTCAAGATATAGAGGATGATGATAATGATTGGTCCACTGTTAAGTTTGATAATTTCAATGGCGATTATTATATAGACTCCCGTGAGACTGTTTGGGACAGAGCACGTAAGTTAAACTCCATAGAACGAGGAGAAACAACATGAAAAAATATGGAGGTACACTGAAAAACTGGAAGATTCATAATTTGGATTTTACAAAAGAGCAAATAGAAACAGTCTATCCTGGTTGTGGTGCTTTACCTAAAGTTATTACTGCTGAAGTTGTAGAAGATGCCAGGGGTGGATGGATTCCAGGTGATACTATGAGATCCTCTCTAATTACACATCTTGATAGAAATTACCGTAAACTTGAAACAATGAATACTTTTTATGATTTGGAAGGTCCCGAGAGTGATGATCCTGATCTAGGTAACATAGTTCTGACTATGTTCTTCTAATCCTCAATAAATACCTCTATCGTTAACCAATACTTTAGAGGTATTTTTTCATGGCAGGATTTTTCAGAGAACAAATAGTAAAAAGAGCTACAAGATCCAATGGATGGAGAAAGATTAGAAATAATCATGTAAGTAAATTTGGATATTGTGCTGTATGTGGTAAAGATAAAAGTCTTCAAGTTCATCATATTGAAGACTTTTCCACGTCTCCAGAGAAAGAATTGGAATCAACTAATTTGATTACATTATGTCAAAAACATCATATTTTGTTCGGACACTTAGGAAATTGGAAAAGTATCAATCCTACAGTAGTTCAAGATAGTAGTTATTTTTTAGAGAAGATTAGAAACAGAAGATAATTGATTCCAACCTCAGATAATAAAGGTTTCTATGCGTTCAGAAATAATCGTCCTTTCAGGTGCCAATCATCTAAATATAAAATCAACCTGTGAATTTGAATCAGGACTTTTTGCTTGTGGTGAAAGTTCTTTTCGTCTTTTATGTTCGGTAAGATATAAACCAGTAACAATTATCCAATCATTTCCAAACACAAACAATAATCTAATGGAGTTGATCTTGGCTATTGATTCAGCAAAAAGGTCAGGAGCATCAAATATAAATGTTATCTTGATGATATTTCCTTATTCAAGACAAGATAAGAAACATAAGTCTGGAGTTCCAATCTCCGCAAAGATTGTGTGTGATATGTTGCGAGAAGCCCAAGCAGATCGTGTTATTACTTTTGATCTTCATAATGAGGCTATAGAGGGTTTCATGCACCCATCGGTAGTATTTGATCATATAGAATTGACGTCATTCTTAGCATACAATCTCAAAGAGAATATAAACGACATTTCAGATTGGACTTTTGTATCTCCTGATGCTGGAGCTATCAAGAGGACGAAAAAATTGATGGATGCTTGTGGAGCATCTAAAATGGCAGTTGTAGATAAGACGAGAACAACTCCTGGTGTAGTTGATGAAGTGAATCTTATAGGATCAGTAGAATACCAGAATTGTATTGTTGTGGATGATATGGTCTCAAGCGGAGGAACATTGCTTGCTGTAGAAAAGGAATTGATACATAAAGGCGCTTTATCAGTAACATTATGTTGCTCTCATGGAATATTTACATCAGGTGAGGAAATGTTTAGGGAGAGTAATATTTTTGTAACTAATACTCTCCCTCTGAGTGGGCTGGTAGACTTTTTTGATATATCTCCCTTGATAAAAAAATTGGTTATATCTATAGATAGTGGAACAGATTTAAGGAGTTTTTTCAGATATTCTTCCTAATACCCATCCTAGGGACAAATATTCTTCTATTTTATATTTTGGGATACTTTTCTGTTTGAAGGTCGATACATTGATTTGGTGTCTTTGTATGAGGCGTTTTTATTTCTTATGTACATATATCTATAGTAATTGAATTTTAGTGTTGACTTCTTATTCTATACATGTTATAATAGTGTATACCGTAAATGAGAAATATCTATTCAATATGAGGTTAGAATAATGTTTGAAGTTCCAAATAAAGAAAGAGGAATCATTGAATGTCTTGAATCTAACGGATATGAGACATATTTGGTGGGAGGAGCTGTAAGGGATTATTTCCTAGGACAGACTCCTCATGATTTTGATATTTCCACCAATGCTCGTCCTGAGCAGATTATTGAAATTTTCAAAAAAGAATCCTTTATCACAAATATTGATCTTGTTGGAGAATCTTTTGGAGTTGTTCTTATTGATGGAATTGAAGTAGCGACATTCAGAGGGGATCATTATTCAGGTACGGGTTCTCAAAAAGATGTTGAAATCACTTATTGTGATACAATTGAGGAAGACCTTTCCAGAAGAGATTTCACTGTCAACTCAATGGCTATTGATCTGTCTGGTGATTTGATTGATCCTTTCGGAGGCCAAAGAGATTGTGAAGATATGATTCTTCGTTTTGTTGGTTCTGCTGATAAGAGAATCAAAGAAGATTCAAACCGAATTCTTCGGGCCTTTCGGTTTTCAGCTAAAGGTTTTAAACTTCAGCTTGATCTAAAGATCGCAATTGTAAGGAATCTTTCTTCTGTAAAGAATATTGCTCCTGAAAGAATTCGTCTTGAACTCTTAAAAACGATGGAATATGAGAAACCTTCCATCTTCTTTGAAAATGCTTATAAACTTGGAGTTCTTGAGTATATATTTCCTGAATTATGTCTTTCATGGGAACATGATGGAGGAAATCATCATCCTGAATCTGTTTGGGAACATGTTATGATTGCTGGAGATTCGGCTTCTCCTAAGTTTCCATTACAACGCCTTGCCGCTTATCTTCATGACATTGCCAAACCTGAATGTTTCAAAAGAAATGATGATAGGACCTTTTCCCGTCACGATGTTGTGGGATATAAGATTCTCCAGAAAAATCTTAAATCACTGAAATTCTCTAATGAAGAAATTGAAAAAGTTTCTGGTTTGTCTAGAATTCATATGAGACATGGGTTTTATGGTGATGATAAAGGAAGTCATAAAGCTTTTCGTAAAACTCTGAGGGCTCTTTCTGAATTCGGTGTTTCTTGGAGAGAATTTATCCGATTGAGAATTGCTGATACTAAAGGAAACCTTGGAGTTGAAGATCTTACTTTTACTCAATTGAGAACCATTATCACTCCTTTTGTAAATGGATTATATGCTGATACTCCATTTACTGCTCATGCTCTGGCATTATCTGGTGGAGATATCAAGGATCTTTTTCATTTGGAAGGCAAAGAAATTGGAGAGCTTCAGAAACATTTACTCCATTTGGTTGTTGAGGATGGAGTGGAGAATGCTAGGAACGTTTTGATGGAAGTATCTTTGGATTTCATCAAGGAATCTAAAGTTCGAGAATAAATTTTATTGGAGAAGAAAAATGATTGAACTTATATTGGTTTTTATGTCTGGTAGTCCCTGGCTAACTTTCTGTTTGATTTTTATCTTCTTGTGTAGCATTGACGAGTTATACAAGAAAACTATTAGAGGATTAAATATTAGAAAACATGGATGGCCGCCACTCAATTGCGATGCTGATGGAGATTTCAGAGGAGAGGAGTAACTTTATTGAAATAACTATTGACTTCTCATTTATTATATGTTATAATAGTGTATGAGAAGTCAATAGTCAATTTAAAATGAGGAGAATCAAATGAGTAATCTATTGAAATCAATGAAGGAAGATATGGTAATATCCCCTCCTGAGTGGATTCCGTCATCTACTATATATCTGACCAAGATGGGTAGTCAAGCGTATGGAGTAGCAAATTCAGGCTCTGATATAGATTTATATGGAATTTGTGTTCCACCAAAAGAGATTATTTTTCCTAACCTGAAAGGTCTTATTTCTGGATTTGATGAGATTCCCTCCTTTAATCAATTCCAACAACATGGAATAAATGGATATAAAGGAAAGGATTATGATGTTGTAATTTTCAATATCATAAAATTTTTCAAGTTGACAATGGCAAACAATCCAAATATGCTTGATTCTATTTTTACTCCTGATAATTGTGTTATTCACATGAATGAAGTTGGTAAACATATCAGGGATAATAGAAAACTCTTTCTACATAAAGGGTCTTTCCATAAAATGATTGGATATTCATATAGTCAGTTACATAAAATGGATATCAAGAAACCAAAAGAATGTTCTAACCGATATGAAGATGTAAAGAAACATGGATATTCTACAAAATTTGCCTATCATATAATTCGTTTATTGAATGAAGCTGAACAAATTCTTATGTATGGAGATTTAGACCTTCAACAAAATAAAGAACAATTGAAATCTGTAAGACGAGGTGAATGGACCTCAAAAGATATTCATGATTATTTTGATAAGAAAGAAGAGGAGTTGACAAAATTATACATATCTTCTGATGCTGTTCCGCATAAACCAGATACTAAAGCTATCAAATCATTACTGATGGATTGTTTAGAAATGTATTATGGTTCTCTTGAAAAAATGATGTCTGTTGATACCGAAAACCTTAATAAATTAGACAAGATTGCTAAAATTCTTGGTAGATAAATATCTATATGTCACAAAGTAATATAAAATCCATAAGGAGAATAAAATGAACGAATTCATTGAAGTAAAAAGTATTGAAGTAGCTGAAACTATTGATGATACTTCCTTATTGCTGAATAGGCTTGCTGTAAATGCCACATTCATAGGCAGTGCTCTTATAGGAATTTGGTCAAGCCTATGTGTTATTTCAGCTTTTGGTGCTAATGGAGTAATTCCGGTTATCTTAGGTTTATTTGGAGCAATCGTCTAATGGATATAGGAGAATTTTTCAACAGAAAGGAGTTTTCTTGTCGAGGAAATATGTGTTGTTCTGGATCAAGTCCTATGAATCAGGATCTTATTGATGGTCTTGATGAGTTACGAAGACGAATAGGAGCAATTTATGTTACCTCTGGCTTCAGGTGTCTAACTCATAATAGAAATATTGGAAGTAATGATACTAGTCAACATCCTTTAGGAACAGCGAGTGATATATGGAGTAAATATTTGACTCCTTCTGAAATAGCTGAAGTTGCTGAAGAGATTCCTATTTTCAAGAATGGTGGCATAGGAATCTATAATGACTTTGTCCATGTAGATGTCAGAAAAACTGGCCCAGCTAGATGGTAAAGTTTAGAGGAATCCCAGTCCATTTTATAATATTATATAAATATAGTAAATAATATAATTCTATCATAGGAAACAGTAATGAAAAAGGCAAAAATGTTGGGAATTCTTTCAGAAGAAAAGGTTGGAGTTGATACAGGTCATGAATTAGCTCTTTCTGTCTTTGATGTCAAGATGGGTAAGAATAAGGTATCATATAAATTAGGAATTACTCTGGATGATGAAAATGGCAAAAGACGTATGAAAGGCCCTGGTTGGGATAAAATGGCAAAAAAGATTGCTAAAGATTTTGGAACAAAACAAGTAGATAAAGATATCCAACAGAATCCTGAAATGGGAGATGTAGCTTGGTTTGAGATTATGGAAGAAGAGAAGTTTGATTCTCCTTGGCGTTATATCAAATTGAACAATAAGAAAATTCCTCTAGGACAATAAATATGTTGACTTATAAAGCATTTTTGAATGAAGAAACTGGCGATAAAAAAGAATATCAGAAGTTTTTCAATAAAACTTTGAAAAAATATGGTGTTGATGAACCAGATAAACTATCTAAAGAAGATTCCAAGGAATTCTATAACGAAATTGATTCTGGTTGGTCAGGAGATAAGGAGTCTGACTGATGCTGACCTGTGGACATGAAGAAATATATAATGCCGAATATGATGCCCATTATTGTGGTATTTGTAATATTTGGGTAGATGTACAATGTGAGGATCCTCAATGTTGTTATTGTATAGATAGACCTGAAACTCCTCTAGCGGATAAAGATTTAGATACCAAAGAGGTATTAGATAGAAGATAAGTCTTGACTTCTCATTCTATACATGTTATAATAGTGTATACTGAATGAGAAATACCTAATTCAAAATAGAGAACAAAATGAAATGTTCAGGTAAATTGTTTATGATTATTTATGAAGTAGAGTTTCCTTGTGAGGGACAGACAAATTTCAAAGAAGAATGGTCAACAGGAATAGATGAGTTTGATGCCGCTGAAAATCTCAAACGGCGCCTGGGTGAGATTGGAATATGTTCTATTACCCCAATGGGATCAAAATAAAAATTTGAATTAGGAGAATTTGTTATGTTGTTAGGTAAAAAAGCAGTAGCTATTTGTGAGGGAATTGCCAAGGAGTGGGATAATTATCATTCTTTGAATACTCTTTGTATTGAAAAAGAGGAAATTTCGGCTTCAAATGGACATTCTCTATATTGGGTAGAAAATGATGAAGTTGAATTGGATTATCCAGAAAGAAAAGATTATCAAGATATTCAAGAGTTTCCTGCTTTTATTCCTGTAGATGTTTTGAAGAGAATTATCCCATCAATTCCAAAGGGAAATCTGGATTGTATCAAAAAAATAAATGTTGAGAAGAATAAAGTCTCTACAAACAATTTAGATTTTGAAACAACTATAGAATATAGAGATATCTCAGATGTTTCTTTCCCTGACATGGATCCTATAAAAAAATATTATGAAAAACCTCAGAAAGACCCTGTTGTAGAATTCAATCTCTCGGTTACAGAATTAGAAGTTTTATTGAAAATTGCTAAAAAAGTGAAATCCTCAGGATTAGATATTATCAAATTCAAAGCATCTGGTCAAAACCATCCCGTTTCTGTTGAAATAGATGTAAACGAACCTGGAGAATTTATAAAAGGTATGATCATGCCTTGTCAATCCTAAAGGCTTAGGATTGCCTGTCCGCTCTGTTCCACATCTGCGATACTGTGATATAAAAATTGTATTATCAGTAAGGACAGGCAATCCTCCACGTTATACCCACGTAAGACTGTAATATTATTATAAGAATAATCCCTAAAAACTTTTGGAGAACAATTATGAAGAAAGAAAATGAAGTATCATCCTCACAAATCTATGGCAACATCTGTCAAAAATGTAAATCCCACTCCAATAACCCATCTTTCTGTAAAAGGAAAGAATCTTTCGTCGGCCGTAAACAGGATGCTTGTGACTTATTCAAGGTGAAAAAGTGAATATAATAGTATGTCCAACCCATGAGGTAAAGATATTCTGTGGAACAAAACCAGGATATGAAAATACATCTTTTACTCAACAATCCATTATTTCCCTAGAACTTCAAGACCTTTGTGAAAAATATTGTGATGAAATTGGATTAGGATTGACATTTACCAACACAAAGTTTATTTACACTGATGGAAAGGAAGAGGGTGTAATTGTTGGATTGATCAATTATCCTAGATTTCCTAAAGCTCCTCTTGAAATTGAAGAAATTGCTTTTGATTTAGGTGAAAAAATGATGATCCTTGCTAATCAAGAAAGGATTTCTGTCCTTACTCCAACCACAACTTATATGTTGGAGATATAATGGAAAAAATAATTATGTATTGTCCTTCATGCAATTTTATGGAATTAGTTGTAAGATCTATATATGATCCTGAAGATGCTACCATTTTAAAAATGAACTGTGATAGTTGCGAATCTTGTAAAGCAGATGAAGCTAAAAAGGGCCAATATTATGGTCAGAAAGGAGAAATAAATGGATAAGATGTATTGTTATATTCGGACATCCAATAGATCTTTTGATTTTAGGTTATCAAAAGATTTAGATATCTTGGGTAAATTTGTTATGAGTGATAAGGTTGAATTGGAAGAAGAAGTAAGTTCTTGGCACGTTCTTGAGTATACTACATGTTTCAACTCTATATTATTCACTTTTGATAAATTTGGTTGTACTAAACCTGAATTGTTCACTTCTAATAATGTGAAAGGAGATAGGATATTTGAAAAATATTCTCAAGGAAAAGAAAATAAAGTTATAACTTCAATAGAATCATCAATTTTAGGAGAATAAAATGAAAATGGGCCAACAGTGGGAACGAGTTACCGGAAAAGATCTCCACGATAAAACAGATCAAACAAATAAAAATGCCTCAACTCGGGTTTCAGGTAAGTTTATTTCAGCTTGTGAGAAAGCTGGGATTCCAGCAACTCGGAGGCAAGCTTCTAAATGGAACATGAAAAAGGGGCTTGCTTTTTCGGGATGACAATTTTCTGGTATTTTTATTATAGCCAAACTATCATTGTATTTTATTCTTTGGGTAGTTTGGCTATAATAACAGTAATAGCTAAAATATTGTATGAAATGTATGTACAGTTTAAGGGCATGTTCTGTAAAGGAGAGAAAAATGAAATATGATTTGATAGATCCTGAAGTAAATTGGTTGGGACAAGTTCCAAAATTAGGTCCAGATAATTTGCTGGAATGTTTAGAATTCATTGAAGTTGCTGGTAGAATAGCTTATCAATCTCAAGAAAAGATAAAGTCTGGCTCTGCTGAGAAGTTTTGTAATAAAATGATGTCTCATGATCCTAAACATGGAGCTGTGATTGAACATTCCAATATGGTTTGGGAAATTTACGATACCGTAGAAGTCATAGATAAAATCAAAGTTTCTATTTCTGGCTCCTTTCTGAAATTAGAATCATATTTCAATGATAGTTTAGGAGTATATGTTTATTATCTTGGTGGCAATCTCCGAGCTTGGTATGAATTTCTTGAAGTTGAGGATTTGAAGGATATTTATTCAGCTTCAGAGGAATATCTTGAAGGTTTCTGTACATGTATATTTACCATTTGTGTTGATGATGATTTTGTTCCTGAAGGATTGGATGCTCATTCTTGTATATTCACAAATGATAGAGCATTCACTCATGAATTGGTTCGGCATAGACCTTGCTCTTTTCTTATGGCTTCTCAGAGATATATTCCAAATGATGGAAGAATTAAGGTTATTCGACCTCCATGGATGGTTTTGAATTCCCTATTAGAAGACAATGGAAAAACAAAAGAACTTTTCCTCAATTCTATATCACGATCCTTTGAATGTTATCATATGTTGAGAAGTCATAAGATGTCGCCTCAATATGCTAGAGGTGTTCTTCCTAATGCCATCAAAACAGAAATTATTGTAACTTGTGATATTACTGAATGGAAATGGATAAAACTTCTTAGAAGTGCCTCTGGAGCTCATCCATCAATGAAGGAAGCATTTAAAGAGTTAGATGATGTAATATAAGATCTATAACTATTATGATTCCAGCCGTTTTAGTGTTGACTTTTCATTTCATATATGCTATAATAGTGTATACAAAAATGAAATGGAGGTTACAAAATGAAAATATTTTTGGATGATGTAAGAGATTGTCCTGAAGGCTTGATTCTCTGTAGAACTGCTGAGGAAGCCATTGAACTAATCAACTCTGAGGATGTAGAGTATATTTCTTTTGATCATGATTTGGGTCTTGGGAAAACTGGATATGAGGTAGCTTGTCATATTGAACTTCTTGTTCATCTTGATTTTATGTCTGTTCCTGGGTGGAATATTCATTCTTCTAATCCTGTTGGCCGTAAGAATATTCAAGAAGCAATGGAATCAGCAGAAAGATTTCAAAGGAGAAATGATGGCATTAGTTAGAAATTTCTTTTGTACAGTTTGTTTAGAAGAGAAAGAGGAAATTATTTCCTCTAAACATCCAAATATATGTATGAATTGTTATAGTGAGGAGTTATCTCTAAAAAGAGTTTGTTATCTTATTGGGGTAAAATCTATTCCTATTGAAGACAGATTATCAAGAGTAGAAGCCTGGATATATGATCACAAACATAATGTTGATCCAATGAATATTAAATATGGGTGAGAAAATGAAAATAACAAGAAATTTGGAAGTACCAACAGGAAATATCCTTATTGTTGAAGGCGATAAAGGAAATCTTGAATGTTTATCTATTGGAGATTATGGTAAAGATCTTAACATTAAAGCTGATTTTTTGGGGATCACTAATGAAATTGAAGGAGTTCCTAATTCTGAAATTATGCCTCTTGAAAAGAAATGGGTAATAACTCTTTCTACTCAATATGGTTGTTCAATGAATTGTAAATTTTGTGATGTTCCTAGAGTTGGCCCTGGACGTAATGCTACATTTGATGATCTTGTTGGACAAGTTAAAACCGCTATGTCTTTACATCCTGAGGTAAAACGAACAGATAGATTGAATATACATTATGCCCGTATGGGAGAACCTACTTTCAATCCAAATGTTCTTAGGCATAGCGCATATATGAGTATTCAATCAATCTTAAGGGATTCTTTGATTCATCCTGTGATATCTACAATGTTGCCAAGAAAGAATAAAAAATTAGAGAGTTTCTTGGAAACATGGACAAGAGACATAAAGAATGGATTCTATAATGGCGATGCGGGACTTCAATTTTCAATCAATAGCACAAATAACAATCAGAGAAAGGAAATGTTTTCTGGAAATTCCTTATCTTTACAGGATATTTCTAAAATTGGCACAGACTTGATTATGCCAAAGGGAAGAAAATATGCTTTGAATATTGCCCTTGCTGATAATTATGAAGTTGATGCTAAAGAAATGAAGAGATTATTTTCACCTGATAAATTTATGGTGAAAATTACTCCTCTTCATGTTACGAATTCAAGTTCTGACAATAAAATTGTGACTAGTGGTGGATATACAAATTATACACCATATCAATATGTGGAAAGAGATTTAATTGCTGAAGGTTTTGATGTATTAGTGTTTGTCCCATCTATGGACGAAGATGAAAGTAGAATTACTTGTGGTAATGCTATACTCAGCGGATCTCTTCCAACTTGTGAATTTAATGAGCTTTGAAATGAATATTGACAATAAAGAGGGAATTAGAGTTATGAAAAAAATTATTGTTTGTATGTTTTGTCTGTTAGTATTTGTTGGATGTGAAAGAGTCCGACCAGAATTGATTTATGAGGCCGAAAAGGCTTGTGAGACTCAAGGGGGATTGAAGTTAGTTAAAATAGCCCTTTTCAATAATGAAGCATTTTGTAATAATGGTGTTATTATGATTGATTATAAACAAACATATATAGAAGACAGAGAAATAAAAGACTAATCAAAACAAAGGACAAAAGATATGGACCAACTCCAGAAATACATTCACCTGAGCAAGTATTCCAAGTGGGTAGAAGAATTATTACGACGAGAAACTTGGACAGAAACAGTAGATAGATATATTGATTTCTGGAGAAATAGATATGATCTTTCAAATAATGTCCTAAAAGAAATCCGAAAATCTATATTGAATCTTGAAGTAATGCCTTCCATGAGAGCCTTAATGACCGCAGGCAAAGCTCTTGAAATTGATAATATGGCTGGTTTCAATTGTACAGCAACAGCAATAAATCACCAAGCTGTCTTTTCTGAAGCTTTTTATATTTTAATGTGTGGATCGGGCCTGGGATTTTCTGCGGAAAGGCAATACATAAACAAACTTCCTGAAGTAGCTGAAACATTGTATCCATCGGATACAATTATCAATGTAAGAGATTCTAAAATAGGTTGGGCTACAGCACTCAAAGAATTGATTTCTTCTCTTTATAATGGAACAATTCCAAAATGGAATCTTGAGAAAATTCGTCCTGCTGGTTCAAGATTGAAAACCTTTGGGGGTAGGGCATCTGGCCCAGCTCCTCTTGGAAAACTATTCAATCAAGTTGTACAAATATTCAAGGGAGCAACAGGAAGAAAATTGAATTCCATTGAATGTCATGATCTGATGTGTTTTATAGCCGATGCTGTAATTGTCGGAGGAGTTAGGAGAAGTTCGTTAATTTCTTTATCAAACTTGACAGATGATAGGATGAGAAGAGCAAAGAATGGACAATGGTGGGAGATTAATCCTCAAAGAGCTTTAGCTAATAATTCCGTAGCATACACTGAAAAGCCAGATCTTGCCGCTTTCTCAAAAGAATGGAGATCTCTATACACATCCAAATCTGGAGAAAGAGGTATATATAATAAAGAACATGCTTATCTAAAATGTGAGGCATTAGGTAGAACAGAAAATTTCAATGGATCATTTATTCCCAATCCTTGTGCTGAGATATTACTTAGAGACACAGGCGGCGGTTGTAACCTATCTTCTAAAATTATTCGCCAGAATATCTCATTTCAAGAAATGTTGGATGGATTGAGAATAGCAACTATTATCGGAACACTTCAATCAACTTTGACTGATTTCAGGTTTTTGAGGAAAGTATGGAAGGATAATTGTGAAGAGGAGCGGCTTTTAGGTGTATCTTTGAATGGAATAATGGATAATAAAATCTTTTCTAATATGGCATCAAGAGAGGAGTTTGTTGAATTTTCGGGTGATGAATCGCTTGATTGTCTTGCTAAAATCCTTGACCATATGAGAGCTTACTGTAGGACTATAAATGTAAAATGGTCAAAGAAATTGGGAATAACTCCATCTAAAGCTATAACTACAATAAAGCCAGAAGGCTGTTTGGAAATAGGATCAAAAATACGAACCTCAGAAGGAGCAAAATCCATTGAGGATTTTTTCAAGGATTCTGGAATAGATTTACTTTTATTTGAAGGTAGTAAGGATATATGGTTTAAACCCGATATTTCATATAAAGTATACAATCGTAATAATAAGGAAGTGGATGTGTCAAAATTGTATTATAATGGAATACCTAAAGAAACAGTAAAATTAAATTTTGAGGATGGAACAGAACAAAATGTTACTCCAGATCACAAGTTTGAGACTATTTCGGGAAAATTTGTGAAGGCTAAAGATCTTACAATGATGGATGATATTAAATCCTTTTAAATCCTTAGACCTATAGTTAGAAATCAAATTTCATAAAGAAATACGACAAGGAGATAAATTGAGGTATCTGTTTGTTTTAGATAGGATTAAGAACCATTTAATCATTTGGGAATCGGAATACAATAAGGACAGAAACAAATGTTTAGAAGATTTAATAATAACAATAAAGGAAATGAGAAATGAGATTGAGCCAAAATCCAGTAATAGAGAGTAATGGAATACTTACATTAGACATAGAAACAGACGATACTCATACCTACCAATTGGCTAATGGATGTGTTAGTCATAACACGTCTTCTCTTCTTGTTGCTAGTTCATCTGGTATTCATCCAAGAGAATCTTATTGGTATATCCGAAGAGTTCGCCAAGATAAAAAAGATCCTCTATCCATGTTGATGATTGATCAAGGAGTTCCCTATGTAGATGATGGAGATAAATATATTTTCACTTTCTATATTGAATCTCCTTCACATTCAATAACTAAAGAGCAAATGGGCGCAATAGATCAATTGGAATTGTGGAAGATTTATGCTACTCATTGGACGGATCATAATGTTAGCCAGACTATATATTATACAGAAGATGAGTATTTTGCTGTTGCTGATTGGGTATGGAAAAATTGGGATATCATATGTGGATTGAGTTTCTTTCCATCTTCTGATCATATATATGAAAATGCTCCTTTAGAAACTATTACCAAAGAAGAATATGATAAAGCAATGGAAACCTATCCAATAATTGATTTTAGTAAATTAGTAAATTTTGAACATGAAGATAATACCAGTACCAATGAATTAGGAGTTGCCTGCACGGGCGGGACTTGTGAAGTACTCTAACAGATAATAAACCTTAACGGAGAAGTAAATGAGTGAATCAACCGAAGTAATGAAAGAATTATGTGAAGATTTTATCCTTGAACTAGAAACCTGTGAGAAAACTAAAGCCAGTGGACAACGAGCAAGAAAGCTTTCAAATACCCTTACTAAGGCAATGAAAGATTTCCGAAAAGAAAACGTCGCAATCCATAAATAAACAACATTGAAAGCCTTAACTATACCAAGTTAAGGCTTTCCCCTTAAGAGATATATATATATATATGGTAACTAATATAACCCTGTCCTGTACCTCCTGTATGGGAGAACTAAAGATCAATCATGAAATGGATCCTAAAAGATATTTAGTGGAATCTTGTCCCTTTTGCTCCAGCGAACATGTGGATGTGGAGATTGAAGATGAAGATGATTATGATTGGAAATTTGTAGAAGACTAACCAAAATGAAATGAAAATAAGCGTTGACTTCTAATTCTATACATGTTATAATAGTGTATACCGTAAAGGAGAAATACACATAATTCAAAATGGAGAACAAAATGAACGATAGAATTTCAAGTCAGAGGGATGTTGCTGTAAATCTTGTAAAATTAGCCATGAGAGAAGTTGCTGAATCTGAGAGTGATATACATTCTGGAAACGGAACGAAATCTTTCTGGTGGAATAATCCTTTGATTTGTTCTGCTCTTTTTATTGGTCAATCCGAAGGTTGGATTATTAGAACAAGTACAACTCAAGTTGAATGGACAGAAGAAGGTGTAAGGGAATACAACATATGAAAACTGATATAAAATTGATCCACGAATCGTTAGAGTGGACTCAAGAAATAGCTGACCAGGGAATAATTATTCTGGCTAAGAATGCCACTGCCAATCATTTCAGATCTACAGGAAGAGTAATGACTGAAAAGGAATGCTTCAGATCCTCTAATATTTTCCTATCCTTTCTGACCAAATTCAACAACATAAAAGAGGAGTATGATCAAACCTCATGAGTACAATTATTACATTATTTTTCATCATAACATTTTTGTTGATATTCAAGATTATTTCAGATGGAATAAAAATTCATAAATTATCTACTGATATGAGAGCTTTGACTATTTCAAATTCTAGGGTTATAGGACAGATCGGAGTGATTGTTATGAAATATATACCTACGGATGATGGTTCCTATTTGGCAGATTTTATGTTGAAAGAAGGATTCAAATTCAAAGATCCACTAACTGATGAACTTATTGGTACTACAAAGAATTGATTATTCATATTTCCTATTTGGCAGAAGCTTCCTAGTTTCTGCCAAACATCGTTTGTGGAGAGGAATGAAAATCCTTGAATCAGGTGAGGAGTTTTATATTGAATCCTTAATAAATATCATAAACAATAAGGAGATTCAAATTGAAAACATATAAAAAATTTATCACAGAAGCCGCAAAAGTTGTAGGATTTGTAAAATTACCAAAAGAAAAAGAATCCACTTGTGATTCTTCAAAATTTATTTCAAAAAAACAGTTATCATCATTAGAATCAATATTGGATAAATTGTTTGCCAATTATAATATTGATGTTGATCTAATGAAGAAACATTTCGGCCAACGTATTAATGATTGCCGGAATAAAGAACAAATAACAATTCCAGAATTGAAGAAAATATTCTCTTCTCTTCATAAAAAATTTGGTAAAGAATTAAGTAACGCAAAAGATATGGAAGCTGTTCTTACAGATATTCAATCCAAAATCAATATTCCTTTTGTTCTGAAACTAGACAAGAAAGGCGAGTTTGACCTGGTGGCAAAAACCGTAATGAGAAAACCAAATTTCAAAACTCCAGATAAAAGATACAAAGTATAAAATAAAGTAAAGAAAAGTGTTGACTTTCTCTGTGGGAAATGTTATAATTACATATACCAAATGAGAAAGACTAATTTAGATTGAGGCTTCAAAATGAATAGAGAAACACTTGAAAATCTTCTTTGCGAGTTATCCACTTCTGCTATGTCCTCGGACCGATGGTTAGAGTTTTTTGGTATTATTTATAAAGCAGAAGTTGGTGGCATCGAAGTTGCTCCAATGATTTCGCCCATTACCAATTACAATTATGAGAATTGGAAAAAACAAAAGGGGTATTTAGTATGAAAGATAAAGAATTTGCGGTTACCTATTATGATGAACAAGGAGAGATCCATAGTCATTATGTGATGGGTGAGAATAAAATGGATGCTATGGATATATTTGACCAGAGGACAAATGGTAAATATATTATTGAGACTGTAAGAGAAACCTATCAAGGAAATTGATCATGAATATTTATATGCCCATTCTTATGTTTTGGATTTCAATATCAACAATTCTAATTTTGGTTGCGAGGAGCCTATGAAATTCAAACGTCAAAGTACAACTAAAATCAAAAAGTATGAAGGTGAAACCTATATTTTCAAAAATGGTGTAGCAAAGGTTCCTAAAATGTTCCATAGACCTAGACGTCCTTATACTATTACTTTGAAAGAATTCGAGGAGTTTACAAATGTTTAATAGAGAAAGTGATGAAAGATTGTTGATTCAGTTTGTTGAAGATCAGGGTTTTGATATTCCAGAATTAGTGGAAGCGGCTAGACGACTAAGTGTAGGTCTTGATGATGGACTACAAGATTATTCTGTTCCTTTTGATGAATCAGCCTCAACCGGTAAGGTGAGGAAAGGTATACAGTAGAAATATTTTATAGAACTGGAAACTCATTTGGTTCAGAAGAAAGAACAGAGAAAATAGGTTGTTGTTGGGAGTCTAAAGATTTAGCCAGAAAAGCCTTACAATCAATAAAGGAACATTATTCTCTGTTTGATAGTTGTGGTGATAAAATAAAAGATAAGAAACCAAGTGATTTTGATTGGTTTGACAAGACTTATTCTTCACAGAGGATTCTAGTAGAACTAGATGATGGAACAAGAACTAAAATATCCGTTTTTTGGATTGGTTATTTTGAGGCATTACTTTCAGCAAAAATAGTGGTTGATGAGGATGATGAGGATGATGAGGATTGTTTTGAAACGGGTATATATATTAAGGATTGACTTCTGATTCTATACATGTTATAATAGTGTATACCAATATCTAATTCAAAATGGAGAATATGTCTATATGACCACATTATATATTGTAAAGGCTGAAGGTTCCTCCCAATGGGTAGAATCCTATACAAATGGTCCTTACGCAAAAAAAGTAGCGAAAAAATTATCAAAGAAACATAAACCAATAAAGTATGTAGTTGAAAAGAGGAGATAAAAATGAAGAAAACTGTTGCCCTTTCCTGTCTAGTAGGATTATTCTTATTTTCCTGTGAAACTTGTCCAGCTGTTACCTGTAAAGTAATCAATGTATTTACTACTCAAACAGGTCAGGTTGTCGCTAAAGTTTCATGTGAAGATTATATTGGTGAACCAGGAACTTTGATCAAAGTCAGAAAAGCAAAGAAAGAACCTCAAATAGAAGGATGTTGATATGAGTTGGATGAAAAGTCCTATAGCTCACACATGGGAAGGTTGGAGAGGTATTGAAAAGTATAATAAACAAAATCATCCCTTTCAATATTTCTTTAGAGAATCTATTCCTGATGTTTGTGAAACGTTCAAAAGTAGAGTAAACAATTTTTATTGGAATATTCAATATAGACTGAATCCAAATCATAGATATCATATGGTTCATACAGGATTCAAGCCTGGTTATTACGATATCCCTGAATTACTTTTAGCATCTTCATTTTCTCTGTTGGTCAGATATGTAGAGGATGAAAATGGTTTAGACTATATTGATGAATCTTCCTGTTTTGACGATGATGTGAATGATTTATATATTTGGTGGACAGAAGTATATCCTTCATATGAATCTCAAAGAGATGATTTATATGAATTATTCAAAGGTAATTCTGAAGATTTTTTTGGAGAAGATCCTAAGGAATACAAGGAATACAATAATAAATTATTCAACCGCATAAATCATATGGAATCTTTATGGGATAATATTGCTGACTATCAATTGAGGAGATTGATAGGGTTAAGATTGAGACTTTGGACATAGTCATTATTTGATAGCTGAGGATAAAAAAGATACACATTATGGAATAAAGTGAATTTAGTTGTTGACAAGTGATCCTAAATATGTTATAATACGTCATACAGAAAAGAATAAAACAAACATTCAAAATGGAGAACAAAATGAAAAACTGTGATATTAAAGTAGAAGATTTGACCTCAAGCCAAGTCTATTGTCTTGGTAGTGTTTCGTTTATTACTCTTGATTATATTAGAAAAGTTTATGATGTAAAGAGCACTAGACGATTTGAAAAAAAGAAGATTACTATAAACATTATTGATTTTCTTGATTCCTCAACTACCAACTCAGAGGAATCTTTACAAGATTTTATAAGCATTTTGATCAAGAAACTCCATGATGGATTCAGTATCATAAAATCAGATTCCGGGTATGATACGGATATATTGATTGAAAAAGAATATGACTCTGAATATTTAGAAGATATTCTAAAAACGGAAATGAGATTACAGAAAAAAGTGAAAAAATTGATGGGTTCAAAACTCAAAGATTATAAGGATTATGAGAAATACCTTGATTTGAAGAAAAGATTTGAAAATGAAGTTAGTTGTTGACTTTTCGTTCCAGAAATGATACATAGAATAAATAAAGATAAAGTTTCTAAGCCGGTATAGCTAAGTGGTTAAGCGCAAGATTTGTATTCTTGAAACGGGGGTTCGATTCCCTCTACCGGCTCCAATAACGAGGAGCTCAAATCCGAACGGAGGCTCCAAAACAATTATAGATCTGTAACTCAGTGGATAGAGTAGATGCCTTCTAAGCATTTTGTCGGGAGTTCAAATCTCTCCAGGTCTACCAAGGATTAGTATGAGTAAATGTTTATTCTATATGGCTCGACCCATTTCAGGAGTAGATGGAATACGGATGCTTTCCCATCTAAAAATTCTTGAAACAACAGCAGATGAAGTTTTCCATTTATCAAACACAAAGACGAACAAAGGCAAGGAAGTAATTGAATTCCACAGTGGATTAAGAATATCAAAATCAATCAACTATTTTGGTGAAGTATATACCAACGAGTTGAAACATCTTGATTCTTGGATGAATGTTTATAATGCTCTTGATGTATCTCCTTTAAAGATATATATGATAAACTATTCATAATGGGAGGTATATGTTTTAGAAGTTCAGGATTTTGTAGAGGTGGTAAACGAGAAGATTCATTTCCTAATGATAAAGGTCAAATAAAATTTATCAGTCAAGGAACTCATTTTGTAAATATTCTCGCAATATTGAAAGCCCATAGGGAGTATGGAATTCCACTTCACGAATACTCTTATGATACTGATGAGTTGCCTTGTTCATCTTTTCATCCTGATGTGTCACCAAAATTGAATTATTATCTATATTATGGACATTCAATAAAAGATTACGATATATCCCGTTTGGATTGTCACCAATATTATATGAAGAATAATAGGAAGAATACTATATTTGATGATATTCCTGAAAAGGTTCATGATCTAACTAGTGGATATACAAACATAAACGATACAAGAAATAGATATTCAGTTGAGCTAGATGATTTAGCATCAAATTGTAAAACGTCTAATATATACATAAGAGATAAAATTCAAGGAATAGATACATTTCTTGATAAAGATCAATATAATCGGATGATTTCAGAATCCAGGTTTACTTTTATATTTCCTGCCTATGATCTTCATGTAATATCTATTGATAGGATGCTTGGAGCTATACACCGAGACTGTCTACCTCTATTCCATAGTGAATGTGTCTTGACGGATGTAGAGGAATCGTTCGGTGTTGATCTAAAATACTTAGTTAGAACAAAACTCTTATCTGAAGAGGACCGGTTAAGATGGTTGAATATATTGAAAGAAAAGTTTACTGCCTTTCGAATAGGATTCAAATAAGGTGTATTTATATGTTGACAAGTAATATCCAATATGTTATAATAGAGTATACAGAATGAAGACCCGTAGTTCAGCGGTAGAACCTCACCCTTTGAAGGTGATTGTCGGATGTTCAAATCATCCCGGGTCTGAATATAATCGGGAGATTAGCTCAGTTGGTTAGAGCCGTGTTCTCATAAATCACAGGTCACTGGTTCAAATCCAGTATCTCCCAAAATACTTTAGTTTCTTCATCAAAGGAATATTATGAAAGCTTATGGAGTTCCTAGAATAAAAGACGCCGAATGTCCTGATAAAGCGGATATCAAACGTTTCGGGTATTCATCAACTGATCGTTGTTCCAGAAAAGATAGAGGCAAAAATACATCAAGACGGATATGGAAGAAAAAGTTCAGAGCAGATCAAAAGAAATTATGTAATTACAAAGAATTCCTTTAGGAATCACAATTTAACCTAAAAAGGAACCAAATGTTACATAAAATGAAAGTTGTACTTGATAACACATCTAGTCCAAAAGTTTATAAAAGAACTAGATGGACACATTATGAGGGATATAAATTTATTTGTTGTATGTGTAAACCTCATAGAGGATGTAACAGAAAAAGAAATCCAAGCCTATCTTGGAAAGATCAAAGCAAAAAAAGAAATTCATGGGAGAAATAGAATATGAGAAAGTTAGCAACAATCAGAAGAATTGAAAATATCCTGCCTATTCAAGGAGCTGATAGGATTGAAGTAGCTTATATTGATGGTTGGGAATGTGTTATCAAAAAAGATCAATTCATAGTAGGTGATTTCTGTGTTTATTTTGAAATTGATTCTATGCTTGATAAAGATAATCCCGTTTTTGAATTTATGGCTCAACGAAAGTTTAGAGTAAGAACTATCAAACTGAGAAAACAGATTTCTCAGGGACTTGCTCTTGCTCTTGAGGATTTCCCTGAATTGAAAAATCCTATAGTTGGTGATGATGTAACCTCTCTACTGAAGATCACTAAACATGATCCTCATGCACAAAGAGAGCGAAATCAACAGGTTAGCACTAGGAAGAAGCCTCCATTGCGCTGGATGCTCCGATTTGGTGTAGGACGATATCTACATCAAAAGATTTGGAACAGAGCTTCAGGATCATGGCCCGGACTTTTTCCCAAAACCGATGAAGAAAGAATTCAAAATCTTTCTCTATATAATCTTGAAAGTATTCTCAAAGATGAAGTGGTTGTTACAGAGAAATTGGACGGACAATCAGTATCAATTTTCTATGATAGAAAAGCAAAAACGGGATTCTTCAAACGAGGAGTTTTTGGAGTATGCTCTAGGAATATTTGGTATAAAAACCAAGCAAATAATAATTGGTGGAATATAGCAATCAAAGAAAACCTCCAATTGACTCTTCCTGAATATTGTAATCAAGAAAAGATGTCGCTTGTCATTCAAGGAGAAATAGTAGGAGAGGGAATTCAAAAGAATAGATATAATCTGAAAGGACAACATCTATATGTTTTTTCTGTATATGATATTGAAAATCAGAAATATATTGATCCAAAAGATGAGACTTTATCTTTGGGTTTGACAAGAGTTCCAGATCTAGGAACTTGCGTCTTAGAACCAAATAAAAAACTTATCCTTGAATTCGCTGAAGGTAAATCTGTAGTTGGATCTAAATCTCTTAGAGAAGGAATTGTTATTCGTTCTGAGAAAGATCAATCCAAATCATTCAAAGCTATTTCTAATAAATGGCTTCTCAAAAATGAATAATGTGTATACAAAATAAGAAACATATAATTCAAAAGGAGAGAGATATGAAATTTGTTATCGGAATGAACGGAGCACCAAAAGCACCAAAAACCAAAGAAGAAGAAAAGTCTATTGAAGAAAGTATGGGATTCTTCATTAAATTTATCGCTTGGAGTATTGTCGGTATTGCTCTTATTGGAGCATTTCTTGTTTGTGTAGCTGATGTACAAAGTGAAAGCAATGTAACAAAAACAGAAATAAGTGTTGACAAATGATTCTAAATATGTTATAATTACATATACCAAATGAATAAGACTATAACAGTGAGTTAACCTTGTAAATGCCACCGTGCTCTAGGCACTGTTATATCTTGTTTATATATACAAAATAAAATGAATTTAGTTGTTGACAAGTGATTCTAAATATGTTATAATTACATATATATCAAATTTTGTTGTGTTGTAAAAACAAACCTCACACAGTATAAGCGGTGATAAGGTAGAGAATCGCCAAAGACATTATAGTCTTTGCTTGGAGAGAGCGATTTCCCACACAACAATAAACATGGAGAGTTATACCGTAGGGGTAGCGGGATAGACTGTAAATCTATTGTCCTTTGGCTCGGGTGGTTCGACTCCACCACTCTCCACTTAAAATTAATTTAGTTGTTGACGAGAAATAGAAAATATGTTATGTTTCTTTATAATAATATGCTTTCTGTGGTCGGGTAGTCCCGTATGAACGTGTAGGATTTATCAATAGAGTAAGATGATCATCCTCTATAATTTGATAGGCAGCCTTGCTTCAGAGGCAGATCTTGAATTCGCTAAGAAACGGTTCAATGATGATCTGCCCGCACACCGAAAGCATATTAGTATGACCATATAATCCAACGGTTAGGATACGAGGTTTTCATCCTCGTAATCGGAGTTCAATTCTCCGTATGGTCACCAGATTGTAGATTAGAGATTTAGCTTATGTAAAGCGGGTATTTTGACAGATCTTGGTTCAACCCCAAGAATCTCCTTTCTACATACAATTATTGCGGAGTAGAGTATTGGTAACTCTCTTGTCTCATAAGCAAGGATATGTTGGTTCAATTCCAACCTCCGCAACCAATTTTTATATCTCTCTATAGCTCAATAGGTAGAGCTTCTGAGGAATATTGAGTGTGAATTTTTGGGTTGCTCCTCAAATTCCTTCAATAATAATCAGAGCAAGTATTTCAATAATCCTACACTGGTCGGCAGATCATAACCTTGACCTCTTTTCTCTGGATAGCCATGGAACAAAGAGAAAAATTGTCATTGAAGTAGATTAGAGAAATCGTGAAGGTTCAAATCCTTCTAGAGAGACCAATTAGTTTTAAATGCTCCCGCCTGACAGAGTGGTAATGTGCCTGGCTGTTAACCAGAGACCTAGAGTAATCTAGCGGTTGTTCGACCCAACCGGCGGGAGCCAATTGTCCCACTAACTTTTAGAGAGAATAGAATGACAAAACATTGGTGCGATGCTTGTGAAAGAGAGATAGTAGATAATAACTATAAGAATGTTGGAATACCTTGTCATTTATATTCTATGAGTAGATCAGGAAATCTCCAGGGAGGGTATGTTGATAGGGAATTTCAACCAATATCAGGAAGAGATGATAATGTCCTTTTATGTCATAAGTGTTTGAACAAAGGATGGTCGGCATTCTTGACTAAATTGGACTTAAATGGAGAGAAAAGGACAGAAACAGTTGAAACAGAGAGACTAAACGCCTTTATTTATTAAGAGTATATGTGCGCTTGTAGTCCAACGGCAGAGACAACAGGTTTAAGCCCTGTCCAGTGAAGGTTCAAATCCTTCCAGGCGTACCAAATAATTATATTGACAAAGAAGATGCCGTCCGTTGGTGGACAGCTAGACTTGAAATCTGGTGGCGTGTTAGAAATAGCATGGGGTTCAACTCCCACATCTTCTTCTTATAGAAAATAAATGTTGACAAATAAATGTTGACATATCATTTACAGGGAACTTTAATATGACGAATTTGCTTGAATTTATTCCTGAGGAACTTTTGGCTCCACATTCTATTGATGATAGATGGTATACTTCCAAATTTTATAATTTGAAGATTATGCCTTGTAGATCTATGGGTTGTAGGGGAGAAAAGATAGTTGAATCAATATATTCCATTTTTGAAAGAGATGTATTGAAAGCATTGAATAAGGGACATGATAGACTAATTGATTCCAAGAAAGTTGAAATAAAAACCTCAATGGTAAGTAAAGGAAAGAAAGAGAAATATAGTTTCCTTCAAATCCGTCCTTCAGATGATTATGAAGTGATTATATTCTTTACTATCAATTATGATTCTTGTTCCTTTTATGAATTGACCAAAGAGGAAGTGCTGGAACGAATAGAGAATGGATTATTCAAACGTCAACATTTAGGAAAGAATGGAGATTCAGGCACCTTTTCATATAATGGCACTATGGAGAATCTTGGTGCTAGGGAGATTGTTTTTTGAGCAAAAGACATACTTCACAAGATTTTCAACAAGCCAATGGACAATATTATTCCTCTAATACCGGAACTCTCTTATCTGGTTTTGAGAATTTCCTTGATAATATGAATATCATTGAGCCTTTTGCTGGAAATAAAGATCTAATAAACTGGACTATTGAAAATTGTGATAATGTTTCTTTTTCAATGTATGATCTATATCCAACTGATGAGTCAATAACAAAAAATGATTCAATAAAATATCCTCCTTATAAGGATGAAAATGGTATAATATCAAATCCCCCTTATCTTTCAAAGAACAAAAGTAAAGATAAGGAAGTTTTTGATCAATGGAATCAAAGTGATTTATATAAATGCCATCTTGCTTCAATAGTTGATAGTAAAATAGAAGGGGGTATTCTAATACTTCCATCAAATTTTATAAGTGAAAGCAGATCAAAAATAAGAGATTTATTTTTCTCAAAATATAAGATAGAGATGATCAAATATTTCTCTTATCCAGTTTTTGATGATGCAACGACAGGAATTATATCTTTCTCTTTCTCTTTATGGAAGGAAAAAAATGTTATGATTATTCCTTTTCATTTATATTCCAGCGAAAATGTAGTAAAGGTCAAAGAATATTCTTTGATTAGGAAATATGGCTGGTTAGTAGGAAAGAATTTCTTTGATTATATTTTAGAAGATGATTATCCTTTGAAATTAGAAATGTTGGAAGAACAACCGCAATCTAATTCAAATATTGTTATCGGTTTATTGACAAATGGTAAATATTGTTTGGGAGCCCATTATAACGAAAAGGAAGCAATACGATCTAATGGGAAAGCATTTACAACATATCAAATATTCCTGAATAATGACCTTTATTTATCTGAAGACGACCAAAAAGCTATTATAAAAAGATACAATAAGGTATTGAATGGTTTTATTGAAGAATATTCAGGATTATTCCTTGCCAATTATATGGGAGCAAACCAGAAAATCAAGAGTAGAAAATACTCAAGCCTTTTATTGAGTAGATGTATAAAGGAAATAAAAGGTATATACAAAGAAAAAAACGATTTATCTGAATTTATGACTTGACTTCTGATTCTATACATGGTATAATAGTATATACAGAATGAGAAAGATACATAATTCAAAGTGGAGAAACCCATGAGACTTTCAAAAACAAGTGATTATATTGAGATTGATGAAAATGAAGATGTTGAAATTCTGTTCCTTTCAGATGAAGAATGGCAATCAAGTTTGAGTAATAAATCTGCTTTAGCTTCTGTAAAGGATGAGGTTGCCTTTGCTGTAATGTCTGAGGAAATAAAATATTCAAGAATATTCGTCAATATAGATAAAGTTTATGGAGTAGATTATGAGGTTGTTATTGCCCATGAATATTCACATATTCTTTTTCATGAAGTAGATGAAGAGAAAACAGATAGAAATTGTTTTCAATTTCTGGTAGAGAGTGAAATTGGTTGGTTGAAAAGTCAATGGGAAATCCGTCATGGACATAAATTTGAGGAGATTTAGAATGTTTGAAAAAGAACCTAAAGGATCAATGTTTTTCTATTCTGGAAACACAAACAGAAAAAATAATGAGAATTGGTTCCAGTTCTCAGGAATTTACCAATTACAGGAAAAAAGGAAAATTGAAGATGTTTTCTGTGACATAATCAAACTCAAAGAAGATGAACTGAAAGAACAAGTTGTCCTCACAAGCATGAATAAAATATAATAATATCTTTGGAGGATATTAAGATGAGTGAAATTTCAATTACAAGAGCTTTAGTGAAAATCAAAACCCTTCGGTCTAAGATAGAAAAAGGATCAAAGGCAATGGCAGTTTGTTCAGGATATCAAATTCAGGGACAACCAATTATTACAAGAGCTGGTCAAGTAAAAAATGCTGATATTCTTCAAACAGATATTAGTAAACGATGGCAAGCTGTGAATGATTTGATGGATCTATATATCAAAATTCGAGAGGAGATCCAGAAATCTAATGCCGTTACTTTAGTTACAGTTGGAAAAAATAAAATGACCGTAGCAAAAGCCATTTTCATGAAAGAATTAATCTCGGATGAACGAGTTCCCCTTGCCTCTGTTGTTCTGAAAGATATCAATAACTCTAAACTACTGGTTCAGAAAAGGATAGAGGATAATGATGAACGACTAACCGAACTTATCAAAAGCTCATTTCAAGGGAAATCAACTAAAATCTCTGATTCTGAATTTGAAGCAATTGCCAAACCTTTCAATAAGAATAACAAAGTTGAATTCATTGATCCTTTTGGTATGGAAACAAAAATTGAAAAGGTTATTAATCAAAATGAAGAATTCCTTGAGGATATTGATGTTGTGTTAAGTGAATCTAACGCAAAAACAACGATTGAAATATAAGGGGAGTCATATCTAACAGATATAAATAAGTACATAAAGTATTATATTGAAACTGACTAAAAAGATATTCTCCTCAAATTGGAATAAGAGGTTAACATAAATTCCGCAACTAATTGCCTCAAACGCAATCTATTGATACAGCCTATAAAGCTGAACCGTTTCTGTAAAGTTTACAAAATCAAAAGATTAATGTTCAACAATTAGCGAGAAAAGTTTATACAATTACACCAAGAAAAATTAGAGAATAAAGATTGATTGAATCTTGTGTATGGGTTTAGTAGGAAATTAGAATATCACGTCCTCAGTCAGTACCATCAAGCTGATAGAATACTTTACTTTTTATGGCGCAATAGCCCAATTGGCAGAGGCAATGGTTTTAGAAATCATGTGTTGTAGGTTCAACTCCTACTTGCGCTACCATAAATTATAAATAAGAGCGTTCTTAGTATAAAGGTTATTATTCTTGGCTTCCACCCAGGAGATGAGGTTTCGAGATCCTCAGAACGCTCCAATAGTTTTATGTTCCTCAGGAGGCAGAGTCGATGACTTAATCATATTGTCGGAGATTCGAATCCTTCCTGAGGAACCAAATTTTATAGCGGGATAGAGCAGTTGGTAGCTTGCCAGCCTCATAAGCTGGAGGTCGGGAGTTCGAATCTCCCTCCCGCCACCAAATTTTTATTCATAGGATACATTATGAAAGAAGAAAAGACAGTGAATAAAGAAAAGAAGCCTTATACCTCTCCTAAACTTGTTATCTTTGGTTCTGTCACAGAACTAACTCAAGGTACAGGTGGATCATGTTATCCTCCTCAACCTCCTGGCTCTCCAGGTATGCCTTGGGATCCTTGCTCCTAAATGAAATAAAGTGTATAGCGTAAATGAGAATACCTAATTCAAAATGGAGAATCCAAAATGAAATATTCAGTAACTAAAAATGGCGAAGCTTTATCTACTAAACTTTATTCCTTTGATGAAAAAACCAGAACATTTTCTTCAAACGAGGAAGGTCTTGTTTTGGATTTCCATACTTTACATTGCGTTACATTCAATACAGGATCATCTTGTACATTCAATACAGGATCATCTTGTACATTCACTACAGGATCATCTTGTACATTCACTACAGAATATAATTGTACATTCAATATAGGATCATATTGTACATTCAACTGTGGATCAGATTGTACATTCAAAACTGGATCATTTTGTACTTTCAAAACTGGAATATATTGTACATTCAATACAGGATCATCTTGTACATTCAATACAGGATCATCTTGTACATTCAATACAGAATATGATTGTACATTCAATACAGGAGCACATTGTATATTCAATACAGGATCCGATAGTGTATTCCTTACAGAATATGATTGTACATTCCTTACTGGGTCTAACGGTGTGATTGTCCGTAGAGATATTTTAGAAGTTATTCATCTAGAAGCGGATGTACCAATTGTACTGAATGGATATGAAGAAATGGGATACAAAGAGGTAAAGCAGTCAAAAATGAAATAAATTGTATTTTAGTGTTGACTTCTCATTCTATACATGTTATAATTACATATACCGAATGAGAAATACCTAATTCAAAATGGAGATCAAAATGAGCAATTCAATTACAGTAGAACATCCTTCCTTCCGACAATGGTTTTCCGATTGTCAACTCATGTGTGACAAATATAACGCAAAGCAATTTCCCAACCTTGTAAAAAACAATGAAATTCCTGACCTTATAATTTCAAATAGGGGCCGAAAATATATCAAAATAATTCTTAGCAATTCTGTATGGGCTTTCATCAACAAAGAAAACGGTGATATTTTGAAACCTGCTTCTTGGAAAGCTCCTGCCAAAATAGCCAGGGGAAATATATTTGATGAATATAAAGGAATGAAATCAATGAGTCCTTATGGACCAGCTTATCTTTAGGAGAGAAATATATGTTAGGTGTAATATTTCCAAACGGAAGAAAATTCAAACTTGAAGTAGCTGAGTATGATATAGCCACTCATAGATCTATTATGAGATTTTCTAATATTGTTATTGAAGAGAAAACAGGAAAGGTTATAAAAGATAGGTATCACAATTATATTGAAAATTATCATAATAGTTGGTGTATAAAGAATTGGCCTAATTTGGAGGATGTTTTAGATTTATCAAATAAAAACATCTTTGAAAATGTGGACAGTAGCTTAATGATGTTGGCAATATACTAACAAACGTAATTCAATAATAGCTGGAGAGAAGCAATGGAAGATAGAAAAGAGATCCTCTTGAAAGCATCCTATGATATTCTCAAGAAATGTAGTGAGGGAATGTATGTTTTTGAAGCTACAGCCAAATGGGATGAGGCTACATATGATGGATATTGTCTCATGGAAGATATTAAGGATGAACTCAACTTGGAAGATGAATAATGAAAATGAAAAAGAAACTTGTTTATATTTCTAGTAGATATCTCAACGGAAATCAGGCTGAAAATGTAGCTATCCAATTAGATATAGCACATAAGATTATGGATCTAGGTGGTATTCCAATTGTTCCTCATTTACATCATTTCCTTCATATCCATAAACAACGTCCTTATGAAGAATGGACGGAAATGATGTTGAGATATATAGATACTGCTGATTGTGTATTTCATGTTCCATGTATATCCTCAAGAGTTGATAAAGAGATTTCTTATGCTAGAAAAAAGGATATTATGGTTTTTCATGATATCCTGTACCTTGAGCAATTTCTTCAGAGTCGTACAGGAAGAACGACTAAAATTCTTGAAGATGTCTTGGATATTGCTGATACAACGAAAGATGGTTTTATGTGTTTTTGTTGTAATACTATTGGTCATAGGAATGTGTTAATCTCTATGGCCAAGAAAATTGCTAGGTCAAAAGGTATCAATTTTCTATTAAAGGAAAATATTCTGAGAATAGGATCAACTATCATAGTTTTCACTGTTGAATTGCGGACCTTAGATTCCTTCATTCAGCATGCTATGAGAATACCTAAATTTGGAGTTTGGAAGGATCATTGTAACATGTATGATTGGTTACCTCAGAATGGATGGATAGATAAATAATATGAATACAACTACATTAGTGCAAAAGAAAGCTTTTATCAAAAAGTTATCTGCTCTACTCAAGAGGTCAAAGGTTATCATTGAAATTGATGTTGAGGAAAGTCCTACAATTATGGCAGTTTTTGAGGATGGGACAGAAACAGAACTTTTAGGTATATTCAATAACAAAACCCTAGATAAATTACTAAAGGACATCAAATGAAATCATACGACGAAATAAACGAGGAAACTCCTCTTGACAGAGCAATGAAGAATATTGGAGTAAAAGTAATCAAGAACCCGAAATATAAAAGTACGATGTCTAAAAATGATTATATTCATCATATTCAAGCTTTAGATCAAATTACTTCTACACATAAAGATGCCATTCAAATGGTCAATGACAAGAAAACTCTTGATGATACCAGTAGAAAATGGATCACTAAAGCAGTAAATGCTATTGAAAAATTAGATTCTAAAGATTCCGCTCCTTTTGAGAAACTTATGAAAAAATCCTCTGGAATCAATTTCAAAGAGTTTTTGAAACTGACAAAGAAAAAGTGACATATCTTCATTTTTATAAAGAAAATGGTTGACTTCTCATTTCTTATATGTTATAATTGTGTATAAGAAATGATAAACACCTAATTCAATATGGAGATTCATTATGGGCGGAAACATTTTCCAAAACACTACAACCATCAAAAAAGAAAATATCACTTTCACTGTTGAAGCATATATCCAGGAAATGAGGAAAATGTTTTCTTGGTTTCCTGAAACTTCCCTCCTTGGTTCTGCTGGCAAAAAAGATATATCTGGCGATATTGATATGGCTGTGGATATGTCTATCCTTCGTTCTAACGCTAGGGATACCTTTGGTAATAGTACCATTCAAAAAACCTTTGAAGTGCTCAAGAACCGATCAAGAACATCTTCAGATGAACAATTGGAAGACAAAGCAATCCTCCAATTGATGGGAGGGATAATTTCTTCAGAAAGTAGTATGATAAAAGTCGATGAGAAAAAGATTGGATTGAATTGTCTTTTTTCTTGTTTTCCTATTCATGATGAAAATGGAATCACTGAGGAATGGGTCCAAGTTGATTGGCTTGTGGGTAATATTGAGTGGTTGAATTTTTCATATTATTCAGATGTATATGATGAGAATGTTCGGGGGCTCCATAGGACACAACTAATGTTAGCAACATTCAAAGCTTTTGATCTTTCATTTATTCACGGATCAGGAATCAAAAATAGTAAACATGAATTTCTTGCTTCCACTCCTAGAGAAGCAATTTATCTTTTGAATGGAGTATCTGGAGCAGAATTCAATCAAGATATTCTCTCAAATTTCTTCCTTCTTTATAATCATATAGAAAAATATCTTTTCACTAAGGATATTCAAAAAATCAAAAATATTTATTTGTCTATTTTAGATAAAACTAGATGTGATATTCCAGAATGTCTCCAAGATTATTGGTCCTCACATAAAGAAGATCTGAAGTTGACAGGAAAATTTCTCCCTGCTGATTCAAACTTATATCATAATTGATTTTACTGTTGACTTATCATTCTATACATGTTATAATAGTATACACCTAATTCAAAATGGAGAAAATATTATGAGTGGAGTTTGCGGTTCGCCTAAGATAACAAGAGAAGATTTCAAATTCATCTATAGAAACTGGATTGATATGATTCGTCAAGAATATGAACCTTTCAAATATTCTTTGCTTACAGGTTCTTACTTTGATGAAACAAAACAACTCTTCGGTGATATTGATAATATATTTCTTGTTGAAGGAGATAATAAAAAACAATCCAAACTTGATTTCATTGAATGGCTGAAAACCATTCCTGAAGGAATTCTTGAACCTTTTGAGAATCCAAAACATCTTGGAAAACTCTGGTACAATTCTGGAGAAATCGTTTCTGTTCGTTTCCAAGGAGCTCAAATAGATAATATTTTCGCTTTATCTGAAAATGAAGCTAAATACAAGAAAGCGTTCCTAGATATGGAAGCTCCTAAACAAGGACTAATTCTAGGACTTATCAAGACTATTTTGCTTGAACTTCCTGTGAGACAAACATTACATGATATGGCTATTATTGTTGCTCCATTGAATGAAAATTGGGAATATGAATTTAATATTTCTCCTTGTGAACTTCAATTGAGAAAAGTTCATATGGATTATGTGACAATGAAAACAATCCATAGTGAAATTGTTTGGAGGAGTAAAGATTGGAATTATGTACTAGGGCTCCTAAAGGATTATGCTATTCAAAATAAATCTTTTGAATCTCTTTTGACTCTTTCCGGAGACTTGATAAAAAAGGAAAGAAGCCGTAAAAGAATCATAGGACTGTTTCAAGCAATGATCACCATTAAAAGTGGTGAGGTTGGAACACCTAAAGGACAACGCAAAACAGATACTCTACAAATGATCAAGGATAAATTTGAAAAATAAAATAGGAATTTATTTAGGAAGGTTTCAGCCTCCTACAAAAGCACATTTAGCAATAATCAAACAAATGTCTGGTGATGGTCCAGGAACAGTTTATATTGTAGAAGGTAAGAAATCTAATCCTAAAAAGAATCCATGGACAGGAAAAGAAAGAAAAGATCTTCTGAAAAAGATGTTGCCATCAAATATCAAAGTTGAAATAGTTCCAACAGGTTTCTATCCAGGTATATGTAACAAATCCAAACATAATGATTTTGCTTTGTATTGCGGTTCTGATAGAATTGCTACATATGAAAAACAAGAACAATATCTAGAACCTGGTAAAACCATTAGCTATAGAGAGGTAAAGCGAACTGATGAAGATATAAGTGCTACAAGACTTAGAAGAGCACTCCAGAGTGATAATGAAAAAGTGTTCAGAGAAATGGCTCCTAAAGAAATATGGGACCAATATGAAACAATGAAGGGTAAATACTAGGACTAGGACTAACATGAAAAATTATATTGAAGTAAACAAAGAACATGAAAAGGCTATTCAGGAATCCCTATTTGAATCTCAAGGATATGGACAATATGAATGTGGCGCCATTGAAAATTTAGATGAAGCTTTGATCACTTTTGGCAAATCTGCTTATCCTAGAGGTGGTCACGTGGTTATACTTGCTGGTGGGGCATCTTCCGGAAAAGGATTTATTACAGATAAACTTCTTGGTATTGAAGGGAAAACTTTTGATGTTGATATATTGAAACAGCTTGCCGCAGGTCATTCTAAATTTAGAGGAGTATTAGAAGATTCATTCAAAGATTTAATTAATGCTGGGGAAATTGATAAAATGCCAGATATTAACAAAATCTTGACTGATCCTAATGCTTTGCGAGATCCAGATAATGTTCACGCTTTTCATCTGGCATTGGAGAAAACCCAATGGTCAGATAAAATTCAAAAAAATGTTTTCAAGAATATTGCCGGAAAGAAAGTTGAAGATAAAATCAATCTTATTTTTGATGTTACTTTAGCAAATATCTCAAAATTGAAATCTATTACATATGATATAAATCTTCTTGGTTATCCTAAAGAAAATATTCATATCGTTTGGATTGTCAATGATGTGGAAATTGCTAAAGTTCAAAACTCAAAAAGAGATAGAGTTGTTCCTGAGGATATCCTAGTTGATACACATAAAGGTGCTTCTAGAACAATGTCAGATATTATTGGAATGGGGACTAAACTCAGAAAATATATGGATGGAGCAATCTATATTGCTTTCAATAAAATTGGTGTTGATGCGGATGTTGAATTCGGTGATAGAACTAAATGGACAAAAGAAACTTTAGTTGTTGTCAATAAATCAAATTATGTTCGTATCAAAGATCAAGGAAAACCTATCAAAGCTGACCAAATAGGTAGATCTATAATATCAAAAGTAAAACGATATGTTCCTAGAGATACTTTTTTTGTTCCTAAGCAAAAAGGAAAGGGATCCAAGAAGATGAAAGATTTTTCAAAGAAGAAAAAAGTTAATAAAGGAGATTGTATGGAAATTTTATTGAAATTTAATACGAAGGATAAAGAGATTATCCTCACCAAAGAAGAAGCAAAAACACTCTATAATGAATTGAAAGAAATTTTTGAGGCAAAGATAACCGCTCCTTCTTTTCCGTATACTGGTATAAGAAAAATTTCTGAACCTCTAGAAACTAATCCTTATTCTTTTCCATATCTTGATGATGTACCACCCCGGATAATATACTAGACATATATTCAACCAATAGGCATGAAACATAATCATGAAGAATATGAAACGAGCAGAAAGACGAGGACATTATAATAGATTGAAAAGAAATCGTAAGAATTATTATGGAAGGGGTTTGGAAGGAAGTACTCCTATGTCAGAAGGTCAATTAGGTTGTACTGTCAATACTCCAACTCCTTGCTCTTGTTCTATGTGTACTAATGGAAGGAGAAATTCTTGGAATAACTCAAAAGAGAAATTAACCTTACAAGAACAGAAACAGCTTTTTGAATCTAAGGAAGAATTAGAGACAGAACATTATGAGTAATGGCATATACATTGTTGGAGATCTCCATTGTGATTGGGGATCACTCAACACATTCATAAACAAAAAGAATCCTGCTATGATTTTACAGGTTGGTGATTTTGGTTTTTGGCCCAATGAAACGTATACAAAAAGAGAATTGTATACAGGATATACAGATATTCCAAAGAAGAAATATAAATATTGGGATGAAGGACTAATCAAGAATAAAGGAACAAAAATCCATTGGTGTGATGGGAATCATGAAAACCATACTGAATTAGAAAAGTTGGAGGATAATGAAATATTTCCGGGTATCATTTATCAACCTAGAGGATCTGTTCTAACCTTACCTGATGGAAGAAATGTGTTGTTTATCGGAGGAGCTTTATCAATAGATAAACAGTATAGAACTATCGGTAAGGATTGGTTCCCTCAAGAATTGATAACTCAAAGACAAATATATGATTTACCAGATATTCATATTGATATTGTGATATCTCACACCTGTCCAATAGAATTTCTTTATGGACTTGATTTGGGTATAAAATTACAAGATCCATGTAATAGAGCGTTATCTATGGTATTAGAAAAATATAAACCCAAAGAATGGTTCTTTGGACACTTCCATCAAACAAAATCTGGATATAAAAATGAATGTAAATGGACTTGTCTAGATATGCCCAGAAACTCTGGTAAATGGTGGACTAAATTAGGAGAGAGATTATAATGAATTATTGTGGAGAAGTGATAGGATGGTTGTTGGTAGCTGTTCTGATTTTGGTTATAGGAGGAATTATAGTACACTCAGCTGGATATAAATCAGGACAATTAGAAGCAATGAAAGATAAGTATCATTACCAATTAGTCCAAGAGAAGGATCAAGAAACAAAATGGAAGAGAAAAACCGAATCAATAACCCTAAAAGAAACAGGATACAATAATGAAAACCTATAGTGAAGTAAACGAAGCCAAGAAAGATAGAACAATCCTCCTTTCAGAACTGCCAGATAAACATAAGAAATTTGCCGAAAAGAATATAATGAAAGATAAAGTATATTATTCCTCTTCGGATGATTTTGTTGATGTTTGGTCCAATATGAAAAAGGAAGTAGAGGGATTCAAAGAGCTTTTCCAATATACTGATTTCCGCCAAGTTATTAGAGACAAATAAGGTGAAGAAATGTGTTGACTTCTCATTCTATACATGTTATAATAGTGTATACAGAATGAGAAAACCACATAATTCAAAATGAGGATTCAAAATGGATATGACTGATTATGGCATTACTATTCTACCAGATGAAGATGCGGTATATTTGGATATTGATAATGAAGGAGTATACCTATCGTCTTCAATGTTAGAAATATATATTGAGGAACTTGTGAAGGCTAAAGTAGAGATTGATCATATAATTTTGGAGAGTTCAAATGAATAGTAATAAAAGGGTATATATTGTGAATGGTCGTCCTAGAGCAGGAAAAGGAACTCTAATCCAAATCATGAAGGATAATTATCCTGTTCATCATCTTTCAACCGTGGATACAGTGAAAGTTCTAGCTAGACAAATGGGTTGGAATGGGACTAAAACTCCTGAAAATCGCCAAATGCTTTCTGACCTAAAAGATTTCTATTCAAAGAATTTTGATGGACCTTTTAGAGAGATGACTGAAGCTACCAACTCCCATGATTATTGTGTCTTTGAGATTAGGGAACCAAAAGAAATTGAAAGACTCCAAAAATGGTGTGAACTTAATTGGATTATTTGTGATACTATTTTGGTACAATCCGACAAACATGATGCCACCTCTACTTGCCATTCAGATGTAAATGTTGATGGTTTTGATTATCGTTATATAGTAAACAATTACAATTCATTAGATGATTATGAACATAACTGTAAAGAATTCTTAAAATCTATTATGGATGAAGATGAAGAAGATGAATAAAACAATTTTGATTCTTAGTGGAGTTTTGATCGGGTTTAGTTCGCCTGTATTAGCTGAAAATCCTTTTTCGGGATTGAGCGACGTTGGAAAGATATTACAAGGAGTTTCTATAGTTAGAGGATTAACAGATGGAACTCCTATAGAAAAAAGACTCCAAACTAGTGCTTTTGATTATAACTCTCAAATTTCCCATTATGTTCGTCCTGTACATGTAGAAACCTATTATAAACAAAAATTAGAAATAGCAACTTCCAATATCGCATGGGAAGCAAGGAAATCATTATATAAAGGGAGAGAATAATGAATAATGAATACCGAATCAAACATTACCGATTTTATGAGAGGGGAAGTTTTACTATGGTATCAAAAACAAAAGGTCAATATATAATATTTTCATTGGCATTTTGTTCACCCAAAGATAATTTCAGCAAGAAGAAAGGAGTTGCTATTTGTGGAAACCGGCTTGCTGGAATCTCACCTAACGCAGTATTCAAGTTACATATATATCAACATGTAGTCCTAACAGACAAGATTGCGAATTGCTTAAGCTTTCTTTATCTCTTGCCGGAATGGGTATTCCTGAGTTTGGAAAGGGTCTAATCCGTGAAGCTATTTCATATGCTGTAAATTGATATGTTGGCGATTGCTGGAGTAGATTATTCAATGAATAGTCCTGCTGTATGTATTCATACAGGAAAGGAATGGAATGTCACAAACTGTGAGTTCCATTTTTTCCATAAAAAATTCACTAAACAGGATAATTTATATCCTTCTTTATATCCGATATATACCGAAGATTTCAATAATACAGACAGATTCTATAAACTTGCCCAATGGGTTATAGATACTGGTATAGGTAAATGTGATTATATTGGACTGGAGGGTTTTGCCTATGGTGCGAAAGGAAGGGCAGTATTCAGTATCCCTGAAGCTACGGGGTTTATGAAATGTATGGTTTGTCATACCCATGGTATGACTTTTGAGACTTTTTCACCAGGACAAGTCAAAAAGATGGCAACAGGAAAGGGAAATTCAAAAAAAGAAATCATTGAAGAACATTTCATCAAAGAAACAGGAATAGTATTGAGAGATATTATTGGACAATCTCCTAAATCTGTTACTCCTTCCTCAGATATCCATGATTCTTATTATGTCACCAAATTATTATGGGAAAAGATTCATCTTGACAAGTGATATCCAATATGTTATAATTGAAAAAATTATCTGAACCCTAAATGGAGAGAACGAATGAAAAAATTAAAATTCTGGCGTAAACGATCAAAAAATATTCATCTTGCGGATAACAAATTAACAAAAGCTGAAATTGTGGGATTTCTGGGAGAAAGAGGATATGACCAAAGTAGATCTGTTAAATTGACTCTAAGAACATTGAAAATCATTTGGTCTAACCTCAACAAGAAAGATGCTAGAAAAGCTCAAGAGCGTATGATAGCAGAAGGGAGTTGGGTATGATTCTGCTTGATTTTAATGCCATTGCAATTGCGACTATCATGATACAACTAAGTCAGGATGAATCAATTGTCAATGAGGATTTCATTACTCATTCCATACTCAACTCCGTAAGAAAAAGAAATAAACAATTTAGAAATGAATATGGCAAAATGGTTATCTGTTGTGATTCAGGAAATGTATGGAGAAAAAAAGTATTTCCATTATATAAAGCAAATCGTCTGAAGAATAGAGAAAAGGATGATTATGATTGGGATATGATCCATGAGGCTATTCACAAAACCGAAGAGGTTTTGAGGATGAGTTTTCCTTATCTTGTAATGAAAGTTGATACTGCTGAAGCTGATGATATTATTGCTCGGTTGAGTTATAATATTTTTGAAGAGAAACCTAATGTTATAGTTTCAAATGATAGGGACTTCCTTCAACTAATCTCGCCTTCATGTTCAGTATTTAGGCCCACATCTGAAGAGACTATAATATTCAAGCCTTGATTATTTCCCATCCTTCAGTTAGTAATCCTTTTTCTGTTAATCTAGTGGCCTTTTTATTAGGTTTAATAACACCTTTGTTTATATTTCCATATAAGCGGGAAAATGATAAACCATGTTTTTTTGAGAACGAGGCCAATTCTCCATGAATATTATATAATATTCCAAGAGGAGAAATTATATTATATTTTTGAGCATGTTTATTGTTTTTCCCTTTACAAGCTTTAGAGCAGGCTGTATGGATATTATTTCTTTTATTTATGTCTGGTACTCTGATATGTAAGGGTATTCCAAAAGAGGGATTCTTTTCTCCGGACAAAGCAAAACTCAATTTATCTCGGGTTTCTTCTGAAATTGTTAGACCTCCCTGACCGCCTAGACCTCCCGTCTTGACATTATATGTGCTTCTAGAGTCTACAAAGGCAGAATCTACAAGATCTCTTTCCTTAGAATATGCTGATGTTTCTGAAACAAAAGAGAATAATACTATTTTACTGAAATTATCTTTTCCATATTTTTTTATAGCTCTCAAAAGAATCTTGCCAGATCCTAAATAAGAATCGTTTGGATCTGTAGTAGAGTGTTTGCCAACATATATTTTTTGATTCACTAAACAAGTTGTTTGATATACTGTATGATAAATAGTTTTAGCTTGAGACATTTCTAACTCCATAGAAAAGTTTTAGGTTAGAAAAGAAAGTTGTTGACGCAACTTTCTTTTCGTGTTATAGTTATTTATATAAATTGAATTATAACTCTAAGAAAGGAGAAAACATTGAAAAGAATAATGATGGAGCCTAATGATATCAAAAGAACTTTATTTGACCATTTTTGTAGAGGCGACTCTTCTGATGGTATTCCCAATATTGTTTCAGATGAGGATGTTTTCATTTGTGAAGAGAAGAGACAGAAATGTATATTTGCTAAAAAGTTAGATATTTGGTATCCTTTATATGTTGAAAGTCCTTCTTTATTCTTCAAAGAAATTGGTCAGGAAATGTCTGTCAAATTTGAAAGGAACAGAATTCTGATTGATTTGAATAAAATTCCTGAAGATCTAATTATATCTATCAATAATGAATTTGAAAATGAATGTAAGTTGCCTTGTCCTGGCAAAATGGAGATTCTCAACTATTTTGCTAACAATAAAATGAAACTTCTTGCTAGTTGTGTTGGAGATTTCACAGGACCGACAAGAACTAATTCATTAGCTGAATTTCTATAAATAAGAACAATACTAACCTTAACATATGAGAGATATTATGTCTAAAATGACAGTAGAAGAGAAACAATTGGTTCTAAATAATAAAGTAAAAGCTGGGAAACTTCAGGTATTTATTCCTGAACTATTTGAAACAGTTGTGGAGTTTGGATCAAGAAATGATAAAATTGAAACTTTACGAAATAATGCTTCTAAAGCGTTATTCAATCTTCTCTTTCTAACCTTTACTGATGTTGAATGGGTGGTTGATCCTAAAGAAGCCTCGAAAATAAAATTTGAAGATTTAGATATCAATGATTATACAATGGCTGCTTCCACCTTGATGAAGGAACATTTACGATTCAAACATCTTGTAAGATTGGGAAATAATAATATCACCAAAGAAAAGGCTTCTATTCTTATCAGTCAAATGTATTCCTCAATGTATGAAAAGGATGTTGAGGTAATGAGAGGGATGTTTCTTGGGAAAATTCCATATAAAGGAATCACTGAAAAATTAATTCGTGAAGCATTTCCAAATCTTTTACCTCAGGTGAAATAATGATAGAGAAATGTGGAAATTGTAAATTCTGGAAAGAATCTTGGGAATTTGGTTTTCCTATACCTAATGAAGGTTTTTGTAATAGATATCCTGTAGAAAATAAAACAAATAGTTCTCAATATTGTGGCGAATTCAAGCCCAAAACGCTTAATGAGGGAAAATAATATATGCCAATTTATACTTTCTCCTGCCAGGAATGTGATGAGATTTGGGAAAACCAATTTCTTATTGAGGACCGAGGAATTCCTCTTGATGAACCTTGTCCTTATTGTAACACAAAGGACAAGATTCAAAGGAATATAACTCCTGTTTCTATTGCTCATACTTTAACTGTTTTATCAGGGAAAAAAATGGATTCTGAAGTGAAAAACCGAATTGATAAAATCAGGAACACTCCTGGAGCTTCTAAAGAAACCACTCAATTACAATTTTAGATTATGATTTATTCTTATCAATGTCCCGATTGTGGGACAATAACAGACAAATTTACATCCAATTATAATTTGAATGCTATTGATTGTCCCGAATGTAAAGCTTCTAGACAATTGATTGTGTCTGCCCCTAAGATTGTTGCTCATTGTTCTTTCCAATTGAAAGGCCCTGGTTGGGAAGCCGATGGATATTCTTCTGTAAAATCAAATACATAACCATAGAAGATGTCTAGGAGCTTGATCACTGAATGATAAATAGTTTTCTATACTAGCATTCATTTGGATTGGAACTCTTCACCTAGACTCACCGAGGTATCAAAATGAGAATAATCACAATTTTAGTTTTTATAACAATTTATTTAATTCCATCAACAGGATATGGAGATTGGATAGAAGACTTTGAAATAAACACCGCCGCCCAAGGAATAGAAGTTGCTGTAAGTGGAGCTCTTGAATTAGGAAGATCTCCATATGAAATTTTAGAACATGGATTATTGAATTTAGATAATAATCCTCAACGTGTATTGAAAGCTTTATATTGTGAAGGAGTTGATGGAGAAGATATCAAAAAAGCATCAAATGAATTAGATATTTCTGATCTAATTCTTGTATCAGCTTTTGAAAAAAGTATAGCTGAATGTGGAGATGCTGTAGCTGATTCACAGGCATATACTCCTATAAAGGTTTCCTTTTCTGGACTTCCTTCAATTTCTTCAAAAACAACCTCTAGATTGTCTTCTCCTTCTACATTTTAGGATATATATATATATATGAAACGTTTCACCTCGGTTGAAGGAATAACCAGAACAAAAGATCCTATTGGAAGAGTTTATAATACTCCAATGGGATCTTTTTATTCAGTCACTACTATATTAGGCAAGACAAAAGATATGTCTGGTCTTGATGAATGGAGAAAAAGAATAGGAAATAAACCTGCTGATAGAATCCTCAAACTTGCTGGTCTTGATGGAACATGTTTTCATGAAATGCTTGAAGCTTCTTTAGATGGGAAAGAATATACAGGAATACAATATCCAATAGGGAAAAGATTATATAGACAAGCTTATCCTATAGCTAAAAAGAATGTTGGTCATATATACGCTCAAGAATTATACATTTTTTCTAAAACATTGAAATTAGCTGGTACTGTTGATCTTGTAGCTGATTGGAATGGGATTCCATCAATTATAGATTTCAAATCTTGTGGATATTTACCGAAAGATGATAGATATATCAAAGACTATTGGATACAAATTTCCCTATATAGACACATGATTGAGGAAATGTATGGACTATCATGTCCTCAATTAGTTTTATTATTCTCAGCAAAGAAAGTTCAAAGAGCTAAAGTTATTACTTGTCACCACAACAAATATGCGAGGGATACAATAGAAAGAGTAAAAGAATGGCGATTATGGTTGACAGAGAATGCGTGATATGTTATAATAGTGTATACCGTAAATGAGAAAAACAATTCTAAAGGGTGGTTATTATGATTGAATATGAAATTAAAATTGAACGAGCTTTTCCATTATATCCTTCTGAGAAAATAAAAATAGATTTCTGCTTTGCTGACAGTATTAGCGAGGCAAAACAGGTGATGAATCATATATATGGTGAAATGATATCTTTTATCTATGTTCGGGAGTTTTGAATGACAAATATAGAATTTGAAGAAATCTTATCCGGTCTTGTTCAAGAATATAAACCCTTTGAATCTAAAAAATTGGTATCTTTTCTTCGGAAAGATGATGCTTTAGATTATGATGGTTGGATAGAGTTCTATAAAATATTGAATGAGTTGGATAATGGTTTGTGTACTTGGTACGAGGCCTTAGATGATTTATTATTTTTATTAGCATAGCGTATAGAAAAGATAAAACACATACTTCAAAATGGAGAACAAAATGGAATATTCAGTAACTAAAAACGGCAAAAAATTATCTACAGACCTTTATTCCTTTGATGAAGAAACTTTAACATTTTATTCAAATGAGGACGATCTTGTTTTAGATTTCCATACTTTGTCTGGAGTTACATTCAATACAGGACCATATTGTGTATTCCATACAGGACCATATTGTGTATTCCATACAGGACCTGAATGTACATTCAATACAGGATATGCTTGTGTATTCACTACAGGATATGCTTGTGTATTCAATACAGGACCATCTTGTGTATTGCATACAGGATATGGTTGTGTATTCACTACAGGATATGATTGTACATTCAATACACAAGATGATTGTGTATTCCATACAGGATATGGTTGTGTATTCACTACAGGATCATCTTGTGTATTCCATACAGGATCATCTTGTGCAATTGTCCGTAGAGACAATTCTGAAGTTATTATTCCAAAACCTTATGTAGCAATAAAACTGAATGATTATGGAGAGAAAGGATTCAAAGAAGTAAAGACGACAAAAACTATCGTTATTGATGGTAAATCTATAGAACTTTCTGAAGAATCTTTTGATGAATTGAAGGAACAATTGATTTAGTTGTTGATTTCTTATTCTATACATGTTATAATACGTCATACAGAAAATGATAATACATAATTCAAAATGGAGATTCAAAATGAAATATTGTATTCTTTGTGTTTTATGTTTATTCCTCCTGAGTGGATGTGGAATAGATCCTCAAGGGGTAGAGGATCATGTAAGAGAAACCTTTCCTCATTCTAAGATAACACCATTATCTGATTATAGATTTCTTGTTGAATCAGCAGATGTTAAGTATCTTGTATCTTGTATGAAACCATTCAGTGTAGAAATTTCTTCAATAAAAAGAGTAGATGATCTTGATTGATCCTTTTTACACATTTAGGACAGAATATAAAAATATGAATCTAATTGAAAAAGACGAAAACATTTCCATTGATTTAGAAATCCTTAGTACTGAACTTTACACTTCAGGAAAGGACCAAGTTCTAGATGAGATTGCTAATATGATTCTATACGCTGGAAATCTGATAGAAGAGTTATATACAGAACTAGAAAATAATCAAGCGGATTGTATCCTTTGTAGAGGATCTTATCCAGAGGAAAACTAAATGGAATATCTGAATTACGAAACAGGAGAAACTCCAGAAAAAGTAGAAACTCTTATTGATCCTAATAAGTTTGAGTTTGGTCCATCTAAAAGAATGGTTGAAGAATCTTTTGATGATTATAAACTCAGAAGAAAAAGAGAGAAATATCAAATGAAAATGCTCAACCGTAATGGATATTCCCGAAGGAATGCTTCTCAAGGAACTTATCAAAAATTTCCATTACAACCTTAAAATAAATGAGTTTATCCAATGAAAACTAAAAAATATAATAAACAAGGTAAATTGGATAAACCCATTATTGGTAGAATTCCTGTTGGTCCTCCTACTAAAGTAATAGATGTTCCAAAGAAGGGGAAAGGATCTTATACCAGAAAGAAAAAACATAAATAGTATTATGAAAACATATAAACAACTAATACTTGAACTCAGTCATGGTAAAGCCGCTGTCTTTGCTAAAGATGCTCATTCTGGACAATATAGAAAACTCTCTGGAGAACCATATCTGGTTCATCCTAAAGAAGTAGTCAGAATACTCCAAAGATCAGGAGTAAAAGATAAAAATATTTTGATTGCGGCCTGGCTCCACGATGTTTTGGAAGATTCAGATTCCTCTTATAATGATATCAAAAGAGAATTCAATAAAGAAGTTGCCGATCTTGTCAAAGAAGTATCTTCTATAAAGAAAGATCTCAACCTTGTAGGTAAAGAGAATTATCTTGCCAAGAAAATGATTGGAATGTCAGATGGAGCCTTGTTATTGAAACTGTCCGATAGAATCCACAATATTTCTGATTTGTCCTCTATGCCAGGAGATAAGTCATTGAAATATTCCCTCCAAACAAGATTTATGATGGATGAATTGAAAAACAAAAGAAAATTGAATAAATCTCACAAGAAACTTGTCAGAAAAATAGAAAAGGTTATAAACAAGTTTCTCCACTAAAAGGGTTCTTATAAATGAAGAAAATTATAGTATTATTCTGTTTGATGTTCTTTTATACATCCTCGGCTCAAGCATTCTTTTGGACTTATGAAGAAAAGGATCCTTATAATATCCTAATGTATGTTGAAGATGATATTGAGGAATGGTTATGTATTCTATATGAATTTGATACCACTAGATTCATAGGAATAGGAGATCAAGTATTCAAAGAATTTATTGAAACCCATGATCCTGAACCGATGCCCTGGAATGTATATTCTTATGAATGGGAGTGTTTACCTAGAAATTGGGAATGGGCTTGGACATGTTTTGACACTTCTGATTGTAATCCTGTTCCTGAACCAGCCACATTGTTGTTATTTGCTATTGGTATTATTGGAATATCCATAGGATATAAGAAAAGAATGAAATAAATTTAATTGAGAGATTTACAATGAAAAGGATATCAAATGAGGTTATGAATGAAATTAGGACATATGGAACATTATATGGATCAAAAGTGTTTGGTGGATATGTCAACGGTGTAAGTGACTTGGACTTTCTTATATCATATAAAGATTTAGATGAAAATTCTGAAATCAAGAGAATGGTAGACTGTGGATCAACAGAAACATTCTATTCCGAAGGTTCAATGAAAAATTGTGAAGAATTCGTATCCTTCAAATCCTTTAATGATATGGAAACTCCTCCTATCAACCTTGTTGTGTTTTCAGATATAGAACTTCTTGAATCATATAAAGAAGCAACCAAGGTGATGATTGCTATGAAAGAGATTCCATCTATAGAGAATATTATCAAGAATAAGGAAAAGAGGATTCAATTGTTCCAATATCTAGTGAATCTATTAGATACTAGAAATCCTCTTACATTATCACCTACAAAACCACCTACAACTTATCCAGATGATGATATACCGTTCTAAAATAAAATATTCTAAAATTTCCTGGCTCATGTTGATTTATTTCAATATGGGCCATTTTTGTTTACTATAAATAATATTGAAATAAAACATGGAGGATTTATGTTAGAAAATAGAGATTTACCCACACAATGGAAGAGTGAAGTTGATATTTTAGGTTTGAGGGGACAAATACTTCAAAAAGATCAAGAATTGATAAACAAGGAACAATCTATAGTTGACCTGAAATCTATAATTCTTCAAACAGAATCTTCTAGCTTAGTTGCTATCCAAGAGAAACTGTTTTCTGATATCTTGAATGATTTAGATATAAAAGGTTCCATAAAAGGCATAAATAATGGATCAATTTCTATTGAAATTGAATAAATCATAAATAATAATATAAGAAAATGGAAAAAAACACTTGTAATTATCCTGACTGTGCTAGAGAATGTGGCGAGCATAGTCTAATGACAAATAGAGTTGCTAATGTCGAAAAGGATTGTGCTATACTCAAGAAAGGTTTTACTCCTCTAGCTCTTGATCAAGCAAGAAACCAAGGTAGAGTGAATACTTTCATGATGATATCTGGTTCGGCACTTACAGTTTTATGTGGAGTGGCTTCAGTAGCTCTAATCCAAATAGCTGAACACAAAACCCAATATTATAATGACATGAAAGAAATGAGAGATTCCATTCATAAAGTTGAAAAAGAACATATTCAATCACTTACGGGAATATATAGAGTGATTGGAGATATATCTACAGATGTAAAAATATTACTAGAAAAAGAAAAATCAAAAGAATAACATTTATATCCATTAAGGAGAACAAATTATGGCTATTGCTGACGATATTACTGTTGCCGCAAACGGTGACATTAGATATGATGCTGGAATACACGGAGATGCCCTTGCCGCTTATTACCCAGTTATTGAATTTCATAGGTTTCTACAAGATTTGGCCGATGATGCTGTAGCCGTTGGAGATGATCTTCTTGATATTCCTGATCTTACGCCTTCTGCCAGATCAACAGATAATATTATTGGACTTTTATCTCCTTATAATATTGACGATGAACTATCTCAACACCTTTATGATGGAACTATTTCCCAAAATGGTGGTTGACGATGTTTGGGATGGTATTGTAAATTACGGTACCGAAGGTATTCATATTGAAATTATTCAAAACGCTTCTGTTATTATTGATGATTTCTGGAACTCTATTCCTAATGGAGAAACAGAAAAAGGCCTCAATCGTAACCTGACCGCTGGTATTTCTCATAGATTTATGGTCAAAGTTATTTCAGGCGGATCTATTATTGATAATCGTAGACTGATTGGAACTAATAGAGAGTTTGGAAAAACTTTTGGTGAGTTCAATATTTCAGCTACATCAAACGGTAACAACACTCTTGCTCTTACTCATTCAGATGATCTGAATAACACCACTGCCGCTGTTACTGTTGGTGCTCTTGTAGGTATTTCTAATACCGAAGGTTATACTCCTATTGATGTAAATAATGATGGTACTCCTGAGTATTATTACTCAGAGTGGTTGAAAGGCGCTAATACTATCAATGATTTCTATGAGTATATGAAATGGCTCACTATGAGACAAGATGGTGTTGGAGCTACAATTTATGGACTTGAATCTGAAGTGTTTCGTGGCATTACACATGAAATTGATCTTACAGATCTTGCTTCTGGAATTTGGGTTACATCTACTGAGGTAACATGGGCAGGTGGAACAGGACAAATTCTTGCTATTGATGATACTGCCAGCGGTTCAGCGGCCAAAATGTGGCTTCAACTTATGACTGGCGCTACTCCAACAGGAACTATTACAAATCCTGCCAATGGCGCTACTGCTACCGTAGGAACTGTTCTTGAGCGACCTCTATCCACACCCTTCGTTGGTGCTTCTACTGGTTCCGCTCTTATTGGTTCTTATGGCTTCGGTGTAACATATAACGATCTAAAGAACACTGATAAGGTTTTCGATCTTACTAATACTCAAAGAGTTCCACCTAATAACGTGAAGTTTACTGTTTCTGGTGTTGTTCATGGTGAAGATAGAATTCTTATTGGTCCTGATACTGGTGGCGGTGCTCTAGATGAAAGTCAGTTTACTCTTGCTACTGCTCTGGTTACTGATGATATCACTGCTGTTCAGGTCAATGTAGCAATTCCTACAGATACTCCAGCCTCAGGAACAATTAGGGTTTATGATGATCTTCTTATTTCTCGTAGATTAGCATATACATCATATACAGGAAATACATTTACCATTAGTTCTGCGGATGGTAATGAGGATTTCCTGGCCGATGAAGCTCAAATAGGTAACAATGTGTTTATTTCTTATGTTGATGCTCTTTATGATAATGCTGTTCCAGCAACTTATGAATTTACTGGTGTTTATCTTGCTGATAGAGATTTGTTCATTCGTGTTCGTGATGGTGGTGGTACTCCAATCAAGACATTTGAAGGTGGTGGTTCAATGAAATCTACAGATCAGAGTATTTCTGTAATTCGTACACCAGACGAGTAAAGCAATAAACAACTTCTCAACTGTCTTCGGATGGTTGAGAAGTTTTTCTTTTTGGAGATAACATGGCTTGGATAGATATTGTAGAAGTTCCTTGGGAATATACAACTACGCCTGAAATAGACGATGTGTATAATGCTCATAATTACACAAATAAGCATGATTATGGTATTCGGACAAATTCTGATGGTACCTTAGTATATGTTTATTGTAGACAGTTGAATAGAATAGAAGGTGTAGGTTATGGAGAGATAAAAGTATAAAAGACATGGAAGACACTCATACTTTACTACAGGTACACCGGACTATATCCCTGTACCCAAGACTCAGCAAGAGTGGGTATCTGATGGAGTTATCAATAATGATAAGCAGAGATACCTTACTGACTGCGAAGGTAAACCACCACAGATGTTAATCTACAAAGATCCAAGAACTGTTGCTGAAGATGCTGAAATTAAGCTCTTCATCTGATTTTAATAAGAGATATAACTATGGCCTTTCAAACAGGATTTTCCAAATACGAAGGAACAACGGCTGCAACTGATCATGCAATCAATGATCAAATACTCATAGATACTAAAGTAGATGACGTCTTACTTGCCAGTGTTGTCATGGATCGAGGGAAGGTTATGACTCCGTGGGGTGATGGTTGGACTGAACTCAAAAATACTATCAATTCGGGCATAGGTCATATTGTTATGTGGAAGAGGTGCACTGTTGACAATGAGATATTTCCCGATATCGTTCTTAGTGGGGCTGTAACAGCATCTGTGGAAATAGTTAAGTTTATAGGATGCTCAACAAGTAGTTCTCCTGTCGGTGCTACTTCAGATAATGATGGTGGTAGTACGACTCCAACATACTTATCAATAACACCTCAAGCTAAAAATAGTGCTATTATTTGGTTTGGTGGTCTTGATAGAAGAAATATGCTTACTGTTGGTAATAAGGCAGTATTAATGATAGCTGATAGTGCAGGAGCTTGTGGTATAACCGCTTACGAATTTTCCAATAGTATAAATCCCACAGGGGATGTGATTGGTACGGTGGACTCAGGAGATGGTTGGCAAACATTCGTAGTTGAAATATTGGATAATGTAGTAACTCCTAGAATACCAACATACTTTGAGAATATGGCTGGGGCAGTAATAGACAGCGGACTATACACTCCTGATGTGGATTTTAGGTCAGAGTATATGTTAAATGATACAACGATTGAAGGAGATCCAAGAGCAAATTATACTTTTGATAGTAATAACATAACATCAGGAACAACTACTCTCCTTAGTGATGTTGACGGAAGTATTGTCAAAATTGATAATGATATATTTTCCATCCCATCTGGAATGATGGACACGTATCAAGTAGTCGGAGCAACTCTGAACGTTCTCACGGGAAATCAAATAGGTGCTTATGAAATAACGGGCATTAGAAAAGACTCTCAAATAAATGTTGATCATATCTTTACAGAACTAGAGTCCGATTTAGAATATACGATAACAACAACAAGTGATTTAATAGAGCCTACCCTTGATGTAGATCACAATATCAGAACCTTTCGAGCGACAGGAACAGTACCAACTGGCATGGTTGTTGATGAGTTCTATTATATCGCTATGATGAATGCTCAATATTGTACAGTATATAGTGCCGCTGGTACTCAAACACTAGCTGAGGGAGACTTATCACTTACAGGTGTTGCAGGAACTTGTAGTCTTGAAGAGTGTGGGATAGCCTTACAGATTTCAAATGGAACAGAGTATAATCAAATAGACGCAGGGTTAAATGCTAACAAGAATGTAAGAGGTTCGGCTCACGAATTTACTACGCCAATAGATCTTACCGACCGCTCTATTGGTCTGAGAATTAAGTCAGGTGGAAGCAACATGGCTTTCTTTTCGTTTATGTTTATGGATATTAACGGAAACTGGAAAAATTGGAAGTTAGCAAAAGACCAAGGGGAAGAAGTAGACTTCTCACAGACACTTACTGCCCCAGACGGGAATGAGAATTTTGCGTCAAGTGGCGGTGTGTTTGACCATACTCAGGTAAAATACTTTATACCTTTGTACAAAGATAATAGTTACACATCTACGGATACTATGTTTTTCTCTTCTTATTCAGACATTAACATACTAGTCGTTCTTGGTGGGGACTCTGTTGAAGCCGCAGATATAAAATCACTACAATCTTCATTGTGGACGCAACTGAAAGATACGAGTACATCTTCAGTTATCCAATACAGTTTCTTGCATTCACTACAATTTGGTAATGGTACAGATGATTTAAGATTTGAAGATACAAATAAATCTATTGAGTTCCCACCATTATCAGATGGAATTAATACATTCGGGATATATCTAGCAAGCTTAGGTGTTAGTTGGAAGTTGAAGGATACAGACACTTTAGACTTTACGAATAGTCAGTTATGTTCAGGTAAGCCCTTTGTTTTTTTGGCAGATCCAACAACGAATATAAACGCTGATTTATCCTTCGCTGGTATGCAAGTAATTCAAGGAACGCCAACATTAAAAGAGGGTGAAATACACGATAGTATCACTTTTATTGGTGGAGATGGTATTACTCATAATGATGCAACAATTAGTAATTGTACTGTTGATGGCTCTCTGAGAACAGAAGGAGCTCTAATCCTCACAACTACTCATAATATAACTGATAGTTTGTTTAAGAATATGGGTAATGCTATAGAGATAGATACGGCAGGAGACTATGAGCTATCAGATATTAAGTTTGAAAATAATACTAATGATATTAATGTAACAGCTACAACCGGAACAGTTACAATCAATGTACTTGATGGAGGAGATACTCCGACTTATACAACATCTGGGGCAACTGTTAATATTGTATCAGGTCAAGTAACTTTGACGGTTACTGTAAAAGACATCGTCACTGGATCGATTATTCCTCTCCTTGCTAGGGTTTATGTCTTAGCTGACACAGGAGGATCTTTGGCTGTTGATACTGTTATTATCGATAGAGTGCTAACAGATGCTAATGGACAAGCCTCAGACACAAGGTCATATCCTACAAGTCAACCCATAAAAGGTTGGGTTCGGAAGGCATCCTCAACACCATTTTATAAGACAGCTCAGATTGCTGGTACGATTGATAATGTTTCTGGTTTAAGTCTTTCAATCCAGATGATTTCTGATGAATAAATAGTATAAAGGAGAGAAATAATGGATATAAATGATGTAGTAAGAAATGAAGTATCAAAGAGGAATTTTAGCTCACTAAGTACAGGATTGAAACAAGTGAGAAAAGAAAACACCGAAACACTTGAAAGAGTTTTATCTCTTGAACAAACTATTGTACAATTACAACAACAAATCCAAATATTACAAACTCAAAACTCTATTGCTATGGCTGGAGGATTTGGTGAAACATTACTCCTTGTTGATGGATTAGGTATTACTTTAGATAATTCTCTTTATAGTATAAATATAGACACACAAGATTTAGTTATTGGTATAGGATCAGATGGAATCACCACAGAGTTGAATAATAAGGGAATTAGAATCAAGACAGCGGCAGATAGTTATGATATAGGATTACTTGCCGATAATATGTCAGTTGAAGTCAAATGTGGATCAACTTTAGTACCAGAAAATGAGCTTATGCAAAAAGTAGCAGGAGAAAACATAGCAGGATTTAGAGCGGTAACGGTAGATAATGAGGGTAGGATTATTCATGCCACTATTGCTAGAATATTGACCGGATTACCAGTTATTGCTATATCCGTTCAAGCTGTTGAGGCTTTTAGTTTATGTATTGTTACCGTTACTGGAGATGAAATAACAGAAAATTCTTGGGATTGGGATATGTCAGAATCTATTTATTTTACTGAAGATGGAATATTGACACAAGTTCCACCTACAACTAACTTTTTACAAATTGTTGCTGTTCCTCTTTCTCCGACTTCATTACGAGTTAGAATTGAACCTCCAATATTCTTTTAGAGATTAAAATATGGCTGAAAAAATAACAAAAGTAATATATTATAGAGGAGACTCATATTCTAAAGAGTTTACTATAACAGATGAAGATACAGATCTGGCAATCAATATCACAGGATATACTTTCACTTTAACTGTTGATAGTAAAGATACACCCTCAGATCCTCTAACTGAAAAATTTGTCACGTCTGGCACTATTGTTGATGCTTTGAATGGTATAGTTTCGTTTACTCCTTCCTCTGTAAATAATGATATAAAAGAATCTAATTATTATTATAAAATTAGAATGACTAGTGGAACTACCATAAGAACTGTTATCCGTGATAAGTATGTCATTTTATAGGAGTCCTTATGAAAAAACATACATATTTAGAAGATGGGAAAACTAAAGCAGAAACATTGCTTTTAGGTACTTCCGACGATGTTGTTATAACGGACCCAGAACCTGGACATACTCTAATATGGGATGGTAATGATTGGACCAATCAATTATCAACAATAACAGAAAATATTGATGGCGGAAGCTTCATATAAAATAATAGGAAAAAATAATGAGCACAATTCAATTACGAAGAGGAACTAAAGCACAATTAGATACCATTTCTCTTGCTGTTGGTGAATTAGGATATACTACAGATACAGACGAAGTGTATGCTGGTGATGGAACTAACAATCATCTAATTGGTGGTGTAGGAGTAGGTTTAGCTTCAGGTCGACCCTCAGCAGGAGTATCAGGAAGAATTTATCACGAAACGGATACGGATGCTACCCTTGTGGATGATGGTGTTTCTTGGGTGAATATTAGCTCTACCCTTGATCTTTCAACTATATCTGGAGATCTTGATGATATTGATGATGGTATAGGATACGGTAAAGTATTACAAACAGAACTATCGAATGGTGTAGTTTCTCAAATCAATGATGAAACTAATGTTGTAACTGCCTCAGAGGCAAGAACTCATATTGATTTGACTGATGGGCATGAATCTATAAATGATTCTGGAACTTCTACTTCAGAATTATGGTCTTCACAAAAAATTGGTGATGAGATTGCCACGGTAGTTTCAGGTATAGATCCCCAAGAATCTGTTATTAGTCAATTGAATCTTGTTACATCTGAACCAGCTATTCCAACTATTGGTGATAGATATATCAATACAGCCTCAGGAGACACCTCTACAACTTCCCAAGCTGTATTAGTCAATAACATTTATGAGTGGAATGGCTCTGATTGGACAGAAACAATAGTATCAGAAGGAATGCATACTTGGGATGAAACTCTTGATTCTGCCTATATATTCAATAACTCTTGGGTAAAATTTGGATCAACAGTAACACATAATAATCTCTCTAGTCTCCAAGGTGGAACTACAGATCAATATTATCATGTTACTGCCTCTGAAAAAACTGTTGTATCTAACACTTCAGGAACAAATACAGGAGATCAAGCTTCAGGTGATTTTGATCATGATTCTCTTGTCAATACACATAATCTAACAACTGATATCAACCACGCAACAATTACTGGTGGTCATAATCTAACAACTGATATTGATCATAATAATATCACAAATAGTCATAATCTAACCACCGATATTGACCACGATTCTCTATTGAATTTTCAATCAGGAGAACATTTTCTTCAAGGAGCAATCAGTATTCCGTCAGGGCAAATATCAGATTTCAACGAAGCTTCTCAAGATTCTATTGGTGGAATACTAACAGACACAGTTTCTATTGATCTTACGTATGATGATGCTGGAGGAACAATCAAAGCTGACCTATTGTTGGCTGATGGTGGTACATTTGTATAATGGCTACACTGAAGATTAGAAGAGGCACTAAAGCTGAAATATCAGGAATAACTTTAGATCTTTCAGAATTCGGATATTGTACCGACACAAAAGAGGTCTACATTGGAAACGGTGTAGGCAATACTTTTGTTGCCTCTGAAATTCTTGATGAGGATGATCTAATATCAAATTCATCAACATCTTTAGCTACTCAACAATCCATCAAGGCGTATGTGGATAATGTGATAGTTGGTGGTGATGGAGAGGCATGTAGCGATTTAGATGGTGGTGAAGCTTCAACTATCTATTCAGTAGCAGATATAATTTTAGATAGTGGAGGAGCATAATGGCAACAATATTACGACAAAGACGGGATACTGCCGCTAATTGGACTTCTGTAAATCCCATAATTCCTGATGGACAATTATGTTTTGATGAGACAAATCACACTTTCAAAATAGGTGATGGATCAACAAACTATGAAAGTTTACCAATACAATCAGGAGTTCCAGGACAAGATGGCGTAACTGAAGATGATGTAATTGTGATGGCTATTGCTCTAGGTTAATATTATGATAATATATATTACAATAATAATAATATTTCTCCTAATAACAAATGAATTGTTTTTATGGGGATTAGGAATAAATCGTCATGCTAATTGGTTATTGGATTTTCCTGAATTAGAAGAAAGGAAATCAGTAAGTCCTAGTATGTTGAACATTTTATCTATTATGATTATCGTTTATTGTGTTTTATCTTTATCTTGGTGGTTATATGCTATTCCTATGATGGTTGGAATAGGAATAAAATGTTTTATAGGAGCATCTTTCATAACTTCAGCCAGCCATGTTTTATGTATTCATTTAGTTTCTTCTATAGCTAGATACTCTTGTTGTCCACGAAGATTTTGGCCTCCAATCTCTTCTAATATTTCCCGTATCCTATCAAAACACACCTCACATCCAGAATATCCATTTTAGTTGTTGACATCTTTTTTCATTCATGTTATAATACACCATGAGAAAAAATATAATTATAAAAAGTTTGTTGGTTTTTTCTGTATTATTCTGTTCCTCTTCTCAAGCAGATACTAAGGATTCTATTCGGAATTCTCTTCATCTTGAGGAAATCAGAAGAGAATTCCGTAAGGAACAGAAAGAAAATATTAAATGGCTTGCCTTGAATATTTATTTTGAAGCTAGAGGAGAGTCTATAAAAGGACAATTAGCTGTTGCTCTTGTTACCTTGAATAGAGTAGAATCCTCCAAATTTCCAAATACAGTTGAGGATGTTGTAAAACAGAGAAAACAATTCTCATGGCAATCTGATGGAAAGAGTGATATTCCTAAAAATAAAAATATTTATAATCAATGTATTATCCTAGCCAAATTAGCATATAATATACATAATCCTAAATCCATGAATGAAGCCGACCATTATTACTCAACAATAATTAAGGCACCATTCTGGACTAAGAAAATGATTCAGCTTCAACAAATCGGCAAGCACAAATTTTATAAATCTTAAATGAGAGTATATAATATGTCTGTAATAGAAAAATCCCAATTTTCAGAGGAAGTAGAATTATTATTTTCAAGCAATAAAGACCTAAATGTTATTGATGCTGTTATTGAAATTTGTGAGAAATATTCTTTTGAAGTAGATTCTGTAAAAGCTTTATTATCTAATCCACTAATTGATAAAATTGAATGCCAAGCAAGGAAATATAATAATTTGAAACGAACAACTAATGGATCTTTAGGAGCATTTTTATAATAATATCAATATATTACATATAGAGAGTTCTCCAAGACACCTTGGTTGAATGATTAGAGTTTTTGTATACTAGCATATAACATGAAAAACAAATTGAACCTGTGAGAGATTATCATGCTTAGAGAGAATTTAGAGCTTGGAAGCTGGAATGATTTACCCCATTATGCTGTAATTGGAGAGGCATCCAATTTTTATATTTGGGTAAATGAAGATGGACAAGGAAGTTCATGTGAATGGTTGACAGGATCAACATCTTTTAGTAATTATCATTATCTAAACAGAATTTTCAAAAAAGATAAAAAAGGATTTATCTCCTTAGTGAAGATCATTCATAAAGAGAACATGAAATGAAAACAATTACTGGATATCTTGTCTATAAAAATTTCTTTTCATTTAGACGACATTTCTCTGGATTATATGATCTGAAATTATATGGAATGAATCCTGTAAAATTACCTTTTGAGAAATATGAAAATTCCCATGAAAAATGGATGTTTGATACAATAGCAAAGAGAATAAAAAAGTTGGATAAACTTCAAGAACTGTTAGTTGTATCCTTCAAAGAAAAAGATAGATCTGTATATGAAATTGTAGACAATTTAGATTCCTTAGAGAAAGATGTTGGAATATGGAGAACTCAAGTTCAAGCTTCAGAATATAATTTCAGCCAAGAAATGAAAGAATTATTCTCAAGAGGAATAAAAATTCAGAAAGGTATTGCCGATATCCTACTTGAAGAATATCTGAACGGAAAAATAAACTTGAACACCTTCTGTATCTGTTACCAAGTATTTGGTTTTGATAGATTATTAGGTGAAGATAATTTCATTTGGGATAATGGCAGAGGAGAAAGAATCAAAGCATACATGAAATTGATATCCTTTGATGTATCTAAATATCAACTCATATCCAAGAATCTTCTGGAGTGTTCAAAATGAAAATGAAAACAGACTATGGACTTCTTGATGGATCAGAACAACAAATAAAAACCCTCACCAAGCGACTAATGTTGAGTAATTGGTGGGGCAAAAAACAAGAAGATACCTTACCTAACCTGCTATTGGATTGTGTGAATCATGTTAGAGTGAAAATGTTATATTCTCCAAAAGATTTTCGTTTCCATATTATTCTAACGGACTCCGATAATATAAACTCTATACAAATGAATTTATATGGAAAGATTCGTTATCCTAAAATCCCATCTTTCGTTTCTTTATCCAGAAAAACTATATATGTGAATATTGATAAGATCAATAGAAAAGTTTTATATCATGAAATTGGACATTTGATGTTCAATGATCTGATAGACAATAAAAGGGTTGGTTCCTCTTTACATGAACATATAGCCCAGTTTTGTGAAAATAAATGTTGACTTCTCGTTCCATACATGTTATAATAGTGTATACAGAATGAGAAATATCTAATTCAAAATGGAGATTCAAAATGATTATAGATACCAAACTTGTTGCTTATTTCTACAATAAACAATTGAACATCCCCTATACTGTTGAGCTAGATTTTGACCTCGATCTTGTTTATATTCATCCTTCCAAAGATACTTTCGGTATGTGGACTTACAACACAAAAGATTTTCTTGATCTTTCTGGTGATATGTTATACCTTGATTATGGTCAAGAATGGTATGTTATGGGAATTCAGGATGTTATTACAGAAGTAAATGATCTCATTACAGGATGAGATTAAAATTCTTGCTCTTGCTAGAGCTTTTAGGGCTAAAACAGGGAGGTGCTGTTGATGGAAGTATTCAATAATGAAATAAAACCAATAAAATCTTGGGCAAAAGATCTTGAAAAGGGAGCTCTTGAGCAAGCTAAAAATTTAGCAAATCTTCCTTTTGTGTTCAAGCATGTTGCTATTATGCCAGATTCCCATCAAGGATATGGTGCTCCCATCGGAGCAGTAGTAGCAACCGAGAATGTAGTAGTTCCTAATATTTGTGGAGTGGATATCGGATGTGGGGTTCTAGCTTGTAAAACTCTCCTAAAAAATCCTTCTATGAAACGTATTATTGAATGGAAAAAAGAAATTCAAAATTCTATTCCATTGGGATTCAATTCTCATAAAGAACCTCAAGAATTTTGGTATGACAATGATACATATGATTTTGATAATCTTCCAATTGTCTCAAGAGAAATGGAAAAGGCTTCCTACTCTTTAGGTTCGCTGGGATCAGGCAATCATTTTCTGGAATTACAAAAAGATGGAGAAGGTTACCTTTGGGTTATGATTCATTCTGGATCCAGAAATATTGGATATCAAGTAGCAAAACATTACAATGATGTTGCGAAAGATTTGAATAAAAGATGGTTTTCTTCAGTACCTAAAGAACATGATTTGGCTTTCCTTCCTCTTGATACAGATCTTGGAAAAAGATATATGAAGGAAATGGAATATTGTGTTGATTATGCTTCTGTGAACAGAGAAAGGATGTTTAAGGTTATTATAAATATTCTTCAATGTTTTCATAATGCTCCTATAAACATTGCCCATAATTATGCGGCATTAGAAAATCATTATGGAAAGAATGTTGTTGTTCATAGAAAAGGAGCTACAAGAGCATATAAGGATCAATTAGGTGTTATTCCAGGATCTCAAGGAACATCTTCATTCATTGTTAGAGGATTAGGGAATAAAGAATCTTTTTCATCTTGTTCTCATGGAGCTGGAAGAAAATTGGGTCGTAAGGCTGCCATAAGAGAATTAGATGTAAAGGTAGAGCAAGAAAAAATGGAAGGTATTCTTCATTCTATAGTAGGAACTAAACAGCTTGATGAGGCACCTGGAGCCTATAAAGATATATATGAAGTTATGAAGAACCAAAAAGATTTAGTGGAAATTGTAACTGAACTAAAACCTCTTGCCGTGGTGAAAGGATGATATCTAAACTAAAGAAAATTTCAAATCTTATTTCTGAAGTAGATGATGAAGTATGGAAAGTATTTTTTGAATACCAAAAAGAAAGGGGATTTTATTTTTCCGATCCTGAAAGATGGGTAATTGATGATGATATCATTACATTTATAGGAGAGGATGGATGTATGGGAGTTTATGCGTCTATGTCTGTAGAAATCCCTCTATCATACTTCAAGAAAAAATGAGAAACCTTCATAAAAATACAGGCAAACATAAAAAAGAGTTCAAATTAGGCAGATGGATGTTGTTTTATAATAGAGCAGAGGATCCATCTGTAAAATGGTATAAACGTCTTTGGTCTACAGATAAAGAAAATACACGATCTAATCATTTATTTTCTATAGATAATATAGAAAGTAAGGAATATGATAATAAAGCTTTTGTTATCTATATGGGACCATTTCAAGTTTACATAGGGAGAATAAAAAAATAAAGAGAAAACATTTCTCTTGACAATCATCTATAAATATACTATATTAAGGTAACGACTGAAACCACTAAAAAGAGAGAGGATCTTATGTAATCTGTCCCTAAAGAGGACATACACCACGAATAGGCAAATCGTATAAAATCGCCTCAAATAGAATAAAAAAATAAAAATAAAAAGGAAATAAATATGGTAGATTTCGCCGCATTATCAACTTCTAAAAGTGCTTCTAAATTTCAAAATCTAATCAATGCCGCAAAACGGTCTTCTTTGGGAAAAGAAAAGAAAGATTATTCTGATTCAGATTCTTGGTATCCTGAACGGGATAACGAGGGAAATGGTCAGGCTATTATCCGCTTTCTTCCTGGACTTGAATCTGAAGGAACTCCAATCTTTGTTGAACTTTATTCTCATGGATTTGAAGGATCTGGTGGTAAATGGATGGTAGAGAATTGTCCTACTACTATTGATAAGGATTGTCCTGTTTGTGATGCTAATAGAAAGATTGTGAAACAATATGATAGTTGGCAATCAACTCCAAAAGAGAAACAAAAGATTTGTCAAAGACGTAAACGTAAACAAGCATATCATTGTAATATTCTAATTATCTCTGATAAAGCTAATCCAGAGAATAATGGTAGAGTATGTAAATTCCGTTTTGGTAAAACAATTATGGATATGATTATGGGTAAACTCGCACCTGAATTTGATGATATTGAACCTATTAATGTTTTTGATTATATTGATGGAGCGAACTTCAGAATGGTAGTTGGCAAAGATGATGGTTGGGTTTCATATAAAAAATCCACTTTTGATTCGGTTTCTCCTCTTGACAAAAAAACGATCAAGACTTGTGAAGAGTCTCAATTCCATATTCTTCCCCTAGTTGGAGAGGATCAATTCAAATCTGTTGAAGATCTCCAAAAACGATTTGATGAAGTTGAGAATGAGGATAATTCTAGAGGTTCTGCTGAGGATTACTCTAAAGAAACTGAAAGTCCTCAAGAGAAGATGAAAAAAACTTCTGAAAAGAAATCTCCCAAAAAAGAAAAAGTAGTGGAGGAATCTGATGAATCAGTTGATTCATGGCTGAAAAGTCTAGCTGATTCAGAAGCCTAAATAAAAAAGCTCTTACTGATTTCTTTCTCGGTAAGAGCTTTTTTTATCTAAAAGTTTCCTTGAGTTACTGCTAATACTCCAATATCAAAATTTCTTGATTCTAAAGGAGTATTCACCTGAGAACTATTACTAACATTTGTACTAGATGAATTGTTATTATTAGTTATTATGGGTTGAATATTTTGAGATATTTCTTTAGATTCTTTTTTATCAAATTCTTTCTTTTTATTTTCTAAAGAAGTTCCAACTATTTCTCTTGCGGTCGCTAAGGGATTTTCATATTTCAAGGTAGAGTTTTCTCTTCCCTCAAAAGCTGTAGGTTTATGTGAAGAAATAGTTTCATATTCTAGTAAAGATCCCTTGCCTCTATTATCATTCAAAATATCCTTTTCGCTCAACTGGATAGGTTGTATATTTTTCTGTTTTTCCTTTTTACCTATTCCCAATTTATCCTTCAACCAACCTCTAGCTTCATCAAAAGGTATCATGTTTGTGACTGATTCCAACACAGAACCCATCATTTCTTTCAAATCAATATCGGGAAGAAAAGTATCTCCTATCATATTCTTGACAAAATCATATATTCTTTGAAATGCTCCTGTAATAAAAGTCAATGGATTGTTTTCTAAAATTGTTGATAAAGCTTTATCTATATCTCCAGTGAATAATTCCTTTATCGCAATGAAAGGCGCTTTCACTAAATTGAATATACTTTCTATATTTTCACCCAACATAGAGAAGAATATGTCTATTGAACCCATTATTTTAGAAGCGAAACCTCCCTCAATTTGAGTACCGAATAGTCCAAGAATTTTATCTACTACCCAACCGAATAATTTTATAGGCAATTCAAAGAATCCTTTCAATACTTCTGATAATCCTGCCATTGTTTTTTCTAATATAGATCCCTCTGATGCTTGGTATCCTTTAACAAAATCATAAATTCCCATAAGAATAGATATTGGCCATCCGAGACCTTTTAGAGCAAACTTGAAAGCTCCTGCGAATTTGCCAATAAGGGGAATAGCTTTCTTCATCATTTCACCAATTCCTTTCATATTACCAAAGAATTTGATTATAGGTTCAAAAAACTTTCCAACTTTTCCAGAAACATATAAGAAACCCTCTTTTACTTTATCAAAAAAGGCAAACATCGGAGCAAAAGATTTTTGGATAAGTTTTACTCTATTCCCGATGAATTTACCAAATGATATAAGAACTTCAAAAGGTTTGATGAAATATGCTATAGCACTACCAATTACTGCTCCTAAAGTTATTGCCGCTCCTGTTAGGACTGCTCCTATGTTTATAAAGATATTATCCCAGAAACTTGATTCAACCTCTGGAGCTTCTAAATTCAAATCTAAATTTTCTAGAGCTTCTAGTTGTTTTTCTTGAAATTGAATTTGTTCCCTATATTTCTCTTCTTGAGAAACTTTATCCATTTTATCGGATACTGTTTGCTGTTCAAGACTAGATAATATATTGGAAAGTATTTCATTGCCCGAATTATCTGATTCATCTTCAGGACCACTCTCTAGAGCTTTTATGATATCTGTACGAAGAATATCCAAACCTTCCTCTGTAGCCATTGCTTGAAAGAGTTTCAATGCTTCTGGATCTGTTTCATTTTGTATAGCAGAATCAATTTCTTTTTTCACCTCTTCCATGGCAACATCTAAGGATCCATCTTTATTTCCTGCTATATCTTCCAAAGCATCTTTTGCTTGTTTTTCTGCTTCTTGTTTTATTTCTTTATTTGCTTCCTCTAAGGCTTTTTGAGATTCTGTTACTTTTTCTAATTGTTCATTATATGATGCCAAGGCAGCTGATTCAGTTTCTTCTTTTGATTTATTTTTTTCTTCTTTACGACTTCTCATGAAATCGCCTATAGCTCCACCAGCAAACATAGCAAGAGGAGAATCACCTAGAACACCAGCTAATATGCCGCCAATATCTGGCATATTATTACTAACAGCACTCCCAATCATTTTAGCGTTTGATAATCTATTTGATTTATCAAAATTTATTTGTTCTTTTACTAAGGATTCCTGTCTTTTCAAGGATTGTAATTGATCTGAGGTAAGATCTCCTGAATCATCAATTGAATCTATAACTTCTGACAATTTCTTTTCTTGAATTTTGAGAGAGAATCTTGAAGATGTGTCGCTTACTTCTTTGAAAACTGAACCAATCCTTTCAGATAATCTATCAAAGGTTTTGCTCTGAAGAGATTCATCACCTCTCTCGGCATCTAATCCAGTTTTAGAAGTAAAATTTTGTTGTTGATTATTATTGTTTGTCTTTTTCCAAGATTTCAGGAATGAGGATAGACCACCATCTTTCATAGAATCAACAGATTTATTATAAACTCGTTCTACGTTTCTCCTATCATTTTCTACATTGGCCTCTAAACGGGCTAATCTAATATCATTCATTCTTGATTTATTTTCTTGGTCCATCTTCATTCCTTATTATATTTTGTAATGCTCTTTCACATCTTCACTTATCTTTATTGATTTTCTGGACAAGCAAAGCTATGTAAATCTCCCTTTCCCACGGCATCATCAACTCTATTTCTGTCAAAGACCAATTAAAGTTTTCCATCAAACTAAAATTGGTCTTATAAACAGCTAAAAGAGAACTGTGGGAGGTCATTAGGCGAAAAAATCGCTAAGACCCTTAAACTCATGTTTGACTATAAATCCACAATGAGAACATTTTTCGTTGATATTATAGGACATTCTTGGCATTGTATCAAAAAACTCTTTTACTTTTGAAAATTGTCCTGAAGTCATAGAATCCAAAAACTCTCCTATTTCTTCTTTTGATAAATCTGAAGAATTGTATATAACATCACCAATCATAACAGAATCAACCATTGATACTACAAGAGCAAACATTTTTTCTGGATCTTCAGAATCTTCCATGACACTTTCAAGAGTAGGATAATTCATAGTAATAATAACATCCTCAGATATAGCAATATTCTTTGAATGTTTTTTATCTTTCTTGATCTTCACTTTCTCAAGGTCAATCTCAATCTCAATTTTCTTTTTACATTCAGGACATGAAAAATTGATTTCTACAACTTCGCCTACAGAAGCTCCCCTTAATTTTATAAATAAAAACTCAATATCAAATGTAGCTAACTTTTCAACGTCTAATACTTCAAACGAGCAAGCAAAAATAATATCTTTCATTGCTAAAACTACATCTTCGGGATTTTTAGATTCTTTAGCTGCCAGAAGAATTTTTTCTTCTTTGACTAAAAAGGGCCTCATTTTAACTTTTTTATTTGTTGATGGTACAGTAACCGTAAATGATGGCACAGCTAACTTGGGTAGAACTGATTCCATAATAATCCTCTCTTTTATTCTTTGTGATGGAAAAACATGGAAACTGTTACTTGAGCTATTTCCTCTGCCTCTCCGCTATATGATACTGGACTTACATTCATTGGAAAACAATCAACTAATTTCACCCCTTTCCTTTCCTTTCCATTTTGATCAAATCCTCTTATAATCATTTGACCTACTATTTCTTCATAATATCTAACATATCCATCATTTGTCAGAACAAAATCTAACCAATCCATGAAATATTGATATTCTGTTAGATCTACCGAACAATGGAAGGTCATATTTACCTCACCATAATTCACTCCTGTGGGAATATTCAAATGATGTCCTGCTCCCTCAAAGAATGGAGCGGTATCAACAGAAGCAGAAGGAAATTCTACACTTGAACAATTCATTCTAGTATTAACATCCGCATTACCTAATGGTGATGAGATAATCACACCATATTTATTAGGATTCAATAAACTTTTCTTTTTTATTATACTCATATACTGAGATATAGAATTCATTAGTATTGACTCCTGGAGTCTCGCCACACTGCTTTAGATGATGCTCCAACGAATTTAGCCGAAGGAAGTAATATAGCATGAGGCCATTTTTTAGGTCTTATAATATTTATTTTAGATTTTACATGATTACTCAAATATCTATGTATACATGGACGAAAATATTTATATTTTGATGCCGCATTCAAAATCTGATAACTCAATTTCAATTTTGTAGTTTGATCAAATTTCACATTATTTATTACTTCCATCAATCTACCCAAAAGGGTTGCTCTCAGAGCAGGTGGCAAATAATGTAAATTGATTCCCAACCAACCATCCTTATATATGTCAATAACTATTATCAATGGATATCTATCATAATAGTCCAGTGTTTTTTTATGTTTAGGATCATAAACGAAGAAAGCCATTTTACCAATATCAATTTGTCCATTTCTTTGGCGAAGATCTGAAGTTGTTCCACCTGGTTTATCGCCTAAAGATTTGAATTCTTCTTTGAACCATTTCCTGGCATCCCTAATTTCCTCAGATTTATATTTTTTGCTTTCTACACCGAAAGAGGTTTTCTTATTTTTTTGTGCCATAATATCTCCGCTTTAGTTTTCTAGGCGCTTTTTTCTTCACAGGTTTTTTTCTCTTTCCTAAAGGTTTTCTTTTCAAAGGGAGAATTATTTTTATACCTAATTTTTTCAATGTATGTTCTGTCCAGATCTGAAACTCACAATCTTTCTTTTCAGCATATTTTATAGCAGAAGACCATTTATCTCTATTACATCTAAATGTTATAATTGCTCTATACTTCTTTTGGACTATAGGATGATAATAAGCTTTTGAAGATTCATTCAAAACTCCAGCTAACTCTTCCATCTTTTTATTGAATTTAGGTGGTGCCACCGTCTCCTTATGTGGCTTGACTTCAATCATTATTTTCTTACCATCCGCAAACTCAACATAAAAATCAACAAAATATCTTCTATTCTTCATTTTGAGAGTATCAAAATATGGAACTACAACACATTCCGAAGACCACCGAACAACATTGGGATTCTTATCAAAAGCTTTACATACTGCCTTTTCCCATGTTGATCGTGTTATAATATTCCCTATATTAGGTCCACAATATTTAGCAGGATTTTTAGGAGCAAATTTTGATTTATATGCCAAGTGTATTGTCCTCTTGTGAAATGTTAATAAATAACTGTAATATAATAGTATTTATAACAAAGCTAAGGATATATAATAATGACAATAAATGTTTATACAGGTAAGGATACACTTCCTCATTGTATTTTGATACCAAGTGAGGGACAAGATATCATTATTCATATGCCTATTTCAATAAACAGCACTATGATGCCTCAATGGGCAGGAGCAGAATTGGGTTGGGTTGGAAACGAAATGAATAAAGCAAGTAATTCCAGCGAACAAGCCGAAGCAGACGCTTTGAAAAAGTTTGCCGCTTCAGGTATGGGAAGATTTGGAGCAAATATGAAAATTGCTGCTGCCAAAGGAGTTGGAGTAAATGAGGCAAGACAATTTATAAACAAATCTATATTGAATCCATTCAAAGAAATGTTATTCCAAGGAATTGATTTTAGATCATTCTCCCTGTCATGGAATCTAAAACCAAAAAGTAAAGAAGAAAGTGATGCTATTCAAAAAGCTGTACATCAAATTCAATTGAATTCTTTACCTTCTATTTTTGATGGAGGAACTGGTGGAACAATAAAATATCCTGGAACATGGGATATTTGTTTTGAACCTTCTGAAGATTTTCTACCAACATTCCTGAATAGTGTATGTGTAAATATATCTGTTGATTATGGCGGAGGGGAATTACAATTTCATGAAGGAAATGCTCCTGTTGAAGTTGCTATAACTCTAAATTTTCAAGAGACTGAAATTCTATCTAAAGAAACTTTAGATGCTGGACATTGGGGTTAAATAATGGATAATAAAATAACAAAAAGTTTTCCCAATAGAAATAAATTCTATTTTTACGGAGTTGAAAATATTGATTACAACTTTAGAGGAGATAGAGATAAAGATTATATTATCACAATAAAAAATATTCTCCATAGATTTGATTTCTTGAATAACGTAAAAAACTCTGTTGCTGGTTGGAATGAATGGATAATCAAAGATGGAGAAACTCCCGAATCTATTGCTAAGGATCTTTATAAAACTCCACATCTTTATTGGATTGTTATTGTATTGAATGATATCATTGATCCTTTATTCTCATGGCCTTTGACCGATACTCAATTATTTTATTATATAACTGAGATTTATGGTTCAGATAAAAGAGAAGATATTCATCATTATGAAGCTGATGAGGATGGCAATGTAAATGCTTATCCTGAAGGAACTATTGTAGATTCTTCCTATCCTTATAACATCTTATCTATATCCAATTATGAATATGAAAGACGTTTGAATGAATCAAAGAGAAATATAAAATTATTGAGACCAGAAGTTTTAGGATCAGTATTATATGAATTTTATTCTATCCAAAAAAGCAATTTTAGAAATGTGACGAGGAACATCTAATGGCCTGGAGTAACAAAAAAGAAGACAGAATACCAGGCGCTTATGAACTCCAAAGACTGCTTTATATTGGAATGTATGGTGAAGTTGATCTATCATTCATGTTTTCAGAAATAAACATATATGAAGATTTATTCAATAATTGTATTACAGGAAGTATTACACTAATTGATACCTATAATCTCATTTCCAACTTGCCTATAGTTGAAGGCGATATGGTAGAAATGTCTATGACTCTCAATATGGATGATATAGTAGCTAATGATGCTGACCAAAAAGGCGAGCTAGATCTTGTGATGGAAGTAATAAAAATAGCAGACAAAACGCTTATAGGAAAAGATCAATTAGCATATACATTGATGTTGAGTTCCTCCGGTTGGAGTGATAACACTTGTCAAAGAATTTCAAAATCTTTTTATATGAAACCTTATTCTGATATGGTTCAACAAATTTTTGATGAATCTTTTCAAACTGGAGGTATTCAAGGAAAACTTCCATTATGGCCGATTGAAGTAGAACCAACAGATGGAGAATATTGTACAGTTATTCCCTCCTGGCATCCTCTTCAATGTTTCAATTGGTTAGCTTCAAGATCCACAGATGGTAAAGATGTTGCTAATTGGAGATTTTATCAAGATATAGACAGTTATAGATTCAAATCAATAAACTCTTTGATGGCAGAACCAGAAAAGGGAGAACATTGGACACCTATTGTAAATATAACATCCGAAGGTCAAAAAGGAAATGTAGCTTTGAATCCTTTAGAACCTTATCTTACATTCCATAAAGTATCTTTCAAGGATTCTACTGATGTGTTGAGAAGTAACCTTAATGGTATGTTCGGTAATAATATGGTAGAATATAATCTATATGATAAAATGCACAAAGAATGGAAAGATGATATAGGAGATACAGCACCAAATTATCTAGCTGATAAAGATTTTGATTATATAGAAAATTTCAAAGCTTTAGAACATTGTGATGGTGGAGGAGAACCTGTAGTGGAATTAGGAGCAAATGATAAATTTGTATATGGTCCAGGTCAATCAAAAAAAACTTGCGTGATAAAGCATGAAACTATGTTTGATGGACAAAAAACATATGATCATGAAAAATGGATGAGACAAAGAACTTCACAGATGGAAGCTTTGAAATATATTGTATTGTCTGCTGATGGAATAGGAAATTTTGATAGAACTGTAGGAGATATGATATTATTAAATTTACATTCACCTCAATGGAATGCTGATTTTGATGCCAAAGAAGATTCTTTATATTCAGGTAGATATCTCATAACAGCATTGAGAAGAAGATTTACTCCTGATGTCCATAGTATGACTGTAGAATTAGTAAAAGATGATTGGAATAAAAAAGAAGTTGATCATATTTGGGAAGATTCTATTCTAAAAGAATCTTTATATCCTAGTGCTGGGGTTTATAATGGAAAGTGAAAAACAATTTATTGGTCAAGATGGTATGTTATGGTTCATAGGAACTGTTGAAGATATAAATGATCCTGAAATGCTTGGTAGAGTCAGAGTCCGAGTCATTGGAGTACATACTCAAAAGAAAAGTGATATACCAACTGAAGAATTGCCTTGGGCAATGCCTATTCAATCCTCTGATTCTGCTTCAATGAATGGAATCGGAAATTCTCCAACAGGATTAGTTCAAGGATCTGTTGTATTAGGGTTTTGGTTAGATTCTGCTGACATGCAACAACCAGCAATTTTAGGTTCATTGGGCGGTATTCCTATGGTATTACCTGATGGTGAGATAGGATTCAATGATCCAGATGAATGTTATCCTATTGAATCAAGATTAGAAGAACCTGATACAAGTAGATTAGCAAGAGGAGATAAACCTCATCCAGGTACAGATTGGAGAATTGATAATGTGAAAACAGGATTATCTACATGTAATGGATCATGGAGCGAACCAGAATCTCCTTATGCTACTGAATATCCTTGGAATCAAGTAAGAGAATTCAAATGGAATGAAGCTTGTGTTGGTAGAGATTGGGGACATTTTGAAGAATGGGATTCAACTCCGGATGCTGAACGTTATTGTAGGATGCATTACCCATCAAATAATTTTCTTGAGATTCATCCTGATGGAAAGGAAGTCCGTAAAATCACAGGAGACAATTTTGAATTAGATCTTGAGAATAAACATTTATATGTTGCTGGTGATTATAAAGTAACTGTTGATGGAGATAGAGATGAACATATAACAGGTGATTATTGTCTCCATGTTGAAGGTAATTATTCTCAATATATTGATGGACACAAATATGAGAAGATTGGTTCATATAAAAGTTGTCTTATATCTTCATTCAATTCTAGAGTTGTAAAAGGATATGATTCTTCATGGGTTGGTGGAGCTAAAACTTCTACAGTAATTGGAGCAGAAGTTATTTCCATTGGATCTACTCAAATGACTACAGTTATTGGACCCACAACAAAAAATTATCTTTCTACTCTTTTTATAAATGTAACTGGAATAACAACAAAAACACATATAGGTTCAGTTTTTGAAAATGTTGCCGGAAATCAAGAGAAAAGAGTTGCTGGAAATATTTTGAATATTGCGGCAGAAATAGATAATTCCTCAGCAGGAACCTCAATAATTCAAATGGAGATTATTGATGTTATTTCTGAATCAACTGATTTTACTGGAGATGTGTTTGTTGGTGGTATATTGATAGCTCCAAATAATATATTTGAAGCTCATGATTCTGGTGACCATCCAATGGACGTTTTAATTCCAATAATATAAATATTAGAGATAATTATGCCATATAATACTCCCATATACACAGCTAAATATATAGCAGATACTCCCACAAGAGAATATGCTGATTTTGATTTATCTTTCAAACCTCATCCTATAACCAATGATCTTGTTATGAAAAGGGATTTGGAATCTATCAAAGCGGCTGTAAAGAATATAATTTTCCTCGCATTCAATGAGAAACCTTTTCATCCAGAAATTGGATGTGGAGTATATCAAAGATTATTTGAAAATATGGAATTACCTGGGATGAAATTCCTTATCAAGAGGGATGTAAGGGAAGCAATAACTTCATATGAAAAAAGAGTAAAGGTAAATGATGTTATTATTACCACAGAAGAAGATGGTAATGGTATACATATTGAGGTCATTTTCACTCCATTGAATACTACAGATCCTGTCCGAATCACCCATTTCCTAAAAATATTGAGATAATATAATGACATTGAATACAAATAAAATAAGCGTTTCGGAATTAGATTATGATCTACTAAAAAATTCTCTGAAAGAATTTCTTAGGGGACAAAATGAATTTTTAGATTTTGATTTTGAAGGATCTTCCATGAATATTCTTCTTGATGTATTAGCTTATAATACCTCAATGAATGGATTGATGGCTAATATGACAGGAAATGAAATGTTCCTTGATTCTGCTGATATCCGAAGTTCTGTTGTTTCTCTTGCTAAACAAGTTGGATATTCTCCTAGATCTGTCCGATCAGCAAGAGCTTGGATAAATCTTTCTATTGATATCACTTCTTCTGGTCTTCCCCTAATAGATTATCCTGTAGAATTATATATGTCAGCAGGAACAAAATTTATTGGAACAGGAGATATCCAATTCAATACAATTGATGATAATATCATACCTCAAGTTTCTGAAGGTGTATATGAAATAGAAAACTTTGAAATCTCTGAAGGAACATGGGCTTCTTTCAAATATGTTTTTGATTCTTCTAATCCAGATCTAAAATTTATTATTCCTTCTCTAAATGCTGATATGTCTACTTTAGATGTTTATGTAGATAAAGGTACAGGTCAAGGTAATGAGGTCTTTACAGAAAGCCAAAATATAACAAAAATAAATTCCAATTCAAAGATTTATTTCCAACATGAAAGAGAAGATGGTAATTTTGAGTTGACTTTCGGAGATGGAATTTTAGGCGAATCCATTCCTGATGGATCCAATCTTACTTTATATTATATTATTTCTGCTCATAAAAGTGAAGCTAATGGGATTTCAAGTTTCTCCCCTAGCCAAACTATTGATATCGTTGGCAATACCCTTTATCAGACGATCACAACATCCATAGATTCTCTGAATGGAGCAGATAGAGAATCAACAGAAAGTGTTAGGACTAGAGCTCCACTAGCTTATGAAGCACAAAATAGAGCTGTTGTCACCTCAGACTATGAAACTTTGATGTATAGAGAATTTCCATTCATTGAAGCAATGAATGTTTGGGGAGGAGAACATAATGAGCCTCCAGTATATGGTAAAATATTTTTCTCAATAAAACCATATAATGGAAATTTTCTCTCTTATTCTTTGAAAGAACAAATAAAAACAGAACTTATTGAAAAGTATAATGTGATGCCTGTTATACCTGAAATTGTTGATCCGGAGTATCTTTATATTAGGATCATATCAGAAATATTTTATGATGCTAATGCTTCCTCTTCTTCAGAAGCGGATATAAAAAATCTTATTCAAGAAAATATAGATACATATTTTGAAAATACTGTACAAACTTTCAAAGCACCTTTCAAATTTTCACCAATGATTGCTATTATTGATGATAGTGAATTGAGTATTTCACATTCAAACACTGTTATTGAAATAGAAAAAATTGTTCTACCTACTATAGGATTAAGTGAAACACATATTTTCAGTTTCAATAATAAAGTAGAACCGTTATCAATTATTAGCACATATTATAATTATGGAACTGATGTAACAGATAACACTTTAGGATATATCAAAGATGATGGAGATGGAAATCTTGAGGTTTTCAATACTAAACTAAATACCAAAATCTATACTGTAGGCACAATTGAGTATGAAACTGGAAATGTAGAATTTACTATTTTACCAACAGGATTGCCAATAACTTTAGATATGAGACTATATGCTATTCCCGAATCATATACTATTGATTCTGGATATAATCAAATTATTTTGAAAGATGATTCTGGAAAAGATCTTACTATAGGAAAGAAACAAGGAATTATTATTAATATGAATCAAATCTCAACTTCTCTTTACAAATAAGATATGAAAAATAGAAAACTAATATCTCTCCTTATTGAAAACCAATTGCCTCAATTTATTAGGATGGAATATCCCAATTTTGTTGCCTTTGTCAAGTATTATTATGAACATTCTGAACAAGAAGGAGAAGCTTATCATTTTCTAGCCAATTTGAATCAATTCGGTGATATTGATAATACAACTTTAGAATTCTTGGATTTATTTGCCAACTCTTTTATGAAACATTTGAAACCTAAACAAAATGTGAATATTAGAACATTGATAAAACACGTTAGGGAATTTTATAAATCTAAAGGTACAGAAAATGCTTTGAGATTTTTATTCCGAGTAATGTATAATGAGGAAATGGAAATATATTATCCTTCTTATGATATGTTGCGAGCATCTGATGGTAAATGGACAAAACTGAAATCTATTCAATTTGAGAATTTTTATGGAGAAGATATAAAGAATAATATATCTTCTATTGTTACTGGTCAAACTTCTGGTGCTATAGGAATTATAGAAGAAATAACAACAGGAATATCAACAAGTGGAATAAATTGGTGTAAATTAGTTCTTGAACAGGTTGATCCAATATATCCTATAGAATTGTTTATAGTTGGTGAAGAAATAAATTTCACTTCTCTTGATGAAGTAAATGATTATTCAGGTATTATAGTAGATGCTGTTATTGATATTGAAATAACTTTACCTGGAAGTAATTATTTAACAGGAGCAAAAATATTATTTACTCCAACAACTGGAGAGGATGTAGAACTTTCTTTGGGAGCCCTAACAAAAGGAGGTATAGATTCCATTGAAGTTGTTGATGGTGGATTGAATTATAACATAAATGATAGAATAACATTTGAAAATAATGTTGGTAGAGGTGCTTTAGCTAGAGTAGAAACAATTGACGGATCTGGAACTATCCTAACTATAAAAGTTATCAATGAAGGATATGATTATAGTATTATTCCAAGATATACCATATCTTCAGTATTAGGATCCTCCGCTATATTGAATATTGTTGGATCAAATATTGGTGGAATGAAAACTATCAATATTATAAATTCTGGATATGGATTCAATGGAGCTACTGATAATCTAATATTTCCCTCTTCCTCAATATTGAAAGAAGAAACTGGTGTATTTGAATATGAAGAAGAAATTCAAGTATTGGGATCAAGAGTTGGAATAATAGCCCAAAGAGATATTGAAAAACATATTGCCATTATTTTATTAGACTCAGGACAATCATTAGTTGATTTAGATACTATTACTGGAGTAGATTCAGGTGCAACAGCAATAATCCATTCAATAAACACTACCGAAGGAAATGTTATATTAGGATCTTTATTCAATGAACAAGGAAAATATTTGAATACAGATGGTAAACTTTCTTCAGATAAATATATCCAAGATAGTTATTATTACCAAGTATATTCATATGTAATTGATAGTGCTGTACCTAAAACAGAATGGCAAGATTTAGTATATAATCTACATAATCCATCTGGAATGTTACCTTTTGAATTGACTGGATATTCTCTAACTAGACCAGCTGAATTGGGTGGATTGATCGGTCCTTTATTTTGTACAATTGAAACAAACAGATTTGATTGGGGATTTACTGAATTTGAAAATGGAGCAATATCAACATATGGAAATACTCAAATAAAAGATTTTCATACTCACCAGATTTATAGATATGGATATGTTGATATCCTTGATGATAACATCTATAGAACATCTGATGAAATAAATATTATCAATTCACTGAACTCCTTAGATGAATTGAATAAAATAGAGTCAAGTAATCAATGTGCTGGCTCTTCCATAAGGATAGTATAAGGTTTATATGTCTGCTAAAATAACTTCAAAAACCAGAGTACATTCAGCCTCAGCTTTTATTGATACAATAGACAACTCTGATGTATATTTTTGTGCTGGAAGAACAGATAGTTGGGATGATGAAGGTGCTCCAGATACCATTGGAGAAGGATCCGATGATGAAATAGAATTCAAAAGACAAACCGTTGCCTTAGTGAAATCTTCCATAGATGATTCATATTTAGGAATAAAAAGATATAATTGGTCCTCAAATAACATATACACCGAATGGAGATCAGATAAAGATATGGGACGATATTATAATTGGAAAGGAAATGAAGCTCCCACATATGTCATGGTATATGATTCCGATACTGTCCAATATAATATCTATCTTTGTGTTTCTAATAATAAAGGAAACATATCAACAGAGTCACCAACAGGACAATCAACATCAATAATAACTTATGCCGATAATTATAAATGGAAATTTCTATTCAATTTATCAACAGATTTAGTTACAGATTGGTTGACAGATATGTATATTCCTATTCCTTCTCCTGGAGATAAAACTCCAGAACATTTAGCTGTTGAATCTTCCACAATTTCAGGAGCAATATATTCCATTATAGTTGATAATGGAGGAACAGGATTCAATGATTCAGATATAATAGAAGTTATTGGCGATGGAATAGATTGTGAAGTCTCCTTGGTTGTTGATAATGGAACAATAACAGATATTATTATTACAAATTCAGGATCTGGATATACAAAAGCTTCTATAAAAATAACATCTATTGGAGGATCTGAAGAAGATATTCATATTGTTATTCCAACCCTTGGAGGTTGGGGAAAAGAAGTTAAATTTGATATAGGACCAAATTATGTGTTGATGAGAGCTGAATTCAATGACACATGTGGAGGAGTATTTCCAACTTCAGGAAATTATAGATCATTAGGAGTAATACATAATGTTCTTGATATTGAAGGAACTGTATTAGAAGATCCTATTGGATATTCTCTCCTGTGGGATATGACAGTTGATAGTTTGAATGGTATGTTTCAAATTGGATATCCAATTGAAGGATATACCTCTGGAGCAACTGCCTCTTCAACTTCTGGTCCATTTAGTGCGAGTGGATCAGGAGCTTTTACCTTATCAAATATGTTTGGAACATTTCAAGTAGGAGAAACGATTTTTCAGACTGTAGAAGAAACTACCGTAACTGCTGTAATATCAGGAGTATCCGCACCTCAAGCAAACTCCATAAGTATAGATACGTTATCTGGAAACTTACTTTATATGGAAAATATTCAACCAATATTCCGAAGTCCAGGACAAGCAGAATATTTCATACTCTCAATTGAATTCTAGGAATAACCAATGACAATAAATTTAAATAGATCTCCATACTTTGACGACTATGATAGTAATAAGAAATTTCATAGGATCCTTTTCAGACCTTCATTTGCGGTTCAAGCCAGAGAGTTGACACAACAACAAACAATACTCCAAGAACAATTGAAAAGATTTAGTGACCATATTTTCAAAAATGGTGCTATGGTCATACCCGGACAAGTTACATATGATACAACTTATAGATATGTAAAACTTGATACCCTTTATAATTCTATTGAAGTAGACCTATCCCAATTTTTAGGTTATGAAGTCATAGGAGAAACTTCAGGAGTCACAGGCGAGGTTGTAAATGCTTCCGATCTTGAAGATTCAGATCCTAAAACTCTTTATATCAAATTACTGAACTCTGGCAATGGAGGACATGAATCATTTCTTGATGGAGAAGATCTCCTAAGAGTTGATGATAACGCTTTCAAATGTAAAGTTATTGGATCTATAGGAAACCCAACTTATGTTTCCTCAGGTAAAAGTGCCTCCTCATCCATAGATAAAGGCGTTTATTATATTAACGGATTCTATGTCAATGTTGATACTCAAACAATAGTTATTAGCAAATACACAAATACACCTACAATAAAGGTTGGTCTTCGTCTTATTGAACAAATTATAGATGAAAATGATGATACATCTTTAGTAGATAATGCTCAAGGATCTTATAATTATGCGGCACCTGGAGCACATAGATATAAAATAGATCTGAAATTGGAATATATTGAAGATGGAGAGGAAATAGGAAATGATTTCATTGAACTTCAATCAATAGATAATGGAACTCTTATAAATGAAATTCGCACCTCAGAATATAATGAACTAGAGAAAACTTTTGCTAGAAGAACTTTTGATGAGTCTGGAGATTATACAGTTTCTCCTTTCAATCTAGTAACTAAAGAACATCTTCTTGATCCTGCCGATCCTTATTATGTTGATGGTAAATGGTTACTAGCAGATAATGGAGATGAAACTAAAATAGCCTTTGGTCTTGAACCAGGAAAAGCTTATGTTAGAGGTTTTGAAAGAAATAAATTAGCAACCTCTTGGATTGAATCCAATAAAGCAAGAACTACAGACACCAATAACAATTCTGTAATCAATTTCAATATTGGTCAATATATCTATGTGAAAGATGTTTTCAAAGTTTCAGAATTGAACAAATATTCAACTCTATCCTTGAGAGATACCATATCAACTGCTGGTAATATAGCAGGAGCAATTATTGGAACTTGTAGAGGTAGAGCTATCCAACTAGTTGATAAAACTAATAATGATGGAACTGTTCCCGAATATGTTTACAGACTATACATATTTGATGTCTCCTTGAACGAAGGCTCTTCTTGGAGCGACGTTCTTTGGATAAGTGACTCAACAGACGCAGGACAATTCACTTGTGATCCTACAGTAGGCGATAATTATATTGATGATTCATTGATGATTCATGAGCCAGCTAATAAAGAATCTGTATTTCTTCTTCCAGACAATTTCATATCTACATTGAAACCTGAAGGAATAAATGATACAACATATACAGTAACAAAAACTTTTGATGGTCCTTCTGTTCTTGGAGATGAAATAACCTTACCCGCTGGATCAAATGCTGTATTTGATACTTTCAATGGACTAAATTATATTGTTTATAATATGGATGCGGCCACTACAGATTTAGCATTTATTGAAATCGCTGTAGATGATGTGGTAGGAGCAGGTACAGGGACAGTCACTATTGATTGTTCAACTGATGGACTAGATGGATCTACTAATGTAAGAGTTGTTGCTCCTGTTATCAAACAAATTTCAAGTGAAAGAACAAAAACAATAGTTACAATACAAAGTGTTATAACATATCCAAACACAATTCAAGGATTATCAGATTCTTTAGATAGAGCTGATGGTATAAAAATAAATGCTATCTATATGTCCGATAGTTTTGGAACTCCAGCTATTAATACAGATATTGATATCTCCGATAGATATATTTTTGATAATGGACAAAGGGATGCTGTTTATGATCTTGCTAATATATCATTATCTCCTGGTGAGATTTCTCCAAAAGGAGATTTATTAGTTGATTGGAATTATTATAATCATAGCGCAGGAGATTTCTGTTCTGTTGATTCTTATCCTATATCTGGAGCTGTAGGAGAAGATTATAAAGATATTCCAGTATTTTATTCTTCTGATGGAGTTTATCCCCTTAGAGATTGTATTGATTTTCGTCCAGTTATTGATTCTACAGGACTAGATTTTGATGGTGTTGGTGGCGTTTATGGAGAACTTCCTGTACCAAAATCCAATATTAGATCTGATTATGAATATTACTTGGATAGAATAGATAAATTGTATATTGATTATGCCGGACAATTTCATATTATAGAAGGTAATCCTTCTCCTTTTCCTACACCACCTAAATCTCCTAATGATGGAATGGTTTTGTATGAAATTTATATGACTGGATATACATCTTCTGTGAAATCCGTTTCTCCAGTATTCCAAGATAATAAACGTTATACTATGAGAGATATTGGAAATCTTGAAACAAGAATTTATGATCTTGAGTATTACACATCTTTGAGTCTTTTAGAAAGAGAAACCGCTCAAATGACAATCAAAGATGATGCTGGTCTGGATAGATTCAAGAATGGTTTTATTGTTGAACCTTTCTCTTCCCATTCTATTGGAGAAGCAGGACATAAAGATTATATTTGTTCTATTGATCCTGGTGCGGGAATTATGCGTCCAGCGTTCTCTTCAGACTCAATTTCTCTTGAATTTGATTCCACAAACTCTATAGATGTAACTAAAACAGGAGCTTTGATTACTTTACCTTATACAAGTGTAAATGTTATTACTCAAAATTTAGCCTCTACTCATGAAAATGTGAATCCATTTGCTGTTAGAGTTTATGATGGTATGATTACTTTCAATCCAGATTCCGATGATTGGTATGATACAACAAAAAATGGAGAATTGATAGTAAATAATGATGCCCATTATGAAGCTCTTTCTTTTATTGCTGATAATGGTAAAGGACTCAATGGAGTTGAGTGGGATGCATGGGAAACTCTTTGGTCCTCTTCTTCCAGTAGTTCCTCTTCTTCTCTTGTTAGTAGACGAGATACTGGAATTTCTCATGACGAAGGTTGGTTACAAAGCTCCACTTCAACAATAACAACCACAACTACAGCACAAGAAAGAACTGGAACAGATACAACACATTCAACATCTACTGTAAATGTTCCCATGGGAGATAGAACTGTAGGAATAAATTATATTCCATATATGAGAACTATTCCTGTCCTTGTGAAAGTTGAGAATATGAAACCAACTACTCAAGTATATCCTTTCTTTGATGATATTGATGTTATTGATTATTGTATTCCTTCAATAAAGGTTCTTGTAGAAAATAAATCTGGAACTTTTGATTATAGATCTTACAAAGAAGAATTGATAACAACTGATGTGGCTTATTCTGCTTCAGGAACAGAAAAAAGGGATTTCCCTCTTGATGTTCCATTAGCAACTATTGTTTTGAATTCTGATAATGAAATCTATATGGTAAACTGGAATGGATTAGGATTTACCGATGTTGATACAATATATGGAGTAACTTCTGGAGTGACAGCCGAAATAACTACCTCTGCGGCTTTTACTGTTCCTGGTGAGGAGTTATGGTTAGATGATAAAGGTAGGATTGCTCTTATTTTCAATATACCTAATGATGATGTGTTGAAATTCAGAACTGGAGAAAGAGAATTTATTCTTTCAGATCAAGTCAATAATACTGAATCAAATCAAACTGGTGCCAACGGATTATTCAAATCTCAAGGTTCTATGTTACAACAAGAAGGGACTGTATTATCAACAAAAACTATTAGATTCAATCAAGAACCCCTGTCTCAAAACAGAACCCTTGTCTCTACATCCTCAAGTAGTTCTGCTGGTGATTGGTTTGATCCTCTTGCTCAAACTTTCTTGATTGAAGAATATGGTGGATGTTTTATTACTAAATGTGATATCTTTTTTCAACAAAAAGCTACTTCTCTTCCTGTACAATTTCAAATCAGGGAAGTTGTAAATGGATATCCCGGACAAATAATTTTACCTTATTCTGAAGTAACAATATATCCAGAAAATATTACTATTTCTGCTGATGCTTCTGAACCAACTTCTTTTGAAATGTCCTCTCCTGTTTATCTCCAACAAGGTGTTGAATATTGCTTTGTTGTTATGTCAGATTCTTTTGATTATAATGTTTGGGTTGGAGAATTAGGACAAGTAGATGTTACTAATGGAGATATGATTTCAAAACAACCTTATAATGGAGTTTTATTCAAATCTCAAAATGCCTCTACTTGGACAGCAAATCAACAACAAGATATGAAGTTTACTTTATATAAAGCTAAATTTGAAGTTGAAACATTTGAAGGTTCTGGAATTCCCCTTATCGGACAAACTTTATTAGTAAATGAAGATGTTCCAGATGATCTTCTTCTTTTGAATCCAATTGAAACATTTATTAATTCTCAAACAATAAGAATAAATCACTTTGCTCATGGAATGAGTGAAGGATCAACTGTAGATATCCAAGGTCTAGTTGACCTAACAACTTATAATAATATTCTCGGATCAGATATCAATGGAGAAAGAATAATCTCCAATGTTGAATATGACTCATATACTGTTATTACTAGTGGAGTAAACTTAGCAACAGATTCAGGTAAAACTGGCGGAAATACCGTAACAGCTTCTAGAAATATTCAATTAGATGTTGTTAGACCTAATATTGCCGAACTTATATTACCAGGCACTAATAATATTTGGTGTTTGAAACCAACTACAGGAAAATCAATAAATGGAACTCAAACTCCATATAATGTATATTCTTCATATTATGGCGTGAATGTTGTTGAAAATAATAATATGATTGTTCCGATGGTTGTAGCTTCTCCCGAAAACGAAATTGTTGAAGCAACAGGAAAAACTCTTACTATGAAATCCCTAATGACTTCTGATAATAGAAATTTATCTCCTGTTATTGATACAAATAGAATATCTTGTATTGGAATTGCTAATAGAATTGATAGTCCTGTTTTAGATACCGAAAGTTCTGTTGATAATCTAACAACAACAAATACTCTAAGTGATGTTGTGGTATCCCATACCGCTCATGGAATCGCTTCAGGTGCTTCAATAAATGTAACAGCGTTAGCAGATATAGGAGGAATATTAGCAAATGAATTATCAGGAACTTTTATTATCAATAGAATAAATGATAATTCTTATTCCTACACTTCTAATGGAACAGCAACATCAACAATATCAGGAGATGGAAGTATAGTTTATTCCACTTCTCATTATAAATATTTACCAGAATCAGAAAATGTTGGTTGTGCTTCTTCTGCTAGATATATAACAAAGAAAATTGGTCTAGAAGATCCTGCCATTGGAGCAAGAATAATTCTATCTGCTGTTATTATGGATAGATCTGAAATTGAAATTTGGTATAGAAAACAAGGTCCCTATGATACAGGATTATTTGAAGATATTCCATGGACTTTAGTTGATGCTCCTGATGTGTTTGTTCCTCTATCTGAATCAGCAACAGATTGTAGAGAATATGAATATTCATTAGAATTTACTGAAGCGGAAGAATTTACTGGCATTGCTTTGAAACTTGTAATGAAATCTATTGATTCAACTAGAATTCCAACATTCAATGACCTGAGAGTTATTTGTTTAGGATCATAATATGAATACTTTTGTAAAGAGTTCCAATGGAGTTGTTATAAATAACAATAAGAATGGTTATAGAGAAGCAAGAAAAATTCGTGAAAATAAACTAAAAAATAAAGAAAGAATTGATTCTATGGATGATAGGATTATGTCCATAGAATCTACATTGAACGAAATTCTTTCATTGCTCAAAGATAAATAATTATGGCAATAATAAATACATTACCTACAGATATTTTTGATCAATGGAGATCAAAAACCAATGAAGTTGCGTTGTTCCAAGGAGATCTAGTCCTAATAACAACTACCGATAAAACGGATTTAGTTTCTGCTATCAATGAATTAGATATTGAAATTGGAAATATTTCCAACCTGACTTCAACAGTAACAACAGATATTACCTTAGCAATAAATAGTGTAAAATCAGAGGTTGATTCTAATCTTTCCGATATTGGAGATATATCTTCCCTAAATACTGATGATAAAACAAATCTGGTTTTATCTCTAAATGAAGTTGATTCAAATGTCAATTCCAATCTTGTTGATATTGGAGATATTTCAGGACTAACTCCTGATGCCGACACTAATTTAGTTGTTGCTATAAATGAAGTAGATTTACATACCGACGATAACACATCAAATATAGGAACTTTAGAAGATCTGACAACAACTAACAAATCGGATTTAGTTGTTTCTATAAATGAAGTAGATTTACATACCGACGATAACACATCAAATATAGGAACTTTAGAAGATCTGACAACAACTAACAAATCGGATTTAGTTGTTTCTATAAATGAAGTAGATTTACATACTGATACCAATATAACTAATATTGGAACTATCGGAGATCTGACAACAACAGCAACAAATTTAGTTGATGCTGTAAATGAACTAAACTCTGTTGCCTCTCCTGAAGAATCATCCATAATATATGCTATAGCTTTAGGATAAAATAAAAGGATAAAAAATGGCTAGTGAATTTATAAATGTAACAGAAAGAGGAATCGTAGCAGAAACTACCGTATATGGTCCTGTTGCCGCATCAACATCCGCAGTTGTTATTGGATCTACAATAGCCAATACATCTGGCGAAACAGTAAGTGTAACCGTAAGATTGAATGATACTGTAAATAATACATATCTCGTTCCTTCTGGCACACCTATTGAAGTAGGATCATCCCTAGTATTTTCTGGCGGAGATCAAAAAATAGTATTGACTACAGGAGATTCCATCAAAGTGGATTGTGAAACCGCTGGCGGAACTGTAGATGTAATGCTTTCTATTCTTGAACTAACATAAAGGAAATTCTATGTCAGGATATATTGGAGTTACTCCAAAATCTGGTATTTTTCAAAAACTTGATGATATCTCACCTTCTTTCAATGGAAGTATCCAATCTTTCCAATGTTATGTTGGTGCTGTTTTTGTAAATTTAGGTAAACCAGAAAACCTTATCGTTTCTCTAAATGGCGTTATTCAAGAACCAAGAACAGATTATAATGTTTCTTTTGATGCTATTATATTTTCTGTTGCTCCTATAGCTGATGATAATTGTTTTATTATTATGTTAGGTGATGTTGGAAATGTTGATGTTGATCCAACTGCTAATATAGTTTGGGAATCAACAAGTATTTCTATTCCTGCTGTTGCTGGATATGGATATATTGCTGATACTTCTGCTACCTCCTTGACATTGACATTACCAGATTCTCCTGTAATTGGCGATACAATTATGATTGGAGATCTTGCCGGAACATTCAATGAATATAATTGTATTGTTGGAGCTAATGGCAAGAATATAATGGGTTCCTCAGAGAATCTTGAATTAGACCAAGATGATATCTATATTACTTTGGTTTATACTGGAGACGCAACTCAAGGTTGGAAGAAGACCAGTCCAATTATCCACGACAATAAGCTCTATCCACTCCCAGGAAATACATACGTTACTGGTGATATGTATGGACTTGAGTACAGCTATACGTCAGCTAATAGTATCACGGTTGACGCAGGTATCTGCTATGACAGCTTGAACACTACGTTGCTCACTGGATCAGCTTCTCAAGTGGTAACGATTGGCACTGAAATTAATGAGATCTACAACCTCTTCCTTTGTGACGATGGATTAGTTAAGACTGATACTAATGTTGAAGGTACTACGTTGCTTGCTGGTAGTGTTACAGCTTTGAGATGGATTGGGTTTGTTCTTACTGATAGTGCTG